TGCATTTTCAAGATTTGCATTTTCAAGATTGATTTGTTTGCCGCCGACTTCACCAGTTAACCACATTAAATGTAGTTTTAACATTTCCTTTAACTCATCATTTGTAAATTGCATATTATTACCTTCCTTCAGTAACCCCATTTCCAAAAAAATAATTCTTCTTTATTGTTTCTGCAATTGTTTTTAACCATCCTAACTCAAACCCCATCTGTTTATCAATTTCTTCAAATGATTTAAAATTAAGATATAACAGCATAACTTATATTTCTATTTCATTCACAAAGATCAGCATCTTTTATTAAAGGTTTATGGGTGGATGGCAAGCAATCTCACCATCCAGCGCCCTCGGAGAACGCCTTTACCCATAATTAATTAGATCAAATTGTTTAATTCTTTCTTTTGTTCTTCTTTTGCCTCATTGCCAGTTGGAACTTCTCTGTCTTTAATTGGCAACGGCTTTAAAGCTCCTGATTTAATTCCAAGTTCCTGCAATGTTACAAGCTGGCCTTTGACTGCGATTTCCATTTTTCTTTTCTCGAAGTTTTTAAGAACATCGTATGCCTCTTCAATTGTATCGAAATTGTATTTAACTGCTCTCATTGGAATAGCTGGCGGAATTTCAGTTCTTGGAACCTTAAGATTGTATGTTTTATTGATAGTTGCGTCAAAGTGATATTTCATTTGTTTATTTGAAAGAGAAGTCTTTTCAACGTCAGTATCTTTCAGTTTGGCATTTGGTTGATAGTCAATTTTGAATTTAACATTCCAGTCTTCACATGATACTTTGATGCGGCAAAGTGGAATTAAAGCGTCTAGAAATTTATTAAAAGTAATAGGTTTTCCTTCTTTTACCATATGTTCAGTAAAGCAAGCAGCCGCTTCAACATTTTCTTCGTTAAAAGTTTTGATGCCGGCAGAAAGAAGTTTGCCTTTAATTGTATTAACTGTGTCCTCGTGCAAGAATGTAACGGTAGCGATTACTGGATAGATTTTAAAGTTTTTGTTCATTGTAAACTCTCCTTTTTTACCCATATAGGGTTGCATCAGAAATTACTGTCTGACTCAGTTATTTTTAATATATTCTTCTATTGGAATTGCATCTTTATCAAATCCATATCTTATAGAAAAATATATATTATAAACTCCATTTTTCCATAGTATATCTTCATTTATTTTTGTTAGAATTGCTAAAAACTCATTGCTGTCATAAACGCTTCTATCATCAATTAATATAAATATTTCATTCTTAAATGTTTTCTCAACATATATTTGTATATTTGGAAAATGATGATTAAGCCGATTTTTTATTATTTTTATTGCTGCAAGTTCTTCCATTTTTACCTCGCAATCCATAAGGAATATTATCTAACATTAAAATTTCTATATTTCTTTTTGTTGCAACATTTACCGCTTCATCATACGAATTGCATCTGAAAATATTCTTTATGACTTCTTTTGGGTCGTTTAGCTTCATCCTATTGTCATTAGAAAATAAAATCTCTCCTTCCTCGTTTAATATTTTTCTTGCCAAATTTGCATCCATTATATTCCAGTCAACAAACATCGGAATCTTACATTTTGGAGCTAAAGATATTAATATTGCTGACTGATAACTGTCTGAATATTTTTCTATTTCATCTATATCATTTTCTATAATTTTTATTTTTATGCTATTAGTCATTTGTAACTTTGCTTTATAGTCCATCAGCATCGCTACAACTCGCCATTCTGTGATTCTAAAATTAAACCATCCATCTATTAATTTCATTTCGCAATCAACAATATAATCTCCCGGATGTAATAATATCAAACAATGCTCTCCGTTGACTGTTCTTGACTTAGATGCGCAAACAAATGGCATTGGCCTCTTATTGCTGTTTGTGATTATTCTTGAATATCCAGATGACAAATCTTCTAATGCTCCACCCATTTCCCATATTGCTGGATATCCTCGTTCAGTGCAAGAAATTTCTATAACTTTTTCTGTTTCCATTTTATTTATTCCTTTCGTATTTCATATTCTCTAATTCATCCCATGTTTCAGGAATGTTTGATTCTATTTCAAATGCAATATCTGCTTGTTCTTTACTATCATTGTCGAAGTAAACTACAACCTCAAAATATGGCCCAAAATCATGTTGAAATTGTTTTACCCAAAAATACACTCCAGAATCTTTAAGGTATTCAAAGTAATTATCTAACCCATCCCTAAACCTCTGGCACTCTTCTCTCATTTCATTTAAATATGGAACATCTTTATCAACACTAACACATTTCTCATTTATTGGACTGTTTCCAATACATATGAAATCTTTCATTTCGTCCTCCATTTTTATTTCCCTAAAATATGTATAATTTTTGAAATAAACCACCCAATTAATAAAGGAGCAAATAGTGCCACAAAAAGCATACATACCGATGGATTTTCTAACATTATAAGATATAGCTTTGCAGCAATTATAAATATAATTCCATATGTATAATAGAATATCAGTTTTATTGTTAGTTTTAAAATTTCTTTATTAAAGCTTATATTCTCATCATCATAAATAAGGTCATAGGCAAGTCTATCACTTTTTTCTTTTATAAGTCTTTCTTGTTCTTTTGAAATTTTAAATTCATATTTCATATCTCCTCCATTTTTATCCATCAGGATATAGCGTAAAAATCATTTCTATGGCGTTTAAAGGCAGGTTAAGATAATTTTAGTATATTTAATCATTAAATAGATTTAAGTCGAACATGTAACTTTTTTCGTTAAATGCTTTATTTAAAAAATCTCTAAATAAACTCAGACTATCTTTTTCATTTTCTGGAATATCTATTGATTCACCATTAACAAAACTTTCGTCTATAGTTTCTTTATGGAAGAATATTTTATCACCAGCTATACATACATGAGTACGATATGCCGAACCTGTATACCATTTGCATAATCCATCACTTGCACACTTCTCTCCATTCACAGGTCTTCCATCATAATATCCATTTGCTTTTAGAAAAAATGTTATTTCGCATGGCAATCCTAAACCATTTAATTTATCAAATAGTTTCATTTATTTCTCCTTTTATTAAACTTTTCTGCTGAAAGATGGCTTACTTTAAAGCAGTATTTATTTTCATCATAAATTATCGGCCTGATTTTGTTTTCTGGAATTATTTTGGTTATATCATACTTTTCTGAGTTCTTTTTTGTAAGAGCGTAGCAATTCATTGAGCATCCAGTTGGAACGTCATGGCCAGATGATACAATTTTAAGCAGTTTATTTTTATCAGTAGCATATATAGTTGTTGACTCAAAATGATTTCCATCAATAATAATTCTTTTTAATTTGTCTAAGCTATCTGCTATTGTTATTCCGCCTCTACCACGCCAGTCGATGTTTGATGCTTCGATGACAATTATAAATCCTTTCTTAAATATACTTTCAAAAAGTGAATCTAAATCCTGTTCAAAGATATAATAGTCATTATCATCTAACATATAATCATTAGAATTTAAAATCTCTTTCATGATATTAGTTCCTCCAATGTTTCATAGGTTTGTAAAGATGTCGTTCAATTGTATCGAAACTTGAATAATATATCATTTCCGCTGTTTCAAATTTATTCCAGTCTTCATTTAGAAACGCAAGATTAAGTTCCGGTGTTATTTTAACTCTTATTGGATAATTATCTTTCTCATGTTTGAGATAGAAATATTTATTTTTCTTTTCGATGTGATTAATCCGATTCTCAAATAAATGAGGTCGTTCAATTATTTTCGTCATTGTTGCCACCAAACTTTTCCATCCATATTTTTATAAAACTATGAACTATTCCATGAATTGCACAACAATGTTCTATCATATTTAAAACTTGACCGATTATATATCTTGCATAACTATCAGAGTTTGTATATATAGAAGTATCACGAACGAAATCGTTTTCTTTAAACCCTTTGTCTTTTAATATTTCTGATATTCTTAATATATACCCATTGTCTATTCCTATAAAGTCTGTTGCGTCAATTGCTTCATCGATTGCCATTAATATTTCTTTATTTGTAGTTAATGTCGGCAATTTATTAACACATTCAAAAAGTCTATTATTGTATTCATGAACTTGTTTATTATGCTTTATTTGCTCTTCTTTGTATTCGTCTGATTCTAAATACTTTCTATTATTTTCTTCCATCTTTTGACGAAAATAAGAAACTAAATTTTTCAATACAGTGTCTTTTGTTGCCTCTAATCTTATTCCATTAAAATCGCCAACGATCTTTGCATCTTTCTTTTTTGCTATATCTATCATCCTTTCGCAATATTTATTTATATGCATCCCAAGTGTATCATGGCAATAATCGTCTATGTTTATTTCTATCATATTTCCTCCATTTCTGCATGGTTACTAAGTATTTCAAGAGCCTCATAAGCACTATTAACACATTTATTAAAGTTGCATTTTTCATACCCTTTATCGGTAATTCTTAAGAATGTTGCTCCATATATCGTATCTTGGAATATTCCTTTACCTATCGATATTTCAAGAAGTAAATTACCTTTCTTGTGATATGAAACAACTTCTGGTGTCATAAAATTAGTTTGTCCATTATAGACTTTTTCAAATATGGCTTTTATTTGTTCATTTGTCATTGTATTTCCTCCAATTCAGACATAAGGACAAGGTATCCAAGTCCTCCGATTTTTCCATATAAGATACATTGATCGTCCATCGATTCCAATGTTACCTCCTTAGCTCTATTTCTGTTTTTTTCATTGTTGATGTAGTTGACAATCCTTTGAGAAAACATGACGGCAGCGATGTTACCATTTTTTGCGGAAAAAAACGCTCTTTCTGCACTGACGTTGAGCCATTTATCTTCGATGGTTATTATCTGACCATTAAGTCCTCTATAATTATCATGAAATTTAACTTTGTAATTTGTGTTTTTCTTAAATTCTGTTGTCATTTTACGCCACCTTACTTTCTAACAAATTTTTAGGAATCATTACGCAATCTGGAGTTGCATAAATTCTCAGGCCTAAGTCTTTTCCACAGAATATCACATGTTCAACAAGAATTTGGTTCTTATTTGCAATCCAATGAGGATCTTCTTTGTGTTGGTTTATTGGATGCGAGTTCTGAAATGACTCCGATGTTGCCTGAATGTCTGCACTTTCTCCGAGTATCTTAAATGAGCTTCTGGAGCCGCCAGACCAATATGAAATAATTGAATGTTTCTCGTTGGCCTCTGTAAAACGAATATATATTGTTCTACCTTTGTAGTTTGGAAATGATTTGTTGATTATAAATTCCGAGTCTTTACGGCTTAATTTTATCTTCTCCATCTTTATCAATCCTTTCAAACTCTTCTTTTAATTTTTCATATAATTTCTCTTTAAAACTTCTTGGGAAAGGAATATTTTCTATATAGATATCTTCAGCTTTCATATTAATCATATAATCTGCTATATTCGATAAACATATTTTAGCAAAAGTAGGCTCGCTTCCATTTATGTTTACTTGAACATTTGATACAATGCTTGATATATCAACTCCATCAACGATTACTTTCTTTCTAAAAAATGGGCCAGTATTATCAAGCTCTTGTGTTATTTCAACATTCATATTTATTCTCCTTTACAAATTTCTTCAAGTTGTTTTAAGATATCATGAGCATCTACAAAACAACGGTTGTTTTCGTCAAACGTTTCACAATTCATTACGTCATCATCATCAAAATGGGCATAATCGCATCCAAAAACTTTATTTGTGCCATCCATTTTAAGATATGTTGCCTCACCGTGAAAATATATCAGGCTAAAGTCGTCATAGTTATCTGGAAGTTTTTCAAAGCCAGGGAATGATGGTTTAAAGCGAATATAAAGATTCCATATATTGCTTTTATGACCAAGTATTTTTTCTATTTCCTCTCTTCTTTCGTGACTATCTGGATTCCAATGTTTTACAATTACATCGAAATTTTTTCTATTTACAACAAATGTCTCAACTGGGCGTTTCATTTTAAAAAAATTGTCTATTTTGTTTTTAAATCTATTTTTCATAATTCCTCCGCTTAAAGTCCGAAGACTATGCATATTTTTCTTTATATTGGTTATAAAAGTATTCCGGTCCATATTGTATTTCTGCCTCATTACAGATATAAATCAATCCGGGAGTTGTTTTAATGCTTTCTTGCCCTATAAATTCAATCATTCCATTGTCATTAATTACTGGAATGTAGTTAAAATTTCTCATATAAATCACTCCTTTATTATTTGGGGAATGCCGTTTCAGCTCCATCGTATTCTTCTATAAAATATCCGCTACCATAATTTGGTATTTCAACAATCTCAATATTTGCAAAGTCATCACTTGCTGATTCTCCGAGTTTTTCAATAACCTGTATAAGTCTTGGGTCACTTCTATCAACCTCATCCTCATTGCCATTTCTATTATTATCCATATTTAAACCTAATTCTTTAAGCTCTTCTAAAGCTAAATTAGATAATCCAAATCCGCCGTAGCAATTATTGATGGCAATTTTTTGTGTTATTCCTCTTTTGTTGACTTCTTTTTTAAGTTCAGGAATCAATTTTAGAATTTCTTCATCTGATAGGTTTTCAATATTTATCATAATCTTCTCCTTTATTTTTGTGGAAATTTTACAGAAATATCATAATAATCTGACACCTCATTGTCTTTTAGATATGATGGGAATATATATAAGCTATTTCTAATGCCTCGTATTATTGGATTATCGAATTCTATTTGTTTTCTAAACTTATTATATTTACCATTAGGAATAATAAACTTATACCATTTTGTTTCTTTTGTTTCTGATAGCCACGCCAGACAGTCTATAACACGAAAACCATCATATTGTTCAAAATTAGTATTTTGGTATAGTTTTTTTAATTTTATCATTTCATTATCTCTTTCTTGTATAAAAATAGCAATCTTCAAGAATTTTGATGTCATTAATATGTTTATCAAAATCACAGTCAATGAAATCACATGAAATTATTTTATCATAACAAAACTTTGCCTGATACATATGGCAATCTTCAAAAGTATTTCCAACCATACTTCTTCCAAATCCAAAAAATGCTGACCAATTCATATTGCAATCTTTAAATTTACAGTTTATTAAAGCACCGGTAAAACAAACATGTAATAAATTGCAATTAATAAATTGAACATTTCTCATATCTCCGGTTATTGAAAACTCTATATAATTATCAAAATTACAGTTAATAAATATAGTGTCCGAAATGATAGGACTCTTTAACTCTTTTATATCTGCGAATATACAAAAATTAACACCTCTTACAACTTGCCATGATAAATCCATTCTATAATCAGGTTTTCTATCTCCATTTTGCCATTTATTGTGAAACTTTATCATATCTTCAATCTCTTCGGTCGACAAAGATATAAAACTTGAATGGTGTCTTGAAATATATTTTTTTGCATTTAATATTTTAAACATCTTATTTACAATTTTTACTACAATATTTTTAATTTTATCTTGCATTTCTATCTGCATTAAGGTTTTAATTATATATGCGATAATAAATGGATGTATGAAAAATACAAAAACTATAAATATAGTTATTATATTTTGTAAAAAATCAAATATCTCATTCATTGTTCCTCCCATTTATTTAATTCAAGACAATCAATCCATATACGAACAAAACGGCCTTCACAGCCATTACTGTAGTTAAATGCACTACCATTGTGTGTTAATTTATAAGATATTCTACGGTCTATACATTCAGAATAGAATAAAGCAATAGCGTCACTTTTAGTAAGACATGGAGCAATCTTTTTATTATCTCCATGTATACAATTGACAATATATATTCTCTTGTTGTTAAATTTGTCAGACGTATCAAATAAATAATCTGAAATGGTCTGTCCATATTCTGAGCATATCCATTTATCAAAATCGTCAAGAGATATAGACGCCTGTCTAATAAGATCGTCGCTATCTCCAATAAAACTATATATAATTTGATAAATATTTATCTCTAATTCGCTTTTTAATACAGTTTCTGGTTTAGTTATAATTTTAATTATGTCATCGCCTTCAATTTCAATACTTGTCCTTTTGTATTTTTTACAAGGAGATATAATAGAATCTCCAAGAAAACTTTTAATTTTTATTTTTTTTATTGTATAAAGCCCCATATTCCCTCCAATTTATAGTCTTCCGACTTTAAAGACAGATATAAAACTCTTCCGTATCTGTCCATTTCTGTGGTAGATTTTCAGACATAATTGTAGCGCATTGAACCTGTACTTCGTCAGTTTCGTCATAAACGACAACAATATTTAGGAATGGCCGAGTATCGTTTCCAAAACATTTAACTTCAAGTTTTACCTTATTATTTTCTTTTAGCATATCTGAGAACCTTTTTTTTAGTAGAGTAAGATATCGATATGCTTGTTCGTTCATAGCAGGAATGTAATCTAATGTTGGTCCTATAGGTTCAATAGATTCTTCATTTTCAGGGCATAGTCCTAATTCAATATACTTCATTGCTTCACCTCTTTTCTATATTTTATTTTTTTTGCATCTATCAGACCGTATAGACTTCCATGCGTCAAATGACACTTGATATTTTAGCATTTGCGATCTTGATATTTCCATGTAAATGTTAGCTTCTTCTATTTGTTGTATTTCTTCGTCTGAAGCATTAAATATTTCAAGACGATTAAATCCTCTTTCCAAAATTGGAATCTGGCCATTTGCAAAGCCATCTTTTGGATAAAGTTTTCCATCTACTTCCTCAAGCTCCTGTATTTCATAATCTTGTGCCATTTCAGAATAAACTAAGTATTTCTTTATCATATGTCCTCCTATTTTGTTATCTCAAACGCTCTTGCAAATGAGATATTTATTTGACCTATTTGAAAGCCAGTCTGAGTGCGACAAACTGCCATTCTAAACTTCTCAGACAATCTTGTTGCAATTCTGTCCTCGGTATTTTTAAGTATCGTGATGATGGATAAGTCATCATGTTCTTCTATATTCATAACCATATTACTTCCTCCTAAATAATTATAACGCCCACAAAGCGCTCAGTCTTTTAACGATAGATTTTGGCATCGGTTTACCAACTTGAATAAGTCTTTCCTGAATATGAGGACGAAAATATACCTTCTTGATTTGCTCAGTCGCCATATTTTTATCGCCATTATTAAACTTTCTGACGATAGACTTAATAACCCTCGTTTCTTCATCAAAAGAAATAAGGAAGTGAATTTGGTTTAGCGACAGGTTCATCCTTGAAGCATGGTCATAGAATTTCAGCAGTTCTTCTTTTTCTGAAAAGTTGTAATTATATCGGTCTGAGTTTATCCAGCCGGCCTGGTTTAAAACAATTACTCTCATAAAATCCTCCGTTTATACTCGCGTCAGTCTGACGGTAGAGTTAATTTAAAATAAAAAACCACACCTCGCATTTTCGTTGAGATGTGGCTACAAAATCTTTCGCAACGCGTCTTTCATCGTTACTGCCGTTCCACCTGGGCGACAAGGGAATAAATTGATGTTATCTCAATGGCCTTGTCGGTGTGCCATTTGTTTCAGAATGGCATGTTGAGTTTAATCTCATTACGGAGCCAACGGTTAAGCCCCGGCAAGTTTTAAAGGTTATCTTGCAAACTTTACGCTTGTGGTTTGAGTTTGACGAGTAACAGGTCACAGCCATATCCTCGACAGGAATTTTGAATTAACATACAGCCCTGAATTCTGTATGCCAGAGGTCTAAAACGGCTCGATCTTTCGATCGGGCAATATCCCGTTTCAGACAAGAACAAACAAGACAGAAAATCTTCGAAGCGATTATCGAGCTTCTAAACAAGTTTAATTAACCGTCTTATCGTGATAATTCTACACGCTCAAATCGTTATCTTATTGTCATAAGAAGGTCTGCCGCCTATCACAGCATCAGCCCCGATTTTATCGCCTTACCACATTTTTGTGGATTTCCCAAATAGACTATATTCCAAATGTTACCATTTAGACCGTCTGAGTTATATCGGGATCTTCATCATAACCCGACAAACCAGGAAATCTTGTTTCCTCAATCCTCAGACCTTTTCAGTCTATACTGTCCCGCTATTCTTTCTATGCCGTCACATACTCTCGTATGTTTAGTTAGTGGCTTGCGACTTCAGAGAATTACTCCGTAACGCGTTCACGGTAACAGCTCGATTAATTTTTACTTTAATCGATTCGCCGTCCAACTTAAATTTGATATACAGCGCGGTTCCCATACTCCCGTCTAACATAAACATGCTGCGCTTATTGCTCGCCTTGCGTGTTTACGCCTGTAAATTTAAGCCGCCTGCGGCTCGCCAACCAGACACGACAAAATAACACTTATTTTAAGGTTTAACGCTTAAAATATTGTTTGGTTGACTTATTTAATCGCTTATCTATTTTATTTTTATCATTATTAAAACAAATTGTAAAGTAATTACAAATAAATGTAATTAATACAATAAACAATCATAATCGCTACATTATAATCGAGTATTGTCAATTTTTAATAACGCCGTTTTAAACGGTATAAAAATCGATATAAATATATAACCCGTTCACATCTCTTGTTTCAAAAGATTATATTTGACACGGTATTGCTACAATGTATGGACATAATCCGTTAAATACCCTGCACATTTTACAATGCAGGTTTCAAACAAGATATTAATAGAATTATATAAAGCTGTTAAAGAGCAAAATGAATAAAAAGCACGGTAAAAGTCTTAAGACTCGAACCATATTTCAGGCTCGCCGTGCTATGGATATAAGGTATATTATTTAATGAAGTTTAAAACGTCATCGAAATTATTTGTAGTTACACTTGTAAGAATGCTATCACCTGAAATAAGTTTTGCGGATATAAAACCTGATTTAATGAAGTCTGGTATTGTCGTATTGTCGGTTACTGTCATTGTAGCGGTCTTATCAAGTAACCCGCCATTAAATTTGTCTGTTACCATTTTTTCAAGGTCTGCCTTTTTTGCTTCAAAAAACCCTTTATTATTGAATATGTCAATAAGGCGGTTTAAGGTTTTATATCCGTATTTTACGCTTAAAAGAATGTCAATATCGGTTTTGTCGCTTATTTGTTTAAGGTAATTTGCGAATAAGGTTTTTAATACTTTTGCGTCCAGAACAAATGAAAGTTTTGCGTAAAGTAAAAAGTTATCGGAGTTAAAATCAATTTTTGTTGTATCAATAAGATGTAAGTTTTTTTTCATTCTTAACTCGTTCAACGAATTGACTTTCGAATTGAACATAACTTTGATTGAATTGATGTCAAATTTTTTTGTGTAATTAATTGTTAACTTTTTCATATTATTTCATTCCTTATATCAAATTGAAATTTCATTCTTTATTATTCAATTTGATTTTATTTATTTATCGGCGGTATTTTTTCAGACCGCCGATTTATGTTTGTATATTTTAATTATATCACATCTTACAATAAATGTCAATCACATTTTATGTAATTTATGATATTTTTTTTCAAATTGATATGGCAGAGGGTGCCATATTTGAAAAAAGCGGACGGGAAAATGAAGGGTGAATGAATGGATAGAATGGATAGGATAGGAATAATATAAATTTTTCCCCGAACCACCTTATGATATTTTCCTCAAACAACTACTCTTACCATACCTCACAAAAATTCAAAATCAATACCTTTTAAAAAATAAATAAAATAAATAAATTTTTTCGCTGTAATTACAATAATGATACCGCTTTACAGGGAAAAATATATTTGATATATAATGGAAATATAATATTGATTTTTAAGGTGAATTGAAATTCAGTAGAGGTAATTTCGTTTTTTACGGGGCTTTTGTAACTTCGCATACAGGGGGAGGATTGGGAATAGGGGAGAGAGAACGGGGAGTGGAGGGGATAGACTATCCTTTTTCACGAGCTATCAGTATTTGAGTGGAAAAGATTGCTTGACGGTTCAAATTCACGAGCCATTGTTATTTAGCTATCATTACGCTCGTTCATTTCGAACTTTTTCACTACCAAAAATATCTATATTAAATAAAATTTGTAACTATATATAACCATTGAAGCATAGGGGATATCTTCCAGATACAGGATTTTGACTTATGTTTTCACCAAAGGCCGAGGTCAAAAATCCCACCAACCTTAAAATGTAGATAGGTGTATTAATTTTACAAAAGATTATTTAATATAAAATTGTATAAAAATTAAGCTAACGAAAATAGCGAATCGGATTTCACAGAGAGAAGTCAAAAGGAGTTATGTCTTTTGCCGATGTGAAACCCGAAACGCATTATGAAATATATGAAGTTAGTATAAATGAATAAAAATGAAATAAAATAATAATATATAATAAATCTTTATAAAAACGATAAAATGATTCGATCAAATAAAATATTAGAAGCCATACTGAAAGGAAGAAGTCTTTTCAGTAGTATATTTCTGCATATCTTTTTTGTGGCGTAGTGGAACTGGCTTTGCATTTTGAAATTTGTATTCCATGTATTTCCAACGGTCAACGAGAATACAAGGGCATTTCATTCTACCGTTTTCTTTAGTAAGGCATTTCTTTGTAATATCTTTGGAATACTGATCTTTATCAGAAATTGCGGATTCTATCAAGACTTGTCCAGCTCTCTCATAAACGAAATGACCTTCGGATATCAGGATGGCCTGGACTAATTTCCAATGAGAGTAATTGAATCCTCTTTTAATCTCTTTGCCATTTCTTCCAAGCTGTTTGAAGGATTTGAACATCTGTAAGCGGAAGAAACCATATGTTTTGATCTTTCCAAGAACAAATGCTTTCATATCAGAAATCTGTTGGATATCATTTCTCATTTTGTCAGAAAGTCCTTGATTAAAAGGAAATATAGAGTCTGCAACCTCTTGTCCGAAAATGGTATAGATATATCCATATGTTAAGCCAGAGCGTCTTGCATGAAGTTTATCAAGTGTTTGCAATCTTGATTCTATAAAGGAAAGACGTTCATCTGTAAAGGAAGGAACGCAAAGCAAAGAAGTCTCTTTAATGTCGAAGGATTTTGCTTCTTTCTCCATTTTTTGTTGTTTCTTCTCAGAGGTAAATGACTTCATTCTATCTCTGAATTCCTGAGATTTAACATCCTCGGCCTTTGTTCTTGTAATAAAGCCAGCAAGTAAAAGGAAGTACAGAAGTGTGCCAGCTTTCGATTTACGGCCTCCGGTATATTTGCTTACTTCGGAATGAGAGAGCATTGCAAAGGAAAGTCCTGTATTCTTATCTGTGAGTTCAGGATGTTTTACGGAGTCTTTCATACGGTGGAGCAAAGCGATAAGATTTGAGAAGACTCTTGAAGTCGAACGGCAATCTACAAAATGGGCAAGGAATGGGAACTTATCTTTTTTTGTATATCTCCATTCTCCATTTATCATATCTGTAAGGATATCTATAGAGGATTGGATTCTCTCCTCTTCCTGCATCCTCCAATCCATGACTTCCTGCTTGTATTCTGCACTCTTTATCATTTATCTATTGCTCCTTTTCTTCCTGAACTGCATCCTCTCTTATTATACTATATCTAAAATAAACTGTCAACTAATTATTTTAAATGCTCGCAATAATATTTGTCTATTGTATTTGCTCGTACTTTTCAGGACCGCTCTTTCGTTCGGAATGTGGAAATTTCCTCACTCAGAGTTGCTCACTTTTACCTTGTTAAAAATGCTATATAAAAGTTCGATTGCCCAATCCGGCATATAAGGTTATAAGATATACCGCACTGCACTCATCACCTTCGACCGAAAAACGTAAAATCGTTTATAACATTGAAGTATCACCTTGCCGTAAAATACAAATTCCTGACCGTAAAATAAAAACAAGCTCTAAATTCTCTGACCGAAAAATGGAAATAACTTCGACCGGAAATAAGAAAAAGAAAGAAACATTCCTGACCGTAAAACGATATTTTGTTATTCCAAAGGTTCGACCGAAAAATGACAAAGCCTTTATTAATCCTATATTCTTCTCGACCGCAAAAACGTATTTCCATTTTTAAAAGAAGGATGTTATGAACTACATAATATGTGAATAAGATTTTATATATAAATGTAACTCACAGAAAATGATAAAATTAATTTATTGGAAACCTTGACATATTTTTTGTAATATTGTATTATTTGAAAGTCGATGAGTTATTGTATAAAAATTAAGCAGAGATGTAGTAGATGATAAAAAATGAAACGAAAAACATATTTGATAGGAATCGAATCTTTATTCCGTTGAGGGAGATTCTTACGGAAAGAGAATCAAAGGATCGCATCTTGCTGGCAAGGATTCTTGCAATATATGATACATATCATATAAGGAAGAAGAATATAAAGGAGACAGTTTATATTTTCTTCTCTTCTAAGAAACGAGGGAGCCTTGGAATAATTCCATATCAAACTTGTGATGGAAAAAGATCCGGGAAAGAAATGTATCAGGCTACGAAGAAGATGGTATTAAAGTTAACAAGGACTAAAATTTATCGGAAATTAGTAAAATCAAATTGGTTCCCAATTATATATTGTGGAAAGTAAAAAGGAGACGGTGCTATGAGGAAAGTAAAAGAACTTCCAAGGGATGAGAACGGAAGAGTAATTTTTAAAAGTCACAAAACAAAACCAACAAAACTTGATAACAATGTAGATTATTTTAAAAGCAAAATATCTTCTATATATGAAGAAATATCAAATGAGGTTCTTGATGTTGACGTAAGCATTATCAGCAAAATAATAAAATGTTATCAAGATAAGGTGGCAGAAAGAATTAAAGCAGGATTTAGCGTTGAAATGGGAAGCATTGGCATGGCATGGGTTTATCATAAACCGGGTGGAAGGAAATCAAGGTCATGGGGATTTGACAGCACCTCTTTTCCTAAAAGAGTATTAAGGTTTAATTATAGGACTAAAATAGAAGCGCATATGAATAAAATTAATAAGGATTTAAAATGCGAAGCAAAAGGGATTACTCCTGAAGAGAGAATAGAAAGAAAGAAAAGATTTCTTGAAATGAGATTTAAAATAAATAAAGAAAAAGCCCTTAATGAACAAAAGCAGTAGGATAGGAGGAAGCCATGGGAGTGTTAGATGAAAGATTGAAGAAAGCCCAGGGAAAGGCACAGAAGGAAATAGCGGAAAGACCATATTTAAACATAGATGATTTTGCTGCAAGAGCAAAGTTTCCTCCAAATTGTACTTTTAATTTTGTTGATACCTTTAAGGATGTATGCACATGGTATCGAAATGTTAAACAAGTTCAATGTGAAGATGTTCCTTTGTGGATTATGGTCAGGGATGCTTTAGTTGATTGTTTTTCTAAATTTGGACATAGTGAGCCGGCTTTCTTTGAATATGTTAAAAAGAAAATAGGGTATAATCGTAATGATAAACAAGAAGACTTTCATAACACTCTCAAAGCAATGTCTAATGGGCCGGGAATGGTTGGAAGGCTTGCGTTAAAGGCAGCAAAGAATCCAAATGATAGAACGGTAGAATTCGCAAAGAAGAAACTTGATAAACAGTTTGCTGAAATGGGAGCGCCTGATGCGGAAGCGATAAAGACTCTCAAAAGGACTGATCAGAAAACAAAAGAAGAAGATGATTTCCTAAAGAAGAGAAAAGAAATCTATATGAGAGATTTTAATCTCAATGATTCATCTGATGCTACCGTTCTTGAACAAATCCTTAACGATGAGTTAATTGTCAGAAGGTTTAATGTATATTTGGAAGCAAATGATAATAAGTTCATTGCCGGGGCAAAGACAGAGGTTTTAGATAGACTTTATAAAGCATTTGATGTTCTTGGAATTTCCAGAGGGAAAAGAAAAGATGCTGAAGAAAGCGCGAAAGATACTTTTGCCGATGCTGCGGAAACATATGATATGCTTAACAGAAAGAGTGGAGAAGATTTATCTTTGTTGTTCCTTTTGGAAGAGATGGAAATGTGTTTGGACAAATACGATCGTGGGGAAATGGGAATCGATGAAGAAACAGGAAAGGCTTTATTGATAGAAAGATTTTCTCAGAATGGATATTTCTCTGTTGAGGAAATAAAGAATTTCTTTAATAAATACAAACATTTAATAAAGGAGTTGAATGATAAATGCGCGAGAATAAACTTATAGAGGATATGGCAGATCAAGCACATAAGAGTTGGTCAGGATGGATGAAACATTTATTTTCTAAAGGAACGATGAATCCTGATGGAAGTTTCTCCATAACTCCAAAGTCTGTTGTCAGATGGATAACTCAAATGAATCTTCCATATGAAATGCTATCAGAACAAGAAAAAGATTCGGATCGTATTGAAGCAGAAAAATATCTCGAAATACTTAAAAAAGAAGGATGGTTAAAAGATGGTAGATAATTTATTAAACAAAGGATATATTGAATCAAGAGTTAATGAACTATTTGATTTATCTTTTAACTTCACATATAATAACACTGGCAAAGAAGAGCTTAAATCAGAAATGATACTGGTAAGAAGTAAATTTAATCTTGATGACAAGGTTTCCTTTATTCAGGATTTCTTTGATTGTGGGATACTTGAGGCATTGGAAGAAGTAAATTGCCATCAGGATTTTGTTGACAGAACGGTGGAGAATTTAGAAAAGATATTAGTTTTTATTTGCTCTTTGGACATTCAAAAATTCATGGAATACCAGGGGAAGAGCGAAGGAAGTGTGCAGTAATGGATGACAAATATTTGATTTTTGCCGCAGATTTAGAGATGAGAAGAAGACTTGTAATACTTTTCAATAAAACCTGTGATACGATAAAAGACTACCTTGATAATGATGAGATAACAAAAATAATAAATAAAGGAAGAGCATATTGTGATGATGAACATAAAGCAATGTTTCTCGAATATTGTCACGCTCTTCCAATTCACGATATTTTAATCGTTTCAGAGACCAGAGAAGGAATATACAAACTATTTGAAAGAGGTATCTTTTATAGTTCCGCTGATCTTATGACACCAGAAAGACTTAGAATGTATATCGATGATAGCAAAGAAAAGAAATTAATATTTGGATAGTGAAAACAGATGGCTTTATTATCTTTTTATAGAAATAAGAATGTAAAAGTTGATTGGGAGACAAGAAAAAAATACCTTAAAGCGATATGGTGGTTTAGGCGCAGAGAGGGTATTGTTTATTTTGTCAGGGAAATACTTGGGATAAGGCTTGCCTGTCACCAAAGGCTTTGCATTCGTGGTGTGTGGACACATCCCAATGCTGGAATGATACTTTCTCGTGGTATGGCAAAGACTACAATGGAAGCAATAATTCACGTTGCAAGAACAATGCTTTATCATTCATATAGAATTCAATCTGTAGCCGGCGGTTCATTTAAACAGACAAAACAGGTAATGCAATATTCTGAACAAATAATTAAAGGTTCTCTTGTTGGGCAGGAAAGAAAAGAATACGCAAAGAAATGTTTGCCAAGGCATGACAAGATTGTAATAAAGTCATCTAATTCTGATTGGGATATAAATATAGGACAGTCAACCATCAAAGGTTTAGCGATCAATGGAGATAATAGAGGCTTCCGTGCTAATACTTTGACCGTAGGCGAAGGTAATGATGTGCCGGCAGATGTAATGAGTGCTATATTTAAACCATTCATGGCAGTTCCATATGACCCTATGGGAGTTTTTGGAAACAAAACAAGAGCGGAATTGATTTGTCCTAAATTAAAAGATATGGCAACAAAGGAAAACTTCTTTCTTGATTCTGGAACGATAAATTATGATTGGACAGCTTTCTGGCATTGGTCAAAAAGAGTTATGGGAGAAATAGTTCAATATGTAAATGATTGGCTTAAAAAAGAAAAGATAGCTGAATTAACTGAGAATGGATTTAACAGGAATTTCTTTGCAATGTATGATTTTGAAGATACATATGTTGGAGAGAAAGGATTATGGAGAGATACTTCAAGGCCAGGATGGAATACTCCAAGAATAGATAGACAATATATTAAAATGGATATCAATGTAATCTTATCTGATTTCGATAATGCAGATTTTGATATTGATACATGGAAAGCCGAATACAAAAATAAAATCATCTCTTCATCAGGAAGAGAATTCAGCATGGAACTTCTTCACAACGCATATAAGGATAGAAGCGGTGCAGATGTTAGAGCAGTTCCAAGATTTCGTTCTGACAAAATGTGTGTTTGGGGAATTGACCCTGCACGTTCAGCAAATAACGCAGAGTTCTCTGTTGTTATTGGAGAACTTGGAGAAACATATAATCAACTTGTCTATTGTTCTGGTGACAGAAATATGTCTTTCGGAGAAATGACCGAAAAGATATTGATGTTGGATAAATGTTTTCCAAATACAATACTGATAGGAATGGATCAAGGTGGAGGCGGCACAGCAATCAGAGATAACTTAAGAGATAGAAGGTTCATTCCTGTTTCCAAGCCATTTCTTATTGACCCTGATGATCCAGACAATCTTCCTCTGATAGAAAATGGAAGCGACTTGTATCGTTCTATCGTTAGAATGTTGGTTCCAACAGCGGAAAGAAATACATATTGGAATAAGTTTGCCAAGAACCAATTGGAACTTCACAATATGATAATTCCTTTTACGACAGATGGGAAATATCTCTTTGACGAGGACACTCTTCCAAAAGAATATTTTAATGGAACAGAAGTCAAAGCAGAAATATCTGCAATGTATAAAACAATCCACATAATGAAGAAACAAATTGCCTCAGTGGAGATACAGAGAGCAGGTAATTTTCTATCATATTTCGTTAAGACAGGACAGAAGGATAGATATAGCGCATACATCTATATGAACGCAATGGTTCAGCTTTATATACAGGTTTTAAGAAATGTTGTAAAAGAACAAGAAGAGGAGTCATATGGAGTAGCAGTACGAAGATAAAATTTTATTTGACAATATTTTGACTTGAGATTAATATGTGTAGAGGATTTTTAGGAAAGGAAGAACTATGAGAGCAAAAACTATTGGCATGACCAAAAATAAGAATGGTAGTGAAACAAGAGTTGTTCAATTTGAAAGAACTGGAGTAAACGGAGAGAAAGAACTTTGCGTTGCTCAGTCTGTATCATCCTCTACTTCAACTAACCCAATGGTATATTTGAATGGGCTTGATCAATATGTGAATATGCTCACAAACAACTCTTCCATGAGCGAACCATTGTGCAAGCAATCAATAATTCTTTCCAATAGACTTTATCTCTATGGGGGAATATGCTCTTCTGCTCTAGATTTGCTTATTACAATGGCAAATACAAATATGATGATTGTTTCTGACTCTCCTGAATTAAATGCAATAATGGAAAATATTCAATCATTTGCGAATATCACGAATGATAGAATGTTGCCCGGATATAAGATTTTAAATGAGCATATGTTCTCTGATTACAATATAAATGGAAACTGTTTTCCATATATTAGATGGGAATATAGAAAAATAAATGGAAAGCAATATTTCGCTCCATCTACAATAACTCCATTAAATCCTCTTGGAATTAGAATTGATGGTTCGAAAAGTGGATTATCAGAATATATTTATTACCAGAATAATTATGGTAATGGCGATGTTTCAGTAAATGAAAAAGCATCAGGAATGCAATTACTTAAGAAAATAAACATGAAGAGGATTGCAAGAAGAGGCAAGTCTTATTTCTGGTGGGGTATTCCATATTTAACAAAATCATTTGAAGCTATTTATAGAAAAAGTAAAATAATAAAACTTGACCAAGCCATAACTGATGGCATTATAGGACTGATTACAGTATTTTCGCTTGCGAACCAGAAAGATGGAACGTATGCAAAAAAAGCGGATGTAGAAAAATTTTCTCAATTGCTTTCAGCGAAAGATTCCTCTGGCCCTCTTTATATTGTATGGCCTGGTCACGTTAAAACTGATATAGTTGGTCCTGATGGTCAGATATTAAAATTTGATGAGAGATATGCAACAGTTGATAAAGATATTGCATCAGCATTGGCGATTCCAATGTTTCTTCTTAATGGAGAATCAAAAGGAAGTAACTCTGGTTCGGAAATATCAATTAAACCATTAATGGAAACATTAAGAGATAGCCAAATGAATATTGGACAATGGTGGGTATGGATGGCTTTTAATATAGCAATGCAAAATGATATCAAAGTTAACAAGATAGAAGCATTATGGAGCAATCCAAATATAGAAGACGTTAAAGGATTAATTACCGTTGTTGATAATATGAGAGATAGAGGACTTCTTTCTAATACTTCTGCAAACTTAAAAATGGGATGTTCTGCGACAATAGAAGAATATCTTATGAGAGAAGAAGCCGAGAAGAAAGAAAGCGATCCTAAATATGTATTTGGCTCTCCGCAGGAAGTTCCATTCCAAGGTCAAGGTTCAAACACAAAAGATGGAGGAGACGGAAGGCCGGCAACTCCAGTTGAAGATACGAAAAAGACAATGAAGAAAATAAAAGATTCAGCAAAGGCTTCGATCAATGACAAAATATTAGACAAAAATCTTAAAGAATTAGTCGAAGAATCAAGAAGTATTTTAATATCATCTTACATCAAAAAACTAAAATCAGATTCACTTTCAACAGACCAAAAGATGAATCTTGGAACGTTGACCGCCTCTCATATGAGCAGTGCGTTCTGCACAATGTTAGATGACAATTCAACTGATTTCTACGATTATATTTTAAACGAAAGTCTTGAATTTTCAGACCTCTGTACGGCAATGGCAGTAGAAAACAAAATAGAGGAAGAAATTATAATTGACAAATCAAAAGCTCTATTGCATAATGTTTTTACAGAGTATAAAAAGAGGAAGGCGTTATCTAAATGAAACAGTTAGTAGTAGGCAATTGTATAAAAACTTATGACAAAAAAACTGTTGCTAAGGCAAAATTAAAAAAGGCTTTATGTGAAGTTGTTTCTAAATGCGGAGACAAAAAGAAAGTAAATAAAGCAGAAATAAAAGAGCAACTTTGTAAGGCAGAGATTGAATATTGGGAAATATATGAGGAAATTTGGGATAGTGTTCCAGAGAATGGTATAGAGACAGACGAAGACAGATTTGATAGAGAAATGGCGTTAATGATAGCGGACCGTTTTTCTTTCGCAAAGGATTCTTTTACTGTGGGGCATTCTCTTCTGAAATTTGATACCCCAAACGCAAATAAAGATTGTGTGGCATTCGAAGATAGATACAAATTTCTTGAATGTATGCCAGGACAAGCTTGCACATATAATCACGACCAAGGACTGAAAATTGGTTCAATATTAAATGTCGCAATTTATGATCCTTTGAAAATTCTTTTGGCTAACGCTCGTTTATGGGAGGGAAGACCTGAATGCAATCCATATGTTTCAGAGGCAAGAGCTGAATATGATGCTATCGGAACAATTCCATTTTCATATGAAATATATGTAAATACAGCAGAATGTTCTGTTTGTGGTAGAAAATTTGACTATTCTGATGAAAAAAATTATTGTCAGCACCTTAAAACAAGAATGGAACCGGGTTCAACTGCCTTCAGAATTTTAAGAGATATAGAGCCAGCTGGAGAGGCAGTAGTTCTTGGTGGAGAAAGACCAGCATACAAAGGAAGCAAAACGTTTGTTGCGGCAAGTGATGAACAAATAAAAGAACTTTTACAGCAACTCAATGACATAGAAAATACTTTGAAAGGGGAAAAATAATGAAGGAAATTTTAAACAAAATTGCTTCTATCCGTGAACTTGTTACGGCTTCAGCAAAAGACAATAAAGCTTTAACTGATCAGATGGAAGAGATTAAAAAGGCACAGGGCGAGTTAGCGATAGCATTTGATAAAAATACTAACGACCTCAAAGAAAAAGAACTTGTTATTGCAAGTCAGAATGAAAGAATAATGGAGCTTGAATCAGATAAATTTGTATCTGACTGCAAAAATGAAGTCGCAAAGAAAACGGCAGAATTGGCAATCGCAAAACAAAAAGAATCAGAGGAAAAGAACCGCAGAGAAAAAGCTATTTCTGAAAAAGGCATTAAGTCAGGAACAGTTGTAAATAAACTTATGTCTCTTGCATCGGTTCAGGAATTTGATGAAAATTTGGCAATAATTGTAACTGCTATGGAAGAAGCTAATAAAAATGCTAAAGCTATGGTTCAAGCAGCAATCGTTAAAGATCAGGACAACATTGATATATCTGGAGAAATGAATCTGAATATAAAAGGTTCTCCAGAACAGGAAATGTCCAAGATGGCAAAAAATATAAAATAATTGAAAGGTGGAATTAAAAATGTTTTGGTTAAATACTCCTTATAGTGACTTAAATCTTGCAAATTGCAAATCGGTAAAAGCGGGCGAAGCTCTTAATGGTGGAGACGTAGTTCTTGTTGAAAAAGACACGAATTCAAACGTACTCATTGCTCGTAAACCAACATCAGAAGCAGAAGCAGCAAAAGTAGTGGGTATTGTTGGACTTGTCCAGAACAACCTTACGACTGTAGACCCTAATGGTTTCATTACAGGTTACGCTTCAGGCACAAAAATTCAGGTTCTTAATGGCATAGAGTTTACAGTTGACTCAGACAGTTTTACTGCTGGCTCATATACAAAAGGCGATTATACTGGTATTAGCGTTTCAGGTAAAATTGTTGCATCAGGTTCAGCAGTTGCCGCTACAGCTAAATTCTTCCATGTTGAAGATTACAAAGCATTATCCCCATCAGGTGCTTTGCTCACTCTGAAAATGGATAGCATATTCTAACAAAACATGAGGGCTTTTTAGCCCTCATTAAATTAATAAGATAAAAAGGAAGGATATAAAATGAATAAACAATTAGTAGTTGCAAAATTAATGGAAAAAATAGAAACTGCTCAGGCAAAGGGTAAATTCAGTCAGGAAAAATTTGAAGAAAACGCAAGGGCATTAATGGCAAAACATGGTGCAAAAAAAGGTCTTGCTATTGCTACAACGATCGTTATGAACGATTATATATTTGAACAGCCTCCGGTTGTTGACCTTGCATCAATGATGTTCGCTCCAGCTCAGGTTGAAGGTAGCACAATGGTAGTTAAAACAGGTTACAAAACTGGTAGCGCAATCATTCACGCAATTGGTACTCCTGCTCCAACACAGATGACATATTCCAATGAACTTCGTGTATCGATGGAACGTATTTCTTGGATGACTTCATTTGACGTATCGGAACTTTCAAATACTTTCTTGCAGACAATTTTAAACAACGGCGCAGATATCAATGAAAAAATGGCTCTGGCAAGACTGAAAAAATGTATCGAACTCATTAAAGCTTCAATCACAAATGATGGCGAATGCATTTATGGTAAATCAGCTTCATTACAGGCCGCTACATTAAAATCGTTAATCCGTCAGTTGGTTGACAAATCAAGCGGTAGCCAGCCAAAAGCAATCATAGGCCGTTATTCTCTTGTAAGCCAGATTTGTGACTTCACAGGCTTTGGCCCTTCGACTTTAGAAAACATTGACAACAATGGTTTCCTTGGCAGATTCCACGGCGCAAGTGTTATCGCAGTAAACGAAAGCAATGAAGTTTATATTGACTCACTTAAAAATAAACTTGAAATGCCAGTAATCGATGATAATGGTATATTCCTTGTTGGTGGCAAATGCGGTTATGAAGGTAAAACAAGCGTTCAGACATTAAATGACTTTAACGTAACTATACCTGCCGAAATCCATCACACATATCAGGATTACGCAGCAGCAATAATCGACAAACGTAGAATTGGTTACTATGAAATAGGCTAATCGTCTCCGTTAGTTTATTAATAGAACATCCCCGGCGAAAGTCGGGGATTTTTTATTTAGACCCGTTGACATTATTTTAGATTTAGTTTATAATTTGCTCAATTTTTAAACAAAGGAGACATCAATATGGGAAGATTATTAGGTGAAAGAGAAAATTTAAAATTAAAACGCTTTAAAAACAATTCACAAAATGAAACATATGGAGTCGAGTTCCAAAATGGAACAAACATCGCGGTTGAACCAGGAGATATCGTTGCACTTACAGAAAACGAACTTCTTGTCTTGTCAACATCAGAAACATGGCCAACTATGGACATGCTCGAAATAAATGAAACAGCAATGAAAGAAATGGCAAAGAGTGTAAATAAAAAAATCGTAAACAATAGAGACTATAATGAAATGGCAGAAATTATTGTAAAAACCGATGAAGAGATCGTAAATTCTGCATGTGAATTAAAAAGCTTATCAAAAGTTAAAAGACTTAAAGAAGAATGTGAGAAAGCAAACAAAGGTTACCTGCTTATAAAAGAATTGCAGAGGCTTATTGATAGTTTCGGCAAAGAAAGGAAATAATTATGAGTGATTTAGAATGGATAAAATCTGATAAAGATTTAAAAGAAAAATACGATAAATTTAAGTCAGAGAATAAATCATTTGCTCAAAAATATGAATCGTATGATAAATTTTCTGAGGAGTTAGTTGGGAAAAAAGAAGAAACTACTACAGATAATAAAGAAGAATCAGAAAAGAAATAAATAACATTTCATTGAAGGAGACGCAATGAAGAAAATTTTTATAGTAGGAGATTATTCATCTCCTACAGGATTTGCTCAGGTTTTGGAAAATATAACAAAAAACTTATGTGATAAATTTGAGATTACCGTTTTAGCATGTAATTATAATTGCTCTATGCCAATAAAAACATTTGATGGGAAAGTCAAAGTTTATATTGCAAGGAGCAATTATGGTTTAAGAGAGGTTCTGCCTCTTGCTAAAGTTATTAAACCGGATATAATTTTTACATTAAATGATGGATATTATATGCCTCAGTATTATGCCGCAATGCAAGGAATATTGAATAAGACTTATTGGATTTCTTATGTTGTTTTTGATGGCGCTCCAATAGATAGTTCTTGGGCATATTATCTTAAATTTATTGATAAAGTAATCACTCCTACAAAATGGCAAAAAGACTTAATTGAGAATGGTGGATTCTTGCCGAAAGATGCAGTTGATGTAATCCCTCATGGATTTGATTCAAATATCTTTTATGCTCTATCGGATGAAGAAGTATTAAAACATAGAAAACAAGTTTTATCCTCTGTTCCCAAGACAACTTATGATACATTTATCATGGGAATGATAGCAAAAAACTTTAATCGTAAGAGATGGCCAGAAGCAATTCAGTCGTTTGCTTATTTCTGTGAAACAGTTTCAAAAGACGCAGTATTTTTATGCTATACTACAAATGGATTTTCTATTGATGAGTTTAATTTAAAAATGATTGCCGAGACATATGGAGTAAAAGATAAAGTCGTTATATTATCCGACACGGTTCCTCTTACAGATGAAAAAATGAATTCATTGTATAACACGATGGATTTAAATGTATTGTTATCAATTGGAGAAGGTTTTGGCCTTCCAACATTATATTCCTCTGCTGTAGGCCGGCATACAATTGTATATGATAATTCTGTTCAAAGAGAATTATCACAGTATGTTATTGGGAGTATAGTTGCTGACGCAAACTCTGAAAAAATAATATTTCCAAATGATAATGGCAACATAAGAAATCTTCCAAATATTTCTTCTGTGAAAAAACATATGAAAGAAATTTACGATAGAAGAGTAGAAATTAGATCGTATGAATATCGTGAAAGTATGTCATTAAAACAGAATTCAATGTCATGGAAGAATATATCTCCATATTTTGAACATATATTTAATTCCGCTAAAGAAAATAAAACTGTGGCGGTGATTTAAATGAAAATTCTTTGGATCTTTGGATATCACGAATCATCAGGATACGCTAGAAATAGCAGAGAGTTCATAAAAGCCTTTAATGCGAATGGAATAGAAACAAAATTCCTTATCGAAAAAGGAACAAAATACCCTGACAAAGAAGAGATAGAAAAATTTGCTATAACAAGAGAAGAGTTGGATAATTTTAATTTTGATGTAGTGATACAAAATGTAATACCACCTTGTTTTAAAAGAATTGGGAAAGTAAAAAACATCCTTATGACAGTCGCAGAAACAGATAGAGTAAGCCATCAATGGATTGATTACTGCAACCAGGCAGATGAACTATGGACTATGAGTTATTTTTCTGCCGCATCATTTATCACCTCTGGATTGAGGATTCCTCATTTTATTTCTTTAATGCCATTGGATATTGAAAAAATAAAACAATCAAAGTCTGATATGTTTACAGTAAAGAAAAAAGATAATACATTTATATTTTTTGCTAACTCTGAATGGACTCCAAGAAAAGGCTGGGATATTTTATTAGACGCGTACTTTTCAGAATTTAAAAATGAAGATAATGTATGTCTTTTGATAAAAACCTGTTGCTTTTCTCAATGCGAAAATAGTGCATCAATCGCAAATGAAATAAAGGCATTTAAACAAAGATATGATGCGAAATGTCAATGTATCGTTATAAATGAAATTCTTCCAATAGAGGACGTTTGGTCTTTAAATAAACAAGCAGACGCTTTTGTGTTGCCATCAAGAGGAGAAGGATGTGGAATAGGTTATCTTGAATCAATGGCCCTTAGTAGACCTGTAATCGCTCCTTCCAAAGGCGGCCAGGTAGATTATTTTATTCCCGGTGCAAGTTTTCCTGTAAGTTCTAAAATAACTCAAGCATTTAGATTTCCTCATAATCCAAATTATGACGAAACAATGAGATGGATTACAACTGATGCTTCCGACTTAAGAAGAAATATGAGGCTTGCAAAAGAAATGCAATCAAGAGGAATAATAGACCCGAAGGCATATACAATTTTCGAAGAAAGATTTGGAATACGCGGAAGTGAAATAAAAAAATCAATTGAAAGGTTAATGAGATAATATGAAAGTTCTATTAATTGGAAGTATTTTTAGACACTCCTCTTTTTCAGGAGTTAATATAAATTTAATATCATCTCTTTCTAAAATTGGAGTAGATATAAAGTTTCTATGGACTAACCGGGATATGTCATTAGAAGAAAGTATCAGCGAATATTGCCCTTGGAAAAAAGACGAAATAGAAACCTTTAGAAATATTTTGATATCAGAGGATGAGTTGCCAAATTATAATTTTGACTTTGCTATATATTTTCTCGTTGATCCAAAATATAACAAAAAAAGAGATAATGTAAATGCAAAGAAGCATATCTTCTATACCGTTTGGTCGCATATAAATTTCCCTATAGAATGGAATGATTATTTTAGGGTATTCGATATGATATTTACACCATCAGAGGCAAATGCTCATGGACTTAGAATAAATGCAATAAATTCAACTGTAATTCCTCATGGTATTGATGAAACTATATTTAATATAGACAATTTGAACAATGATAATGAAAGATGTCGTTTTTTAATGTGTAACTCTATTTGCAATTTTAAGGGAGCAGACGTAGCCATAGACTCATTTATGCAAGAATTTAACAATGATGATATGGTTGAATTAATAATCCAAACTACTTCTCAGAAAAGAAACGAAGGAAATACTGCTGACCGGCATGGAGAATATTATAGAGAGTATATCGATATTTTAAATAAATATCCTCTTAAACAGCTCCATACATATTATCGCTCTCAAAGTATGAACCACGAAGATATGTCAAAATTATACAAATCATCTAATTGTGTTTTATCTATTCATAGAGGTGATGGGTTTGGTTTAGTTCCTCTTGAAGCAGTTTCTTGTGGAATCCCAACAATAACAACAAATGCACATGGCCCTCAGACATATTTATCGACCTTCTATCCTTATTTTGTAAAAGCAAATATAGATTGGACATCGAGACTAAGCGGAAGACATCATTTCCCGGATGGAGGATCCGAACACGAAATATACATGTATTACGAGCCAGATGGATTTGATGTAAGAAGAAAAATGAGAATGGTTTATGAAGAGTGGAGGAAAAAAATAATAAACCCAGAAAGAATATCGAGATCTATTAATCATGGATTCAAATATTCAGACATTGCAAAAACAATAAAAGGAGTTCTTGAAAATGCCTTATAGTTTCGATTATTACAATGAGAATGTAAAAAATATCGTAAGAAAATATAATATCAAAAAAGTATTTGATGTTGGCGTAGGAGCAGGCAAATATGGAAAACTCTTAAGCGGCCTAGTAAATATTATTGATGGTTGTGAACCAGAACAAGCATACCTGAATAAGTTAAAACCAGAGGGATATCGTAATATACATAACGAATATTTTGATGTTCCAATTCTGGATAAAATCGAGAAAGAAAGAAAATACGATCTTGTTATATTTGGAGATGTGCTTGAGCATGTTCCTCATAGCAAAATTTTTGATCTATTGGATATTGCTTATTATTTAAGCAAATATATTGTAATATTGACTCCTCTTGATTGTCCTCAAGGGGCAGTAGTATTAAACGATATTGATGATAAGCCAAAGCCAACAGAGAGGCATATAAGTTTTATTCGTCCTCAAGATATATTTCAAAAATATGAAGTTCTTGAATATCATAAAAATATAATCGGAGAAATCCCATTCTGTTTATACTTGTTGAAAGGGTGTGTTAGCTAATGCCATTATTTGATTATAAATGTGAAGAATGTAAAATAAAAGAAGAGATATTAGTTGAATCAAAAAATACAGAAGTATTCTGCAAAGAATGCGGAAGGCAGATGCAGAGAATAGAGATGAATGTAACTACCTCTATATTTTCTGACAGAGCTTACATCAAAGGTAAAAAACAGTTATTAAATTAATAATTGACAACTCCTCTTATGTATCATAGAATAGGACTTGGTGATTTATTTATGGATAGTTTAACACAAAAATTAATAGATAAAGTAAAACGTCTTGCTACGATGAAAGAGGAAGATCCAATAATCGTATTGAGAATCAGCGATAGTTTTGATTCTATCTGCTCTGATTCTCAGTACCCATCTTTAGCTTTCGAAAACGAGACGGATTATAAAATAATTCCAGATATATCTCTTTCTGGAGAAGATAATGAAATATATTCAGCTTTAAGAGAAGCGATAGTTTATTCCGTATTAAAAGACTATGGCAATAAGACAATAAGAGATGCCGCTGGCAAAGCGGTTATCGTTAGGTCAGGAAGAGATATGGTTGATACTACGAAAACAACTGGCGATTTAACTAAGGCTCAACAAAAATTCCAAGACCTTTACGACCAGAGGATTGAAGATATAAAAACATACATGAAAAATGGATTTGTGATGTAGGAGCAATATGGCAGAGGAATTAGATTTATCTACTCTAATAACAGATGAAATAAGAGACATTTATCAAGAGTGGATGACCCCGGTAAAAAGAGAAATGAATAAGAGGCCGATAACATTCTTTTGGACAGAATCAGATTCTTTCTGCCCTAATTGCTTATTTGACACAATAAATAATATGTCTGCTGGAATATACAATCCTATCGATGGATATTCAGGAACTTCGTTTGATAATGGAAGATGCCCTATTTGTAATAATATCGGAAAGATAAAAAACTCTGGACAGCAATCTTTAAGCGGAACTATTTATTATCCAAATACCGCTAATCGTCAGGATATTCCTGGAGGATACTTCGATTCGTCAAGAGCGGAGATATCTTTTATTATTCCAGATATGATATGTAACTCTGGACAATATTCTGGTAAAAGATACTATGAGTTTATGGACTATGTAACATTTGATAATCATAAATGGACTCAAGATGGACTTCCAAGAGAAGGTGGAATTGGAGGCCCATTTATAATTGATTTAATTGTAGCAAGGACGGACAAATGAGCAATATAGAAAAATTTGCAAAGAAAATATCCGACGATATAGCAAAAACTAAATTTTCTGTGTATAAATCATATGCTACAAATAAAATGATTTCTTCCATTCCGCAATTAAAAACCGGAGAAAGTTCAGCGTTATTCCAAAGAGCAACTCCAAAAGGCAAAGAGCAATTAATTGAAATATCATCTAATTTTAGAGATGTAATGAAAGAATTGTTCTCTTCCATGAATAATTCCTTCAAAATGACAATGGCGAGAATGGTGGAAGCAAGCGAGGAAAATATTCTTAAAGCTAGGAAGAACTTTGGAAGATATCTTGAAAAAACTTTAAATGACGCAGTTCAGAAAATATTTGCTGATGTTGTTCAAGATCAGATTATTGATAAATATGAAAAAAAATATAGAACTATAAAACATGGTAAAGCCATTGATTTAATGCTAAAATCATTAAAAGATACAGTTGCCATTATGACAGCAAATATAAATAAATATTTAAAAGTTAAAATAAATCTAAAAGAGGATACTGCAAGAAGCTTCAAAGAAAATGGAGCAGAATATACAGTTAATGATTTATATAGTATAGATATAGAGTTTAAATTATTTGATATGGCTATTGAAAAAGCTGCCGAGAAGCAAAATAATGTTCTATCATTGTATGAAAGAAAGGCTGGCAAAGCAACATTTCCAAATGCAAGTTATTATGATAAACGAAAAGGAAAACTAAGATACAGAACAAAAAAAACCCAAACGGTCTATAATTTGTCAGCATTAGAAGAAATAAGGCATACTTGGAAAGTATCAAGGGCAAAATATTCTATGCTTACCATAGTGGATTTAGGCACTAAAGGCCAGTATGAAATAAAACCATATGGAAAGCCAACATATGAAAAAGAAACAACTTCTGGAATAAAATCAAGAAGATTTGGTGCAAAAGAATTTGAATCAAAGACTGGAAAAGTTTCTATTAAAATTAAATCAAAGAAAAAATACCTTATAAATCATTTTAAAGATGGATATTTATTTCAAAGAAGGGCGTATCGTTCAAAAGGAACTTCCGGTAGTAATATAATATTTGAAGCGCAAAACTTAATAAATAAAAAGATAGAAATAGAATTTATAAAGCGCATTGGAGAGTTTGTAAAAGAGAATTATGGACAGATAAAAGACGACATGCTAGAATGGCTTACAAAAACATCATCTTTTAAAAAGGTCGAGATAAAAAGAAAAGCAAGCAAACAAGCAAGAGTTAATATGCTCAAAGGCATCGTTACGAGGAATAAAACATTATGATGACTGACTGCAAACAATTAGAATTAAATATGGTATTCGAAATAAAAAGAATCATTGAACAAGTTTGTAAAAGAACAGGATTTAAATATCTTGTTGAAAATCCAGACAATGATTCGGAAATAAATACATCAATTTTAAAAGCAATAAAACTACCAGTAGTTGTTTTAGAGATAGACGAGTTCTCAAGTCAAGCCATTGAAATAGGTGGAGGTATCGAGGAATCAGCAAATTTCTTCATTGACGTAATGTGTGATTCAAGAGTTGACAGTAGAGATATTGGTGAATTTTTAGTAAAGAATCTTGAGGGTTGGCATGACATGCTTGATTTCTCCACTTTAAAGTCTATGCCTGATCCTAACAATTCTTCTTATGATATCTCTAAACTTCCATCAGCAAAATTAAATGAGTGGTTTATAGATACTGGTGCTATGTCAAGAGTTCTGTTCAAAGTAGATCCATCCGGGCAAAAGCAAGACCCAAGTTTTACTAAGAGATGGCAATGTTCAATAAATGGCGAAGTAAAATTTTTAAGAAACTTCTAATAAAAACAAGAAAGGAATGAATGTAAATGTCTACAAAACCTATTCAATATCAAGGTCGCGCGGTAGCGATTATAGTAAATAACGAAGTATGGAAACGCGCCCAGGCATCAGATAACTCTGTTGATCTTGGTTCAGAAAAAATATTCGAAATTGCAAACGCAGATGTTGTTGAAACGAAAGATAACACTCCTAACGTAACAATGAATATTGATAGTAATGAACTCGGTTCTCTTGGCATGTTCAAGGCAATTGTATCAGGAACAAATATTTCAGCAACGACTGGAGATTATGATGCAAATGGAGTATATAAAGGAACATATTCTGGAGCAAATCTTATCCAGATGAAAAACCCAGTATATGACTTTGACAATGCTTTGTTACCAGAAGTTTTAATTAAAGTATCTGAAAGAAGCAATACAACTGTTAATAGAACGGCACACGTTCAGGGTATGTTTATATCTTCAATCGCTGGTTCATATGATGTTGGCGGCATGGCAAAGCAAACTGTCACATTCGAAAGCGATAACAAAAAATGGTATCTTGGTGATCATAAAAACACCTTTACGATGGTTTTAACTCCAAATGCTGGAACAAAAACTGCAACTTCTCCAGCAACAAAAGGTCTAGACGAAACACTTATAAGATGCTTTGCAAACCGTTCAGAATTTGCTGGAACATGGGTTGGAACGATAGTAACTTTTACAATGGACGATAACTTTGACGGAACAGAAAGAGTTATTGGAGTTTACGCAAAAGGTGATAAAACTTCGACTGGCGATTTCCCGGCTCTTACTCCAACCAATACAGGTTCAAAAGGTGGATTAAGAAGAGGGGCAATCGTAATCTATGCTCACAAAAGCACAGATTCAGAAACAAGGCTTTTAAGATGTCAATCTGCAAGTTATAACTTAAATTTCAATAGACAGGCGAAAAATGAACTTGGAACTCAGAAAGATATCGATAGAGCTATATCATATCCTCTTACTGTAACCTCTGATTTGACATTCGATGCGTCAGATCTTGAAGCATTTGCAATAATGCAGGGTAAGAAAGCAGAATATGATGCTGGCACATTGACAGAGATGGACGTAAAGAACTTCATCAACGATGTTACAATAAAAGTAAAAATATATAGCGATGAATATGACCATAGTTCAGGAAAACTTATTGAAACCATTACGCTTGAAGGCCAGAAAGTTAAAAATGAAAGTGATAGCGTACAGGCAGGTTCGACATCAACTTCTTGGAAAGTATCTCTTGAAGGCAGTTCAATAACTTGGGAAACTACTGGTAATGCTATATAATTTTAATTGACATAAAATAATCTTTAGATTAAAATGAATGGCGGTTGGACATAAGTCTGACCGCCATTTAATTATATAAGGAGACGATATTATGGAACAGGAGAAACTTAATAAAATTGAGGCAAACGACACTATAAAATTATACGACGCAAATGAAGTAGTTGATACTGGGAAAAAGAAATTTAACTTTATGGGCAAAGAATGTTTTATTATTCACCCTACGATAAATCAAGAGGTTGAGTTAAAACAAAAATATGCGAAAATGTTCTCTGGGTTTTTAACAAAAGATGATTTCTTATGCCGTCATCAAATGATTAAATTATTAAAAGATAAAGGCATTTGGACTGACCAAGATAAAGCTGATGCAGAGGAACTTCACGAAAGAATGGTTCAGTATTACTCTGAATTTAATTCAATTCCATATGATAAAAGACTTGGAAATACAGAATTTGATAAAGCATATGATTTATATTCGAAGACAAGTGTAAACTATTACACGAAAACATCGATATATTCTGAATCAATGTCAAATACAGTCGAAGGATTGTGCGACCAGGCGTTGCTTTCAAAAAGACTTGCAATGTGCCTTGTGAATGAAAAGAATGAACCTATAACGTCAGAGAAAGAGATTGGCGATATGAGAAAAGGCAATGATCTTGCAGATGTTTTGTTCAGAGCAAAAATGTTTTGGGATGGCGTTGAAGACCGTTTTTTAGAAAATTAGCACGTTCGTTTCTGACTCAAAAAAGATTCGAATTGTGCAAGGATTCAATATGCGAATCCTTCTTCGGAAAGCCGGCAAGAGAATTAACAATAGACCAAGTAGTATTTTTAAAATGGACTTCGTTTTACGCTTGCTTAAATGAGAGAACTGAAAAAAGACCAGGCCCAGAATTAGTAGATAATGATTATGAATTAGATAAATGGCTTGATGAAGAATTAAAAAAGAAAACAAAAGAGTTTTAGAAAGGAAGATAAGATGGCAAACGTTAACCAGAGTATTTCAATTGATTTCTTAATGACCGCGAAATCAAATCCTGCTGGATTTAATGATATTATAAGAAAAATAGAAAATATACGCGGAGAAATGGCAGATTTTAGTGGAAGTATAGGTTCTGGTATGTCAAAACTAATGTCTTCCTTTTCTATGTTCCAAAAGGGGCTTGAGCCGAGAGCCTTTTTATCTTCAACTGAAAAGATAAAGCAAGAAATAAGAAGTTTATCAGCAGAATTGTCAAACCTTTCAAAAAAAGCAAAAGGGATGGACATTGATTTATCTGCCATAAGCAAAATGCAGGGGATTTTACGTTCAGCAAGGGCTAAAGTCCAATATGAAGAGGCTCAATTTTATAAAGATTTAAGGTCTCCGTTTGACTTGTCTCAGGCAAAATTTTCTGCTATCCAAATTCCCCAATCGCCTCTATCATATAAGGCCCCTACCGGGCGACAAGTTGAGAGACTAAAAGAATCACTAACTCCGCAACCATCTGGTCTTGATAAATTTATGTCATCCCAGGTTTTGGCAGTCGGAAGACTTGCTCGTTATTATGCTTCATTCGAATTAATTAATGGATCAATAAATGCTATAAATACTGCAATGCAAGAGACAATAATGCTTCAAGATAAAATGCTTGAAGTTAAAAAGTTCTTGCCAGTTAACTCTGCCACAAAAGAACTTGAAAATAATGTATATGCCCTCGCCAAAGCATATGGCGTATCAGCCGAGACGGTTTTAAATTCGTACTCAGAATTTGCTCAACAGGGCATGAAAGCGAATCAAATACTTGATGCTACTAAAGCCGCTTTACTCGGCGTTAATGTTGCATCAATAGATTTCGCTGAATCAACAAAATTCCTTACGACCGCAACAAATGTTTGGGGTTACAGCTTATCTCAATCAACGACATTGTTCGATAAATTATCTAAGGTTCAGGCTATGTCGGCTGTAACTGCACAGGCAATGATTTCAGCTATACAAAAAACTGGTTCAATTGCTCATGATGTTGGCGTTTCAATGGATGAACTTCTTGGATATATCGCCGCAATAACAGAGAAAACTCAACAATCTGGTGAAGTTACTGGTAACGCTTTAAAGACAATGTTCGAAAGATTATTACGTTCTGATAGTATAAGAAAATTAGAAGCAATGGATCCACTTAAAGGTATAACTTTTAGAAATATCCAAACTGGAGAACTTGAAAAAGCAGGAGTTATTTTATCGCAGATAGCTGGCAAATGGAAAGATTTAACTGACATTGAAAGAAAGAATATTGGTGAAGTTATTGCTGGTGGTAGACAAATAAATACATTTACCGCTTTAATGTCAAACTTTGACTCGGCTGTTAAATTAACTGGTGAATCTTTAAATTCTATGGGGTTTGCTCAACAACAGAATCAAACAGAGATGCAAAAATTCACTAAAAATGCACAAATACTTAAAAATGTATTTTTAGAGTTGACAACTGATGCATTAACTCCTTTTATGGTAGCTACAAATCTATCTATAAATATTTTAGGCCAGTTTGGATCTAGTGTTATGCCTATAGCCAAAGCTGGTGTATCTGGATTTGGAGCGGCAGTTATGGTAGTTGCAACTATGGCTATACCAACTCTAATAAGAAGCATTATAGCGTCAGGTGGAGTTCTTGGAACATTTTTACAAACTATGGGTAATGCTGCTTTAGTTACCAAAGGTCTTGGAGCAGTTTTATCAGGCCCGGCAGGTATAGCATTTGCGATTGGAAGTGCAATATCTGGATTTTTACTATATAACAGTAGCGTTCAAGAATCTAAAGAAAAAACAGAAGATTTAAATAAAGAATTAGCCAAAACTGCCGATTCATTAAATAAATTATCAAAGGGGTTTTCTGCCAAAGAATTTACTGAAAGTATCCTTGGTGGAATGACATCAGAGCAATTAGCTAAAATAATAGAACTGAATCCTGCCATAGAGTCTATAATAAGCTATGGAGAAAAAGGCCCATATATAAAATCTGGGAGACAAGACTTAGCCAGAAAAATGTTCGTTGAGGCTACAAAGCAAACAATACAGCAAAAAGCTGAAGGTGGAGTTACTTTTGAAAGTTATGTGAAAGATGTTGGTTTAACTAAAGATCAATTAAGTGCAACGAGAGTGCAAGAAGAATTTAATAAACTTCTGAAAGAGTCTGGAGATTTACAGAAGGAAATTACAGGATATCTTTCTCGTTCAACGTTCCTTTCTGATTCCGAATTGAAAACTCTTGATTTAAAAAAGCAAAAACAAAAAGAAATAAACGGATTGCTTGCACAATTTGAATATTTGGCAAAAGCCTCGGCTGGGAGTTCCGAATTATCATTACAAAATGCAATAGAAGCAGCCCAGCAAATTGCAAAATTATTTTTCCAAGATAAACCCACTCAAATTTCTCCTATTTCTGATTCTCAAGAAAAACTTGAGGCACAAAGGGCAGTAATAGAAGAAATTGGTATAGAAATGGAAAAAGGATTATTTACCGCCCAACAAAAAAATAAAGAATTTGATATTGAAAATGAACTTTTAGAAAATCTAAAGTCTCAACAATTTGAACTTGGGGCAAAAGAAATTGAACTAAGAGAACAAGTAAATAAAGGTATAGATGGAGCAAAAGATAAATATGATGAAGTAATTAAGAAAAATGAAATTGTAAAATCATTAATTGGAGACCAAAAAGATATTTTACAAAGGCTTTTGGATTTACTTAATCAAGACTATTTTATTAATGTAAGATTTAATATGCCTCAAGGAATACCATTACCAGGTTTTATTCCGATCGGTGGAGAAGGGGCTGTTTCATCTGCTAATTTAAATAAAACAGCACAAGAAGCAAAAGCTAGAGAGACAATTGCAAACAAAGAAATATTAAAAACAACAAACGATATACTTTCAGCTCAAAACTCAATAAACGCATTAGAAAATAAGCATATAAAAATAAAAGAGAATGATGCGAAAAGTACCGCTACGAATAATATAAAGATTGGGAATGAAAAAGCAAAACTAGTAAAATTAGAACAAGATTTCTCAAATTTATCAAAGATTGCTTCGAAAGATCAAGTAGAAAAATCTAAAATTGCTATTGAACAAAATAAAATAGAAAACCAGATGAAATTAAAAACTGCCAAAGAGGTAGGGAAAATAGATAGGGCAGGTCAAAAAACTGTTGAAGATAAGGCTCATATTGAAGCATTAAGAAAAGTTCATGAAATTGAAGCGCAAATATCTCTTACCAAACAGTTCCAATCATATTGGGAAAGTAAATTAGAAGATAGTTATTTGCTTCGCTACGATCGTGAAACTGAAGCTCTACAGATACAAATTGACAATAATAAAAATATCCTTGATAGTGTTAAAGGACTTAACGAAGAGGATAGAAATCGCTATAACGAAAAGATAAAAGAATTAAACACAGAACTTGACGCTCGCAAAAAAAATCGAGAAGAAGCAATAAAGATAAATGAAGAAGAAAAAAGAGCGAAAGACTTTAAACGCAGTTTAGGAAAAGCTGATGAACAATTTTCATTTAGGCAAGAATTAAATGCTATTGGTTTCTCTGGCAGATATGGAATAACTCCAGAAGAGCAAGCGGCATTTAATATTCAACAACAGTACGAATCAGTTTTATTTGAAAAAGAAAAAGCAAAAATGATATATCAAGAAAAATATAGGATAACTCTTGATTCGATAATAGCAAAGCAAAAGACACAAAAAGACTTCTCTATGGAAATGGCAAAGCAACAGGCTATTCAATTAACATTACAGTCAGAGGAAGTTCAAAATGCCGATGAAGCAGTAATAAAGCAGCAGCAGAAACTTGAAATACTTTATAGGCAAACTGAACAACAAGAAAGACAAAGAGCATTTGCCGGCGTAGATGAAATCAAAGGAGTTATCTCTGGATTGTTTGACACATTCAATCCTATAACTATATACGAACAGCAAAAGGCCAAGGCAAAACAAATGTCTGAGGCATATGCTGAAATGGCTCAGGCTCAGTCAGCCGCCAATACTGCTGCAAGAGATGTTGCAAGTGCCGAGGCAACTGGAAATATTGACAAAATAAATTCTGCAAGAGAAAAATATAACCAAACATTAAACCAAATCGAAGAAGTAAAGAAAAAAATGCAGGATATAAATTCAGAAACGAACAAATGGGCAGATGCTTTAAAGAGTATAGGAAATATATTGTTCAAAAAAATAGCAGACCAAGTTACTGATATATTCATAAAGAAAACTGGTATCGCAGACATGTTTGCTAATTTATTTCTTGGAATAGGCGGACTTGGAGGCAAACAACAAACTCAAAGCGCTATGTTTGGAGGCGGTGCCGCAGGAATAACTACCGCTATGGCTGGAGCAATGGCATTTCCATCAATGGCTGGCATGGGTGGCGGGGCAGGGTTTATATCAGGTGGCAATCAAGCTATAATAAACGTCATGGCGCAAAAACAGCAAGGGCTTGGTGGCATGATGAGCCCTATGATGGGAACTTCAACTGGTCTTGGCAAATGGCTTAACAAACCATTAGACAAATGGGGCAGCACAGGAATGGGCTATCTCTCATCTGGTCTTATGGGTTATGGGTTGGGTCAAGCCATAGGTTCAAAAGGCGGCGGAGCATTAGCCGGTGGACTGATGGGGTTTTTAACGGCAGGCCCAATAGGTGGGCTTCTTGGTGCAATAGGTGGATTTTTTGGTGGAGGCAAGGACGAAGAGCCAGCTCCACCTCCAGTAAAAGAAAGAGAATTTTATAGCACTCAGAAGAACGTCGATGCCTTAGATAGAAATACTGCTGCTTTAATGAAACTTTCAGAAGGAGTATTTAATGCTCCATCTACATTTGAAATGCCAAGGCTTGACGCAAAAAGTAATATATCTCAAGTTATAAACGTTTATGTTGGCCCTGGCTCTAACTCTAAAAATATATCTTCTGGTGTTTCTGAGGCAGTTTATAAAGCTAATATGGCTACATTTGGAACTAAAACATCGAATGTTGTAGGATAGGTGGTAAAATGGCAAGCAAAACAAATTATAAATTATACAAATCATCTCTTACTCCTACGAAAATTGATATAGGGATTTCATCTTACGAAATAAAGACTCAAGATTATGGCAAGTTAGAACTAGGAAGAGGAATTAGAGTTTTTATAAAAAAATACTCCTCTTCCGGGGAAATACGAAAGAATGACACTTTAATTTTAAAATGGGATTTTGTTCCTGAAAATTCAATTACATTTTCAAAAATACAGTCTTTAAGCAATGGTGATGAAGTAACTTTTATTGCCTCTGGAAATATAAATATGTCAATTACTGGTGAATTGATAGATATAGTTTCAAAAAGAAAATCAGGGATAATATTAAAAAACAATATCATGACAAGAGAAATATCAATTCAAATATGCGTTAAGACTGGAAGTATAAACTAAGGAGAAAAATATGGCGTGGCAAATAAACGGAGTGACACTTGATTATGGCCCAAGTTTTCAAGATGATTTTACATATGTTGATGACAAACCCATAGAATTGACGTTTCCATCAAAAAGTATCGATAATGATTATATTTATTTAAGGAATTATGACGAATCAAAAACTATGTCATGGGATAGAGTTACATCGAGTTTGAAGACGAAATTAGTAAATTTACCTTTATTTACAAATATATCTTTGTATGATAATATATCGACTAATAATTATACTATTCAAATATTGGATAGAAAGATTATTCCATATAAAACATTTGAAAACTCTGAAGTTTTATGGTCTGCTACTTTAAAAATAAAAGTTATTAGTTAGGATTGGTGGAAAAGTGGATAATTTTATATATCAAACAGTTAATGATAATGTATCTGGAAAATCTGGCATTGCCTCATCTTGCTTTTATTGCGAAATATTTCAAGGTGGTCTATATGATTTTCATGCAAAAAATAAGACGACATTCTCTCCTAATAATGGATATGATATTATTACTGCCACAAAAATGAGAGGAGAAACGGAAGTCTCATATTCTGTCGAAAGATCAGATGTATCGTTATGGACGAAATTTTCTCCAATAAGTTTCCAAAAAAACTTTTCAGTTGGCCAGTCTAAAACTATAAATTTTACATTGCCTTACAATATGTTCTCTTATAATATGTCAACGGGCATATTTACTGGTAATAATGATTTAACAAATTTTAACTTTACACTAAGTAAAGGGTATTTGGTAAGGCTTTATTCTGGATTTTTTTCAGATGATAATACTGCTGCGATATATCAAGATGACAATGGGCAACACACAGAAAGACAGTTTACAGGTGTTATAACTGATATTCAAGTTTCCGAAGATGATGGAACATTGACTATTGCCGCTTCGGATTATTCTGTAATATTCTTAAACCAATTAAATTATAATTATCCTGATATTGTTTCTTATAGAGATGCCGCAGAAGATACAGAAGACGTAATAGTTGGTGGATCAACTTATAAATCTCCGATAAGAATTCAACCAGATAATTTATTCGCTGATATCGCAAATCAACAATTTATTCCAGCATATGATAATTGGAAGGTCATAGATGCCATAAAGGATATTTGTATAAAAAGTAATTTTCCTGTCGAAAGAATTGCTTTTGGATTCATGAATAGCGATAAAATAAGACTTGGAAAATCAAAAGAATATCCATTTATGAAAACTCAGTCAAAATATATTCAGACCACTGCAACAACAATTGAAGAAGTGGTAAAAATATCAGGCATCGATGCAGAATCATTAGATGATGCAAAATATAAATTTGATTTTGGAAAGAACCTATGGGATTGTTTAAGCACGATCTGCGAAGATTTTGGCTTTAGAATGTTTTTCGATAAAGATGGAAAGTTAAATATTAAAGATGTTGGAGTTGGAACATTTTACCAAGATTTTACTGGAACAGAACTTCAAATAATAGAGAATAATGTTTATGGTTGGACTGCTCAAGATTTAACCAATTATACAAATTGCACTATAAAAACTTCAATTTCTGGATATAAAATAGAAGCAAGATTTATAAGTAAAGATGCTGAATTGCCAGCAACAACAGTTAGAGTATATTATAACAGTAATCTTTTAGCAACTGTGAATGTTAGAGCATTATCAAAATATGATGCCGAAACGGTTACGCTATTTGAATCAGATAGTCCATCTGGATTATTTTATTTTCAATGCGCTGATACTGCATATTTAAACTGTTTGTATTATTACACGCCTGAGCAACAAAATAATCCGATAATAACTCTTGATACGACAAAAAACGTAAAAATAACTCAATCAAATTTATCTAACCAAGAGATACGAAATCAGGTAATATCAATAGGGAAACCAAATGCATCAGAACCATTAATATCAAAATCAATAGATTTTACATCTATTTATGGCGGAGAAAATATCATATCTTCCTTAGAGTTTTCAAATGGGATAGACGCTGTTTCTGAATCAAAAGGTGACTTTCTTAGCAATGGAAAAAAAGACAAATATGAAAATGTTATATTTAATCCGTCATCTTTTACTATAAAATGTGATGGCAGTAAACCTTCCCCCAAAATATTAAAAATATATTTTAAACAGGACTCGACATATATAGGGAAGACGATAACCATAAACACTACTGATTCAACTTTTTCTCAAACAATAAGTCAATATGATTTGACTAATTTTGGCATGTTTATAAATATTCCGACAATAACGACAAAAGTTAATGGCAAATATGTCATACAACTTTCATGTGCGTCTGCTCAATCTTTTTATCTTTCTGAAGTAGAATGTTTTAATAATGATATCTCTTATAATTATGCCGGCTTTCTAAAAGAACTAATGATAGTAAAAGATAACGTAAGTGACAAATCATCAAATGATTGGGCGGCAAAGACACTTATTGAAACTCATAGAGGAAACTCGCATCAAGTTGAAGCAGAGGCTATAGGAATGCCGTTTTTAAATATTGGAGATTGCATTGATATATACGCTCCAGAATTAGGTTTTGCTCAAGATAAAAATTTTTATGTTACTGGAATTTCTGATTCAGGAACCGACATATCTTATACCTCTAAAATATCTTTGTCTGCTATTCCTCCGGTTAAATCAATCCAATGGATGCCAGATATAGACGAAACAAAATTTACAGGAGATATATATGATTTCACAATCCAGATAAAAGAAAAAGATAACGTGTCAGGCGATGCTAAAGGCATAATCGGTGGAGAATTTGAAAATATTTCTGGATTGCCTGGAGATATGAAAAATTTTAAACATGGAAGAATGATTGCCTATGACAGTGTAAATGGGAAGATATACGCTCTTGGAGGTTCCTCTACATGGATGACAGATACATGGATAACAAGAATGACTCCAACGAAATATTTTGCAATATACGATATTTCCACAAAAACATGGACTCAGGGTTCTATGCCAGTTGCAACTTGTTTTGGATTTGCTTGTTGTTATAACGGAGATTTGTATGTATTCGGTGGCACTAATAATGCCGCAAATATTTTAAAATATACATTTTCAACATCTACTTGGTCTAACTATGGAAGCCTGTCTTTTAATTTTCAATATGGTGGAGCGGCAATAAAAGATAATATGGTTTATTTAATATCTGGATGGTCAGGGTCAAGTAGCGAATATCCTGTCGGCGGATGCTATTCGTATGATATCTTAACAAAAACTATTACAACTCTTGCAACATTAAATTCTTCAAATGGATATTTTTTAAACCAATGCTGCTTATCTTATGATGGAAATTATATTTATAGCCTTGGAGGCTCTTATAGAGATTATCAATTGCCCGGCCCCGATGAATACACCTGGGATTGGCATAATAGGTTATATCTTTCTAGAAATCTCAATAGATACAATATATCATCAAATACGTGGGAATCTCTTACGGCTCCTTTAGTTGGTATTGCTGGAGGAACTTTACAAACAGATTCCACAGGTATATATGTATTTGGTGGGTATAGGGTTGATGGTTCAGGATTCTACTCCAGTAATTCAGCTCATAAAATATATGATTATTCTACCGGATATGTTTTCGAGCCATATGGAGGAGTGCCTGAATCATTTGGAATATCTGGATGTATTTATGGTTCTAAATTTTTAATTGCCGGCGAAGGAGTTTATTCAATAGATTTAGTAAAAATGAAGGTAAGTCAGGCAATAGATATAAAACCAATAACTGACTACTGCTTATTTAGCTTCGCTACAACAAAAAGAAGAAAGATATCTGTTTTAGTAAAACACCCATCAAAAAATGAAATTTATGCATGGCCTCTTGAAGAAACAATAATTGAGCCTGGAGTTTATAAAAGAGAAAATGGAATAAGATGGGATTTTGGTTTAGACTTTGAACAAAGATTTGGGGATTTTTGTGATAAAATATTTCTTTATCCAAATGACTCAGATGATAATTATGTTTATTCGACAATCTATGAGGATTTGGAAATAACATCCGAATACGATCCTACGGTTACTCATAAAAGAACTCCTCCATTTTACATTGTTAGACTTAATGTTAAACTGGATAAATATTTACTGAATACTCTTGGTTCGGCCACAATAAGTTCAGATATACAAATGGATGTTCCAATAATAACTCATTCTGATATGTATAAAGATGGAGCGTTTAAACTTGCTATAGAAGATGTTTTCCCGTCTCAAGTGCAAGTTGGAGGCTCTGTCATAGCCCCATTATCAGTTAAAAAAAATAATATAACATTAATTTTAAATGATATGGTTTATGTGGATGTTATTGTTCAAAGAAATGATGGCGCGAATGTCAATCAAATAACCCAATCTGTTGACGAGTATGGAAGATATCCTAACTCAGCCCAAAGAAATGTTATTACAGCAGCATTAATTGACGAAATAAAATGGGATTTGACGGATAGTAGCGGTATTTATGTACCTATTAACTCTAAATATAAATTTAAAATCATAAATGCTTTTGGTGTTAATGGAGAGGCTGTTATTTTTACAACAGCCACAAGTGATAATATCCTTCCAAATCCAATATTTAAACCAATATCTACAACAAATACTGTAACTACAACAAAACAATCATTAAATGGTTCTGTATCAAGTTCTACGTCAGTAGTGACTACAAAGATAATGAAAGACTGGGTTTATAATGATTCTTTTGTTTCACTATTTGATATAACTCCTTCTAAATACTACTCATGGCAAGAATCTATTCAAGTTCCTAAAACGTTACCGAATGGAACGGTAATTGGAAATACTACTACGATAATAACAAAAACATTAACAAATAAATCTTTTGGATATAACATAACAATGGATACAGACAAAGAAAGGGTTTCTACAACATTTGATCAGTTAGGAACTATTTCGTTTAAAAAAGAATTTAGTGGAAATACTTCAAATATCTTTGCCGGCGCTTTAATGGATGTTGAGCTTGGAACAAATGATATTGAAAAAGTTACGTCGGAATATCTTAACGATTCTCCTCATGTAAAATCTACAAAGGCGTATATAGCCAATCCAGAAGTATCGCAAGATATCTATGTTAGTTTTGAATATTTGCTATATTCTCCTATAAGAACTGGATATCCAAGTGGAGAGTTAACTTTCGTAGATAAGAATGGCCAAACGGTAAGTTATGTTGATCTTTCGATTAGCGAAGCCATAAAAAAATACTGTTTGGCTCCAGTATTTTTTGTTGCTTATAAAACAGATAAATTATCCTATAAAATAGTTAAATCAGATATGATAAAATTGACTCCAAGTAGTAATCCAGAAGGAACCATGTCTGTTGCAGGAACAAAATTTACAATACCAAAAGCTACAGATTGTTCAGAAATAGATTTAATCGTAGGGGTTAAATTTGGAGATTCATTCAAATTGACAAGAACTTCAAACGACCCTCCTGGAAAACCATCGGGATATGTTGCAAATTTGTTTTCATCAGATCCAGAGCTATATTATTTTGTTGACTATGCTAAAACGCAATCATTTAATCCCGGGATAAATTTATATTTCGATAATTTTCAAACCATACTTGGAAGTGAATATCGAAAAATAACTTATTCTGAACAGCCAAAAGATAACGCAAAAACATCAGGAATATTCGAAGTAATATAATTTATTGACGGGAATGTTATTTTAATATAAAATATTAGAAATTTTATAGAATGGTGATGATAAAATGAACAATTTACCTTATGTTGTCCAAAATCAAATAAATAAATCAATAGATGAAGGAAAAGTCCAAAAAATAAATACTAATATCCAAGAGGATAACGTAAAAGATTTGTCTTTTTCCAATTCTTCGAAATCCACAACCAATATAAAGCCAGAGCCTCCAAAGGTTTCTTATTTTTTAAAAGTAATAAATAAAAATACGTTTGGCGTTAATTTTTCTGCGCCATTATCTATTTTTGATGACGTAGGCTCAGCCCGTTCGGTATATGGAGATACCTATTCGATAATAAGAGATGGAGTAATAATAAAAGAAAATATAGCGGCTCCATTGTCTTATATTGATACAAATGTAGAATACGGTATGTCATATTCGTATCAAGTCATAATAAATACGTTATCAGGATTAAGCAACTCTTCAAGCCAAATACAAATGTCTGTAATTGATTCATCTATTCCACATACTCCTGATAACTTTACCGTTTATTTTGATAATCCAAAAGATATAGATATTGGAACTACAAAGATAAAATTTAATCAAAATATGGACGAAGATTACAAAGGAATGAGAATTATCTACAAAGAGTCCAATTTAGCTGATACAGAATGGAAAGAGTCAAAATTTGTTAATCAGGTTGGAGATCAAGGTAGTGAAGCCACTACATTAATAAGCGGCCTTGTTAAAGGGAAATATTATGATTTCGCAATACAGGCAATGGATTATTTTGGTAATGTATCAGAGATAAATAAACAGGAAAGCGTGAGACTATTTGATAATGTTGCTCCAAATCCAGTTAATAATTTCTCTGCCGCATTAATGAACAGTTCTCCAATTCGGTCAAAATTATCATGGACGGTTCCAGTTCCTATTGATGGAATATCAGACACTACTGGATATAAGATACAAAGAGCAGCTATAACGACAGGACAGCAAATATATTCTGATTTAACCACTATAAACTCTCATGATACATTGATATTTGAGGATTCTACCGTCGAATCGGGAACTTCATATATCTACAGAATTTCTTCATTTGACGAAAACAATAATATGTCAGACTATACTTATTCTGATATTATAAAAATAGAGTCAATATCTAATTCTATTGATATATCAGTGCAATATCAAAATGCTGGAGAAACTACATTTCCAATAACAGTAACCGCAACAAATATTCCAACTACTGGGGTTGGAAATACTTTTGCCATTGTTATAAATAAAAAATCTACTGGCCTTCCAATAAGTTTAAAAAAAATAGCATCAAGGGTATCTTCGTCAATACAGACGGTATCGATAGTATTTAGCTATACAGATTTATTAGAGGATTTTGTAAAAAATATATCAAGTGAAACATTTTTAGCAAATGATTTCGAAATTAGATTCTACGAAAGAATTACAATAATAAGAAATACATGTAGATTTGTTGATTTATTTGTAAAAGATTTATCGATAGACTTTAGACCGCCTGCGGTTCAAAATTTTCTAATAACATATGATGCAAAAAATAAAAAAATATATATGTCTTGGGATAAGCCATCATTTTCTATATTATCCGGTTATGTTATAAAATATTCTGGAAAGACTACTCAAAAAACTTGGGATAATTCAACTCTTGTTAAAGAGATTTTTATTAGCGATACATTGAATACTGTAATCGACGTTCCACCAGATATAAACTTAAATGATCCTCAAACATTAAGTTATTTTTCTATAAAATCGATATCAAAGTTTAATTTTTCATATATATCTGCAAATTTTACTAAAGTAATTGGTTTATCAAATTCCATATTATCATCGTCTGCCACATTTAATTCTTTAACTATTTATGGAAAATTGCCAGCAGTTACAGGACAAGTTGTAATAGGTGGCGCTCAAGAAGTTAATATTAAATTTACTCCTCTTGATTTAGAAGGTGTAAGCGAATATTGGATATATGCTTCTTATACTGCCTCTGATTTAGATGCCCCAACTGATGAAATGATAGAGTGGAAAGGTAAAGCATCTATAGCAAATATTAAAAAAATAGCCGGCGTAGAAATACCAAATGAAATAAGAACCATATATTTTAAAATGCTTGCAGTTGACTATCAACAGATAAAAGGAACTATATCTGATTTGTTTTCTGGAATATCTCACGATAGTATGGTTCCAGAATATACCGTATCTTTTTCTCCAAATATAATAGTTGAAAAACTTATATCTGGAAATTCTTTATCTGTATCTTTAATTTCAAATGATGATTCAGGATTTTCTGCAACTGGGGCATTATATGTTTCTTTGGACGATGGAGAATTTATTGCAAAAACTTATACAAGATCAAATGAAAATAAAACAATAACATATTCAGAAACATTTTCATCTATTGCTGATGGCGAGCATAAAATATGTTTTAAAGTATTTGATGTTTATAATAATTTGTTAACAACTCAGTGGTATCCTTTTGAAGTAGACATAAGCGTTCCTTCAACATTGCCAGCGCCATATATATTAAAAGATAATGCTTTTGTTCAGACTCAACAAATTGCGTTAAGTTCAAGAACATATCTTCCGTTGACTGGAATATCTGAATCAATAGACATATTTAATTCTAAAACGGTTCAAGTATGTTTACCAGAATTTACTACTTGCTCAAATTTTTCTCATATCAAAATGTTTATTGCTCAATATAATATCTCTACAAGCAGTTACGGAAGCTATGTTGAAATAAAAATGCCACAGTCAGCAAATCTTGATTCTAATGCTGTCGTGTCAGACTTTAAAGCGACGGTAACATTTGAAGAGGATATACCAGATTTTAAAATAAAAATGATACAAGTAAAGAAAAATGTAGTTATTGGTGATATAAACTTTGCGATTGCCTCTTCTAAAAATAAAATAGATACAACTCCTCCGCTAATAAAAGTAAATTCAATGAGATATGAAAATGACGCATCTCTTGAAAATGTAGCAAACAATAATTATATAAACTCAAGAATTATAAATGGTGGATTAATAATAGATTTAACTATTATTGAAACCAATTCTGGATTATGGTCAAGCTCTATTGATGTTGAAAACTTAAGGATGCCAGTTTATTATCAAGTTAATGGTGGCGCAAAAACTCCATTACTCGAATATGGTTCGCCTATGTTTAAATCTCCATTTTTTATTCCAAAAGAAAAGTTTTCTTCATTTGGTGAAGGAGAGAAAGTCACAATAACGATATATGCAATGGACAACGCTTTGAAAATTGGAAGTTTAAATATAGTTAAAATAATGAATAAAGTTGCCCCGGACAACGTAACATCGCAAAAGGCAATATTTGGTATTGAATCAAATAAGCCAGTTATTAAAATTTCATATACAAAGCCATTTGTTTCTGATCTTGCTGGAATTAGATTATATGAATCTGGAGTTTTAATAAAAGAAACTCTTGGTGAAGTTATGTCTATTCCAACTTCAAGCGGAAGCGATAGGGCTTTTGTTTTAAAATCTGTTGACGTTGCAGATAATGAATCGTCAGGCGTTTCATTTACCGCTCATAACTATGCTCCATCGACTGTTACTGGTTTAAATGCAGAGTCAGATATAAACGCACTATCATTGTCCTGGAACCATGTTATAACTGATACAAATGGCGATCTAATGACTGACTTAAAATATTATGAAGTTTCATATTCTAAATGGGATGGAGTTATAGTTGAAAAGACTGTTTCAAATAGATTTTTAATACAATTATCAAAAGAGGATATGACATACTATAACGCCAATCAGTCTATTTCAATTACTGACATAAAGATAAGAGCAATTGATTATTTTGATTTAGCTGGAAGTTATTGCACTCCTACTACTGGCCGGCCAAGATTTATAGAGGCAGTTGACATGACTGACAATGTATTTAAATTTGTTGGAACGTCAAATAGATTTACTGGAGATTTAACGAATTTATTTGACAACTCTTTTAGAGGGTGGTCGATTGCTTCTGTTATCTCCGATGATTGGGTTCAAGTTGATATGCTTAAACCAGATTTTATATCAGAAATGAAATTAAAATTTTATGGAGGGCTTTTATCAGCGTCTACAGCTATAAGATTTATTATGGCATATTATGATTGTTCAACATCAACAAAAGCATGGAAATATATTTCTGCAAGCAACTCTTCACATGATATTGGAACAGCAGTCGATAGACAAACTGATGAAACAACAGCAAGGTCAAGATATTTTGAATACACTATCACTAAGGCTGACCAAGGAACAGAGGAAGATAAATTAAATGCGTTTTCTATTTCTATGTTAAAAACTGGATTAAGTAAGGCCACATTTTATGCTAGTACAGTAAAAATAATATTTTTAAGCGCATGTGCAGATTTAGGTTTTACTGCTTTTCTGCCAAAAACAAGAAGTATTTATAATGAATTCTATGGCGATATAATGTACTTATCAAGTATGGCGGCAATAAGAAGTTCTGAAGACCCAGACACTTATATGACACTTGACAAAGAAAAACTAACTTTAACTAAAGACTCCAATTTAAAATTAAAACTTGGTAAATTATATGATGATTCATATGGCCTATGGGCTTATGACAACGTTTTGCTTGGAGGAAGCGAATCCGCTCCGCAAATGAGAGTTAACACCACAGAGATACTAATTGGCGGTGGCGTTTCAGGATATTATAGTTCTAGAGTAAGCGGAGATGGTATTCAGGCAGGGTATAGCGAATCACTATCTCAATATAATATTTCTCTTTCTGAATCATATATGATGATTGGAGCGTTGGGAAGTAATTTATATGCTTCAAAATTTTCTACTTCGAAAGTATTACTTGGATATATTCCTGCAATAGATGATTATTTGTTTTCCGCTGACTTTGCATCATCATTAAGACTTTCAATGAGAAGCAATGAAATAGGAAATCCTATTCATTTTGAAGTAGGAGCTTATACAGTATATGATGGAGGAACCCCATATATAAAAAATACTGTTTGGTCAAAATCTATGGTTATAAGTGATGATAGAAACTCAATATTATATGAAGCCATTGGAACGTCTCTATTTATAAGCAAGTACTCTCTTACAGAGCAAGCCGTTAGAATTTATGGAGGGTATTCTGGAACACAAACTGTTGAACAATATATAACAAAAATATCTGGAACAGGAAATTTGACGACTGGTTTATACTCTTCGTCTGGATACGCTGGATTAAAAGGAGATGGATTAACTTATGGTATATGGGGATTAAGTTCTGCTGGAATTGGTTTATTTGGATATTCTAACTCTGGATATGGAATAAAAGGTCAAACTGAAAGCGGGTATGCAGCAATATATGGATATACAACTGGTAGTGGAGCTGGTCTAACTGGTGAGTCAACAAATGGATATGGCGTAAGCGGAGACTCTGACAATAGTTATGGTGGATATTTCTCTACAAGTAATGGCGCATATGGTTTATATGCTTTATCTGGAAAGTCTAATGGTATTGGAATATATGGCGAAGCAACTTCATATGGAATATGGGGTCATGGATATAGTGGCCCTGGAATTTATGCTACAACAGCAGGATATGTTTCTTTGAGATCTGCTCAAAAAACAGAACTTGTTGGTGACACTACATTTAGCGCACAAATATATGCATTAAGCATGGCCGCCGGGGTAGGAACTCATGCTGTAAAATGGAATAATGCAACGGGTCAACTTACATATGACAATTCTTCATCTCTTCGTTATAAGCACGATATAGAGAGACTATCATTTGATATAAACCAATACAATAATATTCTTCCATCAAAATTTAAATATAATTATGACAACTCAAATGATATTGGTTTTATCGCAGAAGAGATGGCAACTCTGTTCCCAGATATTGTAGTATTTGATAAAAATGGACAGCCAGACGCAATCAAATATGATAGAATATCAGTTTATAACGTTTTAGCAAATCAATATAATAATAAAAAAATACAAGAATTAGAAAAACAAATATCAGAGCTTAAAACATTGGTTGACCAATTATTAAATAAATAGTAAAATATACTAAACTTTAGAAAGGAAGAACTTAAATGACTATTAATTTCCCTGATTCAATAGATACGACCGCAACCCTATTAAATCCTTTTAATAAACATAAATGGACAAGCCGGCTTAAAACATTAATTGCTGAAGCCGAAACAATATTAACATTAACAGATTTATCAGACATTCCTGCTGATGTTGCAAACAATTATATTGGAATTGATGATGAAATAATGTTTGTTGTTTCTATCGACAATACTGGAAGCGATAAGAAAATAACTGTTACGAGAGGGCAAGGGAATTCTACCGCTGCTCCTCATTCTGCTGGCGTAGAAGTTCTTCAAGTTTATACCGCAGAGTACCATAAGAAATTAGTTGAAGCAGTAATAGCAATAGAAACATATGCAAAATCTGGTGGAATTGTTATAACTAATCTAACGCAAATTACAACCAGAAAACATAATGATTTGCAGGAGATAAACACTGATATAAATTATCAGCATCTTACAACTACTGAAAAATCTGATATAACTCTAAAATCAGGAAGTATAACACAGATTACAACCCGTAATCACAATGACTTACAGAACTTAAATGCAACATCCGCTCATCCGTCAGCATCAATAGATAACACAGCTACATCTTACGGAAGAGGTTTAGCAACAACTGATAATACCGTTCAAAAGATAGCAGATAGAGTTAATCAGAATGGAACTCCTGCATTTAAAACTGATAAAAGCAAATGCAGTCTTATGTTGCCTTTCAAAGATGGATTAACTGATAACACTAATGCAATTACGCCTATTGGTTATAATACTGCTGTTAAAAGAGCAACTGACAATTTCATTAGTAATCCAGAGGCTTCTATTTCAGCTACATTAAAGCAGTTTGAAGGTGATGAGAGTAAATTTGGTTCAGGTATTGCAGTTGAGGAAAGTCGAACTAATTTACTATTGCAGTCAGATGACTTAACAAATGCGGCATGGACTAAAACTAATTGCACAGTTACGCTTGATAGAGTATTACCTGACGGCAGGAAGTTATTTAAAGTTATTTCAACAGGTGCAAATTCTTACATTAGTCAATCAATTACATTTTCAGCAACAAGTTATAATACTTCTATGTTTATTATAAATCAAAGTGGCAAAGCTATTGTCGTTGGCGAAGGTGTAGCCAATTTAATAATAAACGAAAACAACATATCAAAATTAACAAAAATAGATGGAACGGCAATATTAACATCTGGTACACGAAATTTAACTATTGAAATAGGTTCGGCAACAGCCGGCGATACCTTTTATATTACCTCCCCTCAACTCGAAGCCGGTGCATTTCCAACATCATACATCGCAACCGGTGCAACAGCAGTTACAAGACCAACTGGAAAATTAAGCTATAATTCTTCAATACTTAATGGCAAAACCGATTTTACTTTGTCATTTTTGGCAAAACCTAATTTCAATTATGATTCGGCAACAAGCAAGACTTTTTTATATGCCGCCAATGCAGATGATTCAAAATTTTGGGATATAGAATATTATTCACCGACAGATAAATTTAATGCTTATATGGGTTCAGTTACAAATGTAATATCGACATCAGCCTATACTAATAATACTGATTTGCAATCCTGGAAGCATTTTGTAATTAAACAGTCAGGTGTTAATTCTTATTTTTATGTAAATAACACATTAATCGGAACAAGAACAGATGCCGAAGCAGTTGATATTACAAAATTTCAGCTAGGTTATTTTGATGGCACAACGGCTAATAGTAATATTTCAAACTTCGCAATTTTTAATTATGCTTTAACCACAGATGAAATAGCTCAGATTTATAATTCAGGACTTGAAGGAAAGCCTATTGAATTATCTAACGATAAAACAGTAGCGGAAGCAGATAGACTTTCACCTAATATAAATGCAGGTAGTAATAAAGCACAGTTTATAACAGATAAATCAAAGTGCGTTATGCTTCATGATTTCAAAGGAACTTTAACTGATAAATCAGCCGGCATTAGGGCAATAGGTTCTGAATCAGTTAATAAATGGACTGATAACTTTGTTAATATTGCTACTTCTAAATCGATAGCAACTAATCTGTCAGCGACATTCTGTCAGTTTGATGGTGATGAAGCTAAGTTTGGTTCAGGCGTAGCATTAGAAGAATCAAGAACTAATCTTGCTTTGCAATCAGTTGATTTAAGCCACGCAACCTGGACAAAATCTAAATGCACAGTAACTTTGGACAAGGTATTGCCAGACGGCAGAACCTTATATAAATTAACTGCAACTGATACTGGTTATGCAGTAATAACTCAGTCGATTGCATTTTCAGCCGTAACGCATAATTGCTCATGCTTCATTCTAAATACAAGCGGAAAGAAGTTTTACTTTGATGATACATCAATAGTTGTTATTGGCGATATGACAGCATACCCAAAATTAACAAGAGTTAACGGCCAAAGTTCGGTGGCGGCATCAACTCGCAATATAACAATAGGACTTGAAAATGCGGCAATAGGTGATGTCCTTTATTTCACATCCCCTCAAGTTGAAGCAGGAACTTTTATGACATCTTGGATTGCTACTGGCGCTACAACTGTAACTCGTCCAGTTGGAATGCTCAATTATGCTCCAAGAATAAATAAAGTTGGCAGTTTTTCAGCATGGATGAAACATTCAGTATTACCGGATAACTCACAAATGATGCCAGCAGGATTTTATACAGCTTCCGATACTCTTGCTGATTCATTTTTAATATTTGGGAGCAATGGTGCAGGATGGGGGTTCTATAATGGTGGAGGAACCGGAACTACATTTTCATACATATTGCCAGTAAATGAATGGTATAATATCATTATGACGTGGGATGGTTCAACAATAAGCCTTTATATCAATAAAGAATTAGTTGCGACTGCTGCTCAAGGACCAAATTTTGACAAATTAGTTAAACAGAACTTTAGACCTACTGGAGTTTCATTTAAACTTTCAAATTACGTTGATTTCAATTATGTTCTTTCGACTGATGAAATAGCTCAGATATATAACTCAGGACTTGAAGGGAAGCCAATTGCAATATCAGGTGCTGAAACCATAATACCAGTAGGTCAGTCATTACACGATACAAATTTCATTACATTCGCATCTGGTTGGGGTATTTCAACTACATATCCGAATAAGCCTACAATATCAAAAACAGCTAATGTAGCTTTAATGAGAGGTATTCTTGAATATACAGGAGCAGTCAATACTGACGTAACTATATTTACATTACCTGCCGGAAGTAGACCATCTTTACCAGATACTTATTATCATTCGTTTGTTGGCACAGCAAGAGACTCAGGTGCGCCGGCAATGAGAATATTACGAGTTTACGGTAATGGAGATGTTGTACTAATGGCACAGGGCGCTACGATAGTTAATCCGGCGTTATCACTTGACAATATCAATTTCGTTAATGGAAAATAATAATAAAAGGCGGTTAATATCCGCCCGAACGGGCTTTTATAATGATTAACAAAATTTTAAGACTTATTATAAATTCATTCTGGAATTTAATATATCCAGAATTATCAAATAAAGAAGTAGAAGAAATATATTCTCTTTGTAAAAATCCATTTCAATTTGAAGTTTATTTATGTTCGTATGGATTTAAATGGGCCTCTGATGGACTTAACTTTAGCGTTTTGACTGACTCATTTGAAAGACCATCTCAAACTCTATCAAGAAAATGGGCAAATTGCTCTGGATTTTTAAGTCTATATTCAGTTTTATTTGATAGACTTGGAATAAAACACAAAGAAGTTTTATTATTGCACTCGGATGACAACCAATGGCATTATATTAATATATTTCAATATGAAGGTAAGTTTTATCAGCAATCTAACATCACCTTGACAGAAGTGACAAATTTTGGTAAACTGTGGCAAGAATGGAAAGATAAAGGATATTCAAAACGGATGGTGGATCTTTAATGTTTAAAAAAATAATTACAATCTATAATTTTATATCAAAATATTTTATGTGGATCTTTGCATTAATATTTGGAATTCTAAAAGTTGCAAAGCCATTTATAACTCAAAAGAAAACAGTAGATTTAATGAATTCAAAGCCAGAAAGTAGAAAGGGAGATATTGGTGTCGCAGACAATAACGGACTTAAACAAGTTGAAGCAATTCCTTCAAACGCACCCAAGTCCAATGAAATTCCTGTGGGAACTATTCCAGAATCAAAAACAACCATATCTGGAGAAGGAACGCTTAAGCCGATCAATAATGGAAATCAACCAGGAGAAAGATCAACTGAAGACGTATTAAAAGATTTATCAGAAATCTTAAATAAATAATTAAAGGATGGTTATTTGAAAATGAAACTAAGACTTAAAACAAAAGAAATTATCTTCGCTATTTTATTTGTAGTAATTTTAACAGGATGTATGTTCCTGTATAAAAATTATGCAAAAGCATCAGAACTTGGTCATGTCGATTCAGTTGTAATTAAATCAAATGATGTGAAAGTTCCAAAAACTCTTATGTCAGAAATCAAACAAAAACTTAAAAAACTTAATCGTATTGAAAAATCCGAACCAAATATCAAACTTGGTGAAATTAAAGTATTTACTGATAAAGATGGTAGAATATTTATTAATGATACAACTTCTATATCTTTAAAACTTGCAGATATTGAATACGCCGGTGAACTTAAATTAAATGCAAAAACAGAAGTTTATCGCGTTCCAGAAAAAGAATTGCAATGGTATAATAATTTTGGTTGGGAATATGGTATGATCCAAAAAGATAAAGATTCTTCAAAATTTGAAAAAGGCCAGTTTTATTTAACTTATGATACTCCTCTTGCATACAAAAGAGTTGGAACTTTACTTGAATTAAATAGATTTAATTATGGTGCTGGTATATTTTATAAAATTGGAAATACAAAATTAATTGGATCAGCTATTTTTAAATATGGCGATAGAATAAATAAAGAAAATGCAATGTATATGCTTGGCATTGGATATAATTTCTAAAAGTATCTACTAAATGTAGATATAATCGAATCCCGGACTTACTTTATAGTTTGTTCGGGATTCGCCTTTGAAAGGCGGTTTTATGTTGTTGACAGAATGGTTAATTTCTGATATTATTCTTTACGAAAACAATTCTATTCCTGACACATTAGAAATATTAGATAGAGAAATTCAATCCTTACTGAAGGAGGAAGCAAAATGAAAAATTTTTTAATCAACTTTATTTATAATAGAGAAGAAAATCGTGTTCGTGGAACGTTTATCCAGTTAGCGAAACTGCTATTTTTATATGCAACATTTATTTATATCCTATTAATGATATTCTTTGAAATAAAAACTGGAAAAGAAACATTATCAAGTCTTGCCACATTCATACTTGGATTGATAGGAGTTATATCAGCAGAACAAGCGTATGGGTATAAACTATATTCTGACCAAAAGAAATCAGAGAATGAAGTATCTCAATTAATTGATAAAGCAATGGAAATCAAAAAAGTTGGTGAAGAAAAAAATGCGTAGTTCGACATTTAATAAAATCATAGATTATACTCTCGAAAAAGAAGATTTTAATTTTAGAAAAAGAATACAGATAGAAAGAGATCCTGATGATGCTGGTGGCACTACAGTTCTTGGACTTGATAAAGCATCACATGGCAAAACGGTCGATAGGTTAATCGAACTTGTTGAATCTGGTCGTAATAATGAAGCAATAGAAATAGCTAAAGATGTTTATGATTTATTTTATTACTCAAAGCATAAAGACAAAAACAATCTTGCTTTATTTGACAAGATACTTGATATAAAGACTGTTTCAAAGACCTTTGATTTGTGTGTTAATACAGGCAATGGACAGGCCGCTAAATTCGTTCGCCGTGGATTAAATCATCTTGGGGCAAAACTTCCAGTTAATTCATCGTTTGATGATGACGTTATATCAAACATAAATAAATATTCAACCGATGATTTTTGTAAATCTATTTTTTCTCAAACTAAATTGTTTGCTAAAATTATCGAAAAATTTCTTGAAATGGCAATGGATATATCTTCATTTAATGTTATGGAGCTTCTTAGAGATGGATCCGACTTACTTAAGATATTTGAAGAGTTTAAACCGATCGCAATGATTGATGATGATGTTCTTATGTCAACAATTCAGGAAGCAAAAGAATTCTACATTGAGATATCCAAAAAAAGGAATAACAAAAAATATCTCAAAGGTTGGCTTAATAGAGTTTATGATATAATTGAATACAAGGAAATGAAGTAGCATGGCAACTTTTGATTTTGTAAAATTGCATAACCAATGGAAAATTCATTTAATGCAGAAAAATCTTTCCGAATGGAATGAAAACGATAAGCAAATTGCACAAATAATTGGTTTTGTTAAAAAAGATCCAGAGGAAATAATAAAATCTGCAAAAAAAGAAAATAGGTATGAAATAGAGCAACGCCTTGACAAAAATAAATGGCGGTGATAAAATATGGAAAGTCTTTTCAAAATAATATATAATTTATTATTTGTAGATTACAACAACTATTATAATCTCTAATTGACTGGTAGTTCAACGGTAGAACATCGGACTTTGAATCCGGTAGTAATGGTTCGAGTCCATTCCGGTCAGTAAAATAAAAATAAGGATGGTTTAAAAATGGATAAAGTATTTTCAAAATGTCCTATATGTAAAAAAGAAAGCACCCCTGAGTATCATACGAATCAAAGTAATTTTTGCCAGGTTAATTTCTCATTTGGCGGCAATATAAATATTCCTTATTATGGCGCTAACTTTAAAATATGCACTGACTGTGCTACCTTAGCGTCAACCGAGGACAATGGCGTTATTGCTAAAGTAAAAGAAATGCTTGACCCAATAGTGGTCGCAGATAAGGCAATGTAGGTGAAGTATGGAAGAAAAAAAAGATGTTAAAGTTATCGATACTTTTATTGAAAAAGTAAAAGAATCATGTCAAGATGCGTCAGGGTTTATTTGTATTGCCTTTAAGGATGTTACGCTTCAAGACGGGAAAAAAGGAATTGTATCAATAAACTCAGAACCTATTGCTGTTGGTGCAGTAAACATCTATTACGCATCTCAAAAATTAATGAATATCAGAAAACGCGCAGACGAAATAAAAGCAAGACAAAATATTCTCTCGTCCTGTGCTTCTGAAAAAGAAGCAGAGGAATTATTGGCATAACTCACAGTTACTCATTCATTGACTTACTCCTTAATTTACCGCAGTGCTAAAAGCATTGCGGTTTTTTATTTGACAAATATTAAATATTGAATTAAAATTTATATTAAGAAAGGGAAGGATAGGATGTGGAAACCTTGGAAACAACAGTAGCAACTGGCTTGCTGAATAAAGCAGCAGAGACTAATGGTTTTGGCTATGGACTTGTTGGAATAATTCTTATCGTTCTCTTAGGCTTTGGATGTGTAATTGCTATTAAATTTGTTAATGCTCACTTTGAACATATAAAAGAACTAAGAGAGAATAATGCCCAACAATCAGAGGTTACTCAAGAATTTTCAAAACAAATTAGTAATCTTGCAGCGACGATTCAGGTTGTAACGCAAGCATTAAATGAAAATAAATCTTCTACCTCACAATCTTTGGCAGAGGTTAAAAACCAACTTACTTCTATATCAAATGTAACAATAGAGGTAAAATCTGCTATTGGCTTTTGCGTAGGAAGAAGAGATAGTAAATAAAAGAGGCGTAAAAATGTTAGAGTTTTCAAATGAAATATTTTCTAAAAATACTTTATATTTATCCATAGCATCCCTATCCGCTATATGCTTTTTTATAATATGTGTTGTAATATTTTATTTAATTAAAGATAGATTTAGTAGAGGATATAATAAATCCATAGATACAATTGAGAACATAAAAAAGATCAAAAGGCATATCGAGCAAATGTCTAATATTACAGATATGATTCTTCATCATGCAATGGATTTTATCGAAGATGGAGATAGTGTTGTTTTATCTGTTGAGGACGTTAAAGAAAATTTCGACCATATGAAAACAATAATCGAAATTCAATTTAAACAAAGATTTGGTCATGATCGTCTTCCATTTAAATTCTTATGGTGCAGTAGTTCAGCTCAAGCAAATAAACTTATTCCAGAGATAACAAAAAGAGGAGCATTTTTGAAAGCTGCAATATGTGATATGGATTTAGGAAGCACAGGTGGCGATATAAATGACGTTATAAAAGAACTTGCCTCTCGTAGCGTTCCAACAATAATCTACACCGGATATGAAAAGAATGAATTTGAAAAGAAGATATTGCCAGAACTTAAAGCAAAAGTAATTTATCAATACAAAGGATATAACAAAGAGATGGCAGAAATTCTTGAGCATCTTGTTGAGGGCAAGCTAGAAATAGTAAAATAAAAAGTAATGGAGATGGTTCTTTTGGAGACAAAAACTTATATACCAGAATTCGTAGAATGTTTAGAATGCAATCGTAGTTTTGACTTGAAAAATTCATCATTATGGGGAAATGAAGATAGAGTTTGCAGATGTTGTCAGTGTAAGGTCGATAATAAAATACAAACTTGTAAAAGAGTATCTTGCAACTTTCATAGCAAGCTACAGGATGATTTTATTATTGACATTGATGAAAATGACGTTCGTGACATTAAACCTATCTCAAACCGTCAGGAAATGATTTTTAATCCAGAAATTTGTTGTTCTATATGCAGACAAGAAATACCAAAAGATTATCTTTATAACTTTTTAAATATCAAACATTCCTTTAATGGAATTACAAAAAGAATAAAAGTAAAAGTTTGCCAGGAATGCTTCGAAGAATTTGAAGAAATGCTAAACTTAAATAAGGTGGAAATCTATGATAGTTCAGAAGAAATGCTCGCATTGCCAGAGGAGGGAGAAAGAGCCGCTTGAGGATTCTTCATATCACATGATAAATCTTGTCGCAATGAATGAAAAAGACGAGAGTTATACATGTAGATTTGAGCTGTGCAATCATTGTATGAGCAATTTTGTATTAATTTTTTCTGACTTTTCAAACGATGAATCGATATTTGACCTAATGAAATAAAAGAAAGACGGGTTTATAGCCCGTCTTTTTATTTTGCAATTATTTTTTCTTTGCAACTTTCTTTACCGCTTTTTTGGCTTCTGCGGCCTTTACTGCTGGTTTTTTGCCCACTTAGAATCACCTCCGAATTCGAACTTTACTTATATCTGCGTTAAAAATTACATTTACCATTTGGTTTACTTTATCGACTGTATCTTCAAAATCTTCTCCGATGAATTCTTTGTTATATAAGGTTAGATGTTTGTCATCGCATTTAAAGCATAAACTATTGTAGTTATAGTGAGGCATTCCACATAAAAGACATTCTTTAAACATGAATTTCCTCCAAAGAATTAGGCTAAGAAATCATATCATTATTTAGATTATTTGTCAAATATTTGAGATTTTTATATTGTTTCTATCTAATTCTATAAGTAGTATTCTTATAATATTTTCTACCGACAATGATTTTATTGAATCCCTTGCAAAGCTTAAAATTATTTCTTTTTTCGGTCGTTCGATACTATAGCTCATGCTATCAAATAATGTAGCCCCTCTATCATAAATTCTAAATTCTGCTATGTCTCCATTAGTGCATAAATATCTTCCGTCACATAGTTGTTTTAAAATACTATTAAATTCATAAATTGTTATTATCATTTGTTCATCCATTTTTATCTCCTTTAAAGATCCTTATTTATATCGCATACATAAACGTTATCTTTATATATTAAATCAGGGCAAAAAGAATTACTAGGTGGCATGTAATATTCTGGAATATCTTCAAGGTTTATTTCATAGGCTTCAAATGATTCTTTGCTAGAACAAATATTTACAATATATATCGTTTTAGTTGTTTTTAATATATCTAAATATGATATTTTTTTATCAAAAAAGTCTTTTAATATTTTTTCATCGATTACCATTTCAATAAATTGATCTGTGTCATTTTTATCATCGCTATCTATTAGATACGACAATAGAAGCTTATCGTCAGACGTATATCCATAATGAGATATCGGAAATTCTCCATAATGAACTATTCGTGATGGCGGCTTCATTTCTGAATACTTATTTTCTATTAACTTTTTGTCTTTTGTGTTTATCATACTATTCTCCTTAAAATATTTTATAGTTTTTCTTTTATGCTGCAAATAAAGAAATTTTCCTTTAATAACTCTGGACAAAATGACTTTTCTGATGGTCTATAATTAATGGGGATATTATCAAATTCAATAATATATGATTTAAAATATGTTTTGTCAAATGAGCAATCAACAATAAATATACAGTTTGCATCTTCTAATATATCTAAATATGTTATTTCTTTACTAAAAAATTTTTTAATGGTTTTATTACTAATTACAACTTCTAAAAAACGATATATTTCCCTATCGTTATAACTATCAACTAAAGAACATAATAAAATATCATTATTATCATTGTAACCGAGAAAAAGTATCGGCTTTTCATCATAATGTAATATTTTGAATAATGCTGTAACTTTTGAATATCTCTCCTTAACTGGATATTTATTTTCAAGTGTCTCTGGTTCTCGATTATTCGCTCTTCTTAATACTTTAACAAAATCATCAAGGCATTTTTCTTCTATTCCATTCATATTATGCTCCTTTTTTAAAATAATTCTGGATTATCTTCTTTTAATATCAGATACAAGTAATAAACATTCAATACTGCATCTGCCTTATCGTTGTCGTGATATGTAAAATCAAATCCAAATGTTTTATTTACAAAGTTTATTACCAATATTTTCTTCGCAAAATCATATTCAGTTATTGATGGTTTAATTGTACGATATTTTGTAAAATCAATCTCAGGATATTTATTGCGATAGTTCCCCGGGTCGTTGACGTACTGTTGATATGTCATTCCTTCAAGTAGATGTCTTTTTGCCGGAGTTCCATCTTTCTTTATCTTTACTGGCTTCTTCGATATCTCTATCTGTTTCTTTTCAAATTGAGATTCAGAGAGTATTCTATCGATATTAAATCCAAATTTTGCACGAATTGATGAAGCACATTTATATTCTACAAGTGGAGATGACCGTCTTTCTAATTTGTAACGAGAGATTGCTTGTTCCACAACTGCCTGTATCTTTACAAGAGGTTTTACAGCGTCAAGATTATTTTTATTTGCAAATATCTCTTCAATGATAAACGCATCAGGTTGATAGAATTCTATATTTGTTTCAACGAACTCTTGAATTTCATTTAAAAGCTGTCCTATCTCTTGTGGAGTCGTTTTGAAAGATGGTTTCATAAACGAAGTATTTAACTTAAATTGATCTTTTAAATAACTATCAGATTTTGATACATCTGAGTCTAATACCGCAATTGCACACCCTTTAGTTGATAGGTCTAATGACATTAATTTCATATTTTATTCCTTTCTCCCAAAATCTATTTCGATATTTTTCTTTAAAAACGATATTAACGAACTTCCGCGAGGTTTTCTATTCGGAGGAAAATCTTTTATAGTTGAAATAATATCTTTTGAAAAATCTATTGTATCGTTATTATAAGTAAATTTTTCATTATACTCATAAGTTAATGAGTTTTCAATATGAATAAGAATTGACCAGTTGGTATCTGAAAAACATCTATTGAAATATGATTTACCAAGTTTTTCCATTACATCTTTTTTTGTAATATGCTTAATAGTTTTAATTCCATTTTGAATAAAGAAATAGCATTCTTCATTGGTTTCTCTCTTGAAGTTTGAAGAGTATTCTGGCAATGACAGATATGTTATTTGAGTATCATATTTAGAACCATCTATAGTTTTTGGAACAAATTTCTCAGGTATTTTCTTAAAGGACATTTTGTTAAAAAATTTAAGAAGGCAAAGAAGATTTACTATTTTATGAACTTTCGTTTTGTCCATTCCGGTTTCTTTTGCGATATTTGACATTGCTTGAAATATACATGGGTTTCCATCAACAAACAAAATATCGTTACTTGTTGAATGTTGCTTGAATTTATCAAGAATAAAATAGAACATTCTCATAGATTCTTTATTTAGCATCGCTCTAAAATGAGGAAGTTTTTCAAATCCTTTTATTGAATTTTTATTGTTTTTTATTCTTTCGCAAACAAGAATAGCAAATTTCTTACTTAATGAGATATTGAGTTTTTTACAAATAATATTTAAAAACTGATTTTCTTTCTTAACGCCCAAAGAGAGCATTAAGAAGTCTATAACTTTAATGTATTTACCACCCTCTGAACAATTTGAAGAAAAACAATAGAAGCCCCATTCACCATTATCATTTTTCGATATAATTGCGCTTGCCGATGCGTCTTCGTGAAATGGGCAGCGGCATGAAAGCCTTACCCCTTTATTATGCTTTATTCCAAGTATTTCACGAAGATCATATTCTCTTAAAAAATTAAAGAATTCTGTGCCATCAAATAAGTTGCAATTTAATTCTTTGTTAAAATATATTTCAGGAATAGAAATGTTATCTAAGATATTTAACAACGATACTCTCTTCTTCACTATTGGGTTTATGATAACACGTTTATTACGAAATAGATTATTTTCATTAACGTTTTCAGAATAATTTGCAGTTTTTAATTCTTTAAGTAAGTAAATTTTATTATTTATAATTATTTCGGAAATTAAAAAAGGATTATTTACATCTTTTAAATGTAAAAATCCTGGAACTCTTAAAAGATTATTTATAGATTTAGCATTTTTATCGCAAACTATTTCAGCCGGTAAAACATTCTGTTCAAGATATGTATGAAACCCCTCTTGACAATTAAAAAACATATCTGAGGAAATATCATTTGTAAGCCAATAACAATGTAATCCATTATTTGTCTCAATGGCTTTCGATGGAAACAGATTAGATTTATGTAATGAATTTATTATTTTTTGTTTTAGAATGTCACGATCATATTTAGGTAAGTTTTTAATATCAAAATCAGCAAATAAGCAAGAAACTCTTTTAACTTTGTTTTTATCTCTTTTAAAACCATCAATGTAGTTCGGAGTAAAGAATACTCCATATCCACTTTTCTGAAACGGTTCAATAAAATAAATAAATTTTGAAATACTTTCTTCATTTAATTTTATAACATAACTTTTGATAGTTTTATTTCCATTATGATTTAATGGCGCGCTATCTAAACCATAATATATTGTAAATTCTTCATCTTTTTTATAAAAACTTGAAAAAAACTTTATTAAGTTATTGACTTTTTCTAAATTATTTTGTATTATTGTCATGTAAGTTTTCATTTAAAAGAGCCGGGGCTTGTGACCCATTAACGGCTCTTTTTTATTTCCTCGCTTTTTAATTATTTTCTTTTTCTTCAGGATTATTTTTCATAAAATCAAATACCGATCTTCTTAACATACCATTTCTTGTCATACCTTTATTTACACAAAACTGACTTAATTTATTAAATTCATCAAGACTTAGAAAACAAGATATTTGCATTTTCCTATCTTTATTTGTATTGCTACTTGTTCTTGGCATATCTCTTTTACCTCTTCTCATCTTTTTATATTTTATCAAATAATTTTAAAACTGTCAATGTATTTTTAAAATAATATTAATTTATTTTATTTCTTCTTTATTTTCGTTTACTTTCCCAAATCTTGCCGTTTTTATTCCAAGTTTTTTTGCCGTTTCGCTCATCTTTGTCCAGTTGTATGAAATCTGCCTTGCCAAACTATATTCTTCCAAAGTCCAATCATTGCCTTTGCCTCTCAAAATCTCTTTACATGCATTTATTATTTCTGTTACATCTGCCTCTATTTCAACAACACAGCTCTTACCACCACTCTGACATTTAACCTCTGCTTCATTGGTATAATATGGTTTTCCATCTTTAAAAAATAAAGTTCCCACTAAAGAACAACACCTTTCTTTTTTAATTTATATATGGCAATCACATTACCATATAACTCTTTTGAAACTTCAAAGTTTTCTTCAAGTAAATTAATTAAGCCTTTGGATATATATGTATGCTCAGATATATAGAAAACATTCTTGTAGTTTATTTTAAGTATTGCCTTGTCCTCTATCTGAGTCCTCTCGATATGACCGGAATATTTTGGAAAAGTATATTTAACTTGTTTCAGATTACCAAAGTTTTCAAAATCAAAACAATTAAATACGATTTCTCCGTCCGGTCTTAAAATCTTGTAGAACATTTTTATCAGTCCAAGGAATTGATCTTTCGATAATCCAATATAATCAAAATAATTAAAAAGAACAATTTTCTCAAACTTTTTGTTCCCAAACGATAATAACAAACGATCTTCTTTCTTATGACTCTTAAGTTCTGTCATAGCGTCCATGTCATTATATATTGTCAATTTATGCCTATATTGTTCAAATCTAAACAACTCTGAAAGATAATATGAATTCTGGCCATAAAAAAGAATATCACTATTTGCCCTGTCATTCTTTATATATTTAAGAAATTCTTTTGATAATGACAATGGAAGATTCTTAAACTCTGAAGAGTTATCTTTTTTTACCTTTCCATTATATGTTGTAATTTCTTCTATAGCCTTTACTATGACCGCTGTAGTTAATTCTTTATGCTCTGAGGTAAAAGATATCGACAACTCCTTTAACCCTATCTCTACGGCCTTAATATCGCATGATAAAATATAATATCCAATATTCTCATGGTAGATGATATAGTATGGTTTTTTATCAAATTCTACATACTCTTTGTTTGAAAAAACTTCAGACATGACCCTATTTGAATGGAAATACTTTACAACATTCGGACATGCAATATAATTTGTTTCAGCCGGCATAAAAACAAAGAATATTGGTTTGCGATACATCAATATCGATTGAGAATTTAATCTTACAGAATTTATCATATTTGCAATATCAAAGGCGTTAGACGAAATATAATTCCCTTTTGGCACCCTTGAACATACTACATAATTATTTTTATATGTATCTTTCGCCAGGATGTTTTTAAATATTGAATATTTTTGTATATCGCTTTTAAGATTTAAAACAAGGTCTCCAGAGAATAAATATCCAATTTCAATATCTTTAAATGTTTTGATGTGTAGAAAATAAGGCTCTACTTTATTAAATATTTCTTTGTATATTTTATCTGAATCAGGAATAGAAATATCAGAATATTTTATCTCTGTCTTTCTCCCAAACCAATCGTTATTTATTAAAAATGAAAGCTGCTCGATGTCATTTATTATGAATAGTTTTATCTTTTGCTCATCTTTGCATACTGCATACATTTTAAACTGTTCGTTCCTGTATCTAATGATACAATATTGTAAGTTATATTCATTTATCATTTTACGACCAAAATCTTCAATTTTGTCTTTTGGAACGCAGAAATGAGAGATAGTAAAAATTATTGCAACATTGGAATCTTTTCTTAAGAGTTTTAATTCATTAATAGTTGATTCAAAGAGAATAACATGATGAAAATCAGTTCCATGAATATTTGCAAAAGTATCAAAACCATTTTTTAAGTCATTAATATTTATAAATTTTACTTTAAAGCGATGTCTTTTTTCAAATGATATTGGCATCGAAGAAAGGATCGTAAGATTTCTATTGAATCTTTTAAAGTTGCGATTGTATATGTTACACTCAGCCTTTAATATACTTTCTGCGATAAGTCTATCATCATAGAAAGAATTACTTTTAGTATTCTTTATAACTGCTAACATTCTATGCTTTTGATAAGTTGTTATTTTCATATTTTCTTTCTCTTTTTTCTTATTTTTATTTCAGCGAGTCTTGGATTTGCTATTTCATAATCAATTAATGTTTCTACAAAATTACTAAAGGAATAATTTAACTTCTTCGATCTTTTCTTGCCGTTGAAATGTATTTGTTTATCAAGTGTTACAAGCACTCTTTTCTTTGGGATCTTCAAATGTTTTCACCTCCTTATGTTTTTAAGTATATACTATTTTATTTCAAATGTCAAGTGGATGTTCAATATTATTTATATTTTTTAATTCATTTGTTAATTTTTCTATTTCTTTAGATTCTCTATCTTTTTGAAATAATAAAGTTGTGATTTGCCTTTCTATTTCTGATTTTCTGAAATAATAGTAACAATCTTCTATATCTTTGTCAACTTCAAGCCCATATTTTTTTGCGGCTTTTATAATATCATCTCTTAAAAAGTTATAGTATTTTTCATTTTGTATTTGAACAACCATTCGTTCTATTTCTTTTTTAATGCCTTTTATTAAAGAATCTTTTGCCTCTTCTTCTGTTTTAAAGAAATCTCTTCCATTGGAGGCAACTACAGCATTTTGGACTATACCATTTTCTAATCTTATTTCTAATGATACTTCGTCATTAAACTTAGAAATTTCAAATATTTCATAGTCTGATACATAATACTTTATTTCACCATCTAAAATATCTTTTATAGTCTGGAACTCGTTTTTTATTATTTTATTCATTTTAAATTCTCCTTAATTAATTTTCGTTACCTTTAAAAAAGAACCATCCAATTATGACAAAAACCACAACAACATAGAAATATGGGCTTGATAAAACTCCTTTTATAAATTGTTGATTGGCTATTATTTGTTGTTGCCTAATAGTTTGTTCTTGTTGATATGCTTGAGTTTGGGTAATCTGTTCGTTTTTTGAATATCCTATTATTCTGTTAGCATCGTCTAAAATCCATTGTTTTATTATTATTGCTTCATCAGTAGTCATTTTTGATTTAGTCACAAAACAATCGTCAGATAAAACTGTTACTATTGTTGATTTCTGAACTTTCTCTTTTCTTAATTGTTCTCTGCGTTGTGCTTGTTGGGCGGAATTTCCTGTAACTATTACTGGCGACATAAAACTCTCCTTTGTTTTATAAATTAGAATTATCTATTACTGTCTTCCTTTTTCTTTTTAAATTGTTTATTTCGTCTATTTTTAAAAAGACTTCCTTAAGGTTATCAATATCGTTTCCTTCTGTTATTTCGTTTATTCTTATAATAAGTCTTTGAACTTTTAAATCAATTAAATTTATTAGTTCTTTTTTATTGACTTTATTTAAATCAGGAACTTGTCCAATAATAAGATAAACTAATTTACAAAAATCTTCTTTACTTAACCAATTTTTTCTACTTATTTTTAAATGAATATTTTTACCTTCGGGAGCCATATAAAGATACGGAGATTCATATACCCATCCTGCCTCCATTGTTAAAAAGTTTTTATCTTCTTCTTCCATTTTGTTTTTTAAAGTAATAAAAATACTTTGTTCAGGAAAAGCAATTGCTTTATACGACTCTATTCCGTATTTTTGAATTATTTCAGAACTCGTCCGCATGTCGTCTAAAAACTTACAATCCATTCTTTCACATCCTTATTATTTGAATAGTTACATATTTTGGTAATTCCCAGGCAATCTTTTTATCCCACACCGCTATATCAATTTTTTTACCTTTTATCTTACTTCCAATATCACAAGCATAAAAAAGCTTACCCGGAAATTCTTTTATATGAAAGTATGTTTTAAGTGGAATAATCTTCTTATCCACGGCAACCGTAATGTATTTATAATTACATTGCATTGTCCTGACAGGATTACCGAACTTATCTTTCTTTGAACCTTCGATATGTTTTTCATGCTTGCTTGCGGTATATGGATAAAATCCAAATGCTTTGATGTTATTTATTTCTTTTACGATTATCGGTTTTAGTGGCCGATAAATTTTACATGGAATAAAGCCTTCTATTATTGAAAAGTTTGGGAAAAGCAAAATAAGTATTGCTAATATTATTTCTAACAATGTCATTCACCTCGTATATTAATTTTATTCATTGATTGCGCCTCCGATTGCACAAAAGTTTATATATTATATCATAGTTTAGTCATTATTTCAATTTAGATTTTGACTTTCACAAAGTCTTGAAATAAAATTAATAAAATCAGTTTTTGCAAAAGAAAGTTCTTCATACTGCTTTTTTTCTAATGCAGCTATATAGTTTTGTTTTTCTAAAAATATATCATATAGCTCTTTGTTTATATTAGCGCGAACTCGATAAGATAGTGGAATTCTGCAAAATTCATTATCATAAAATATATTCATGTTTTGGGTCTTCTCTTGATATAACTCAAGGCAATAAAAATATCCATCATCATCTACAAGATAATAGCCTTTATCTAATTTTAATATTTCTTCTTTCGTTAAAGGTTTATATAATTTTATATTGGGCCTTAGGTTCAGTTTTTGCCTAATTTTGCCTTCATTGTATAATGTACTGTCAACTTTGCAAATACTATCTCCATTTGAAGTTATGTAACTGATTATTAATTTATCAGTGTCTTTATTATAGATAACAATACAATTTGTATCATTTAAAATTATTTCTTTACATGTAAAATTTTCCATTTTTCCTCCTTATTTATCGCAAATAGCAGAAATTAAATCTTTTAAATCATTTTCTGCATATGAAAGCTCTTCATTAAGTTGGCAGATTTTTATTTCTAATACTTTTATATCTTTTTGTTTTTGGCTAAATAATTCATGCTGTTCATTACTAATTGTTTTTATAACTTTATAAGAGTTTGAGGTCGAGATCTCATAAAAAAATTTATCATAATACGAAGTTATATTTCCCGATTTAATTTCATATAGTTCTAAACAAATGTAGTCTCCACCATCATTTACAAGATAATATTTAGAACCAAGTTTTAGAAATTCTTCTTTGATTAAAGTCTTATGAATTTTAAAATCAGGTGCTAGATTTAACCCCCTCTCTAATAGTTTTTTCGTCATACGAATTTACATTTATTTTAAGTAAGTTTTCTCCATTATCAGATATAGAATTTATTATTAATTTGTCTGTGTTTTTGTTATATATTGCTATACAGTTTATGTTATTTAATATCAATTCCTTGCATATAATATCTCCCATATTTTCTCCTTATCTGTTAAAGCCGGCTGACGAATCAACGTCTGACACCGATCTCTTCCAGTTCAAAACCAGTTTGAACCTTTGATTAAAGTATCACCGGCCTTATATTTTAAAATGGTCTTTCGATAAAATTATAATACATGCCTAATTGTTTTATTGTTTTAATGTCGCAACTTGTTCTTTTTGCAAATTCTTCTAAATTAATTAGATTATTATTTGAACATTCGTACATAATTTTTTTATAATCTTCTTTTGTAAGAATAAAAATCATAGTTGCTAATAAACAATAGTTTTCCACGCCCATATCATGAAAAAATCCATCAATCCAAAATGTATTATCATCATTAAAGTTTTCATCTTGCGGATTTATAACGGCTTTTATTCCTATTTTAAAGAAACAGAAAAATATTGTGTATATTAATCTTAAATTAGTATTTCCATTTTTCCATAATCCATGATATTTTTCGTTATTCCCAATTAGTATTTCTATTGGTTTTCCTTTTTGCTTGGAAATTACCGCCGAACCAGGAACTTTTCTGCTGTTGCCTATATCTAAATATTCGTCAGATGAATACTTTAATTCAATACCAAACCCTTTAGCAAATAGTTCTCCGGTATTGTCGTCAATTTTTATATTTGCTTCATCCCAAAGTTTTCTTAATTGTTCGGCGAAATTTATAGCATCGGTTTTATCCATAATTACCTCATTTTATATAATTGAAGCCTTGTTATAACAAAATCAACGGTATTTACCAATATTTGAGTCAGTAAAATATCTATCTTGAATTTTTCGCAAAGCTTTATTATATGCTCAACCATTTCATCTCTCTTTGAGCAATTACTTCTTTTTATAGACGATGAAATCCAATCAGCAAACATTTCGATTATGTTTATAAGATTCATGTCATGAATTCCATTTTTAAAATGCTCTGGATGATGATTATTATTAAAAAAATGATGTTTACAATATTCGTTTGATGCTACAAAATCGTTATATTCTTTAGTTCCGTATTTATATTTTTGTATTTGCGATAAAAACTCAATGAACATTGATAGTTCTGGTTCTTCCATTTTGGAATTATCATGAGTATCGACTCGATTATTTAATTCATCGATTATTATGGTCATAACTTCTTTAACATTATTTTTGTGGTTTTTCGTTATTTGTATCGCAAATTCTTTATCAGCTGTTTTCATTATGTGCGTATTTTCTATTTTCATTATTTATTCCCTCCAAATTTATTATACATTTCAGTTACTTCATTTCTTGCTATTGTTGCTATTTGATCTTCAAAGCACTCTTTTGAACCGTTATTTGATACAATGTATTTTGGACAAACATCTTCAACCAGATCTGTACAGATTGTTCTTCCGACAATAAAATCCTGTTCGCTTGAATCATCTCTTAAACTTAACCAGTCTATAAATTCTTGGTCGCCAGGATTCCAACCTTTTCGTTTCATCATAACCGGGACAGAAACGGTTATATGAATATGAACCACTGATTCTTCTCCATATTTTGAAATTAAATAGTCTAATTCATTTTTAAATCTCAAATCAGGTATTGGTAGAATAACCATATGATATTCTTCAAATTGAATCTTGTCTATTTCTTCACATAGTTTTTTAACCCATACATCTTTGTCTTTTGCCCGTTCTTCTTGACCATGATTAATTAATGGTTTTCTATTCTCACATTTATATTGTTCGTCATTAAACATTTTATATTCGTCAAGACCATATATTTTACAGACTTGTTTTTTGAGAGCGTCAGCAAATGATAATATTTCTGATTTAGGTCTTATCCAAAATCCACAATCATCTAGAAAATCACAGCGATTTTCTATTTCTTTTGCAGCTGTGCTTTTGCCTTCCTGCGGGAGATCGCTTGATATTGCAAATATTAATAAATTTTTCATATTTTACCTTCCTGTTAATTCTGGAATTATTACTATTTCTTTCTTTCGTATAATGTTATTAACTGTTCTAAAATTTTCGTATTTTTCATAGCTTTTCACTGACATAAATGATTTCTGTTTTTTATCTACTTCGTGTTGATAAACATTTATCCATTCATATTCTATTGTCTTTTTTAATATAACCGGCGTTATTTCATATTTATCTTTTCGTTCAGTCGGGAATATTCCATCATCGAGATATTTTATCAGTTCTTCTTTTTTTATATTATGTATCGAAAAGTTTATGTCGGTTAATTCACTAGGGCTTGATTTAAGAGTATAAATAACTCTATGCGGTTTTTCTTTATATTTGAATATTATTTCAAAATGAGTTCCGAAGTCATCAATGTAATTACAGATTCCATGACGATAAATATTTTTGTTATTTTCCAAAGGCCATATTATATTTATAAGTTCATGTTTTTTTAGATACATACTTTACCTTTCAACTGATTTTAAACCATCATTTTTATACCATTCCAAGAATTTTTTCATTACCAGAGAGGAATTGTTTACAACTTCTTTCATTAAAGAATCAACAATATGCCTTATTTCTTCCTGCGCCTTTTTAGAATGTCTTTGCGGATATATTGAACAAAGAAAATCCCTTAGGTTAAATTTAAACCTCATTTGGGTCATAAGCCCCTGAGGAAGAAAATACCTTGCGTCCTCCGCTTTGATTCCAGATTCAATTAGTTGTCTATAAAGGCCCATTGCCTCTTCTACAAATGGCCTTACATCCTCTTCTTTTATTGAAGGAGGAAGATAAAAATCAACTTTGTCTTCTTTGCAATAACGCCCCGATTTAACCATCATAACTGAGTTCCAATGCCTTGTTATTTGTTTTAAAGCAACGATACTTAATTGTATTTTAAAATCAAAGTCAAGGAATTCAAAAACGCTATAATGCTTACGATTCCAGAAACTTTTAAGTTGTTCATATATTTCATCATCTGTTTTATCTGATTTATTTTCTCGGTCATAACATATGCCAGCTGTTTTACAAATAAAGCGGCCATCACATTCATCATTTTTTGTTCTTTTAATTAATTCAACTCCTGGTTGCATATTAACACCTCTTACTTTACATAATTTCCTTCGTAATCATTTTCTTTAACTACTTCTATGTTAATAATATATTCAATTTTTATATTACTAATATGGCTTTTAAATTTTCAGAACAATCTATTTCAATTGATTCTGTGTTGATTGATTTAAATATTCCTTCTCTTGGTTCTTTATGATCTGTCCAAAATCTTATAAAGTCTCCTTCTTTTACATGGATGTATTGTTTGTCGTTTGTTTCAATAACGAAGGCCCTAATTGGATAAAGTATTTTCATTCTTCTTTCGCCTCTACTTCGAAATCTTTGCCTACTAACTGTTTATAATATTCCATTTTGCCAGGAGTCCACGGTCGCAATGTTGTAAAAATATTTCCATATTCTTTCAGGAAAATAAGTCTAATATATCTTCCTTCTTTCGGTAAAGGAAAGCGAAATCCGTCTGTATCGTATTTTTTAAATTCAAAACTTAATATTGATAACTCAACTTCATCCGCTCCAAGTAATTTAGCTTGTTTTACTACGGTTCCGTCTTTTAACAAGAGTTTTGAGTAAATGTGACAAAATTTTATTTTATTCATTTAACATCCTTATCGCTTTATTAGCCAGTTTTCTTGTAAGTCCATTTTTCCACGATGTCTGGATAAGGTGATCTTTTAAATCGCTCATGTCCGAATCATCGTCGATTATAACTATTTTATCAATATTAAAATTTACTTTATCGTTGTTTTTAATCCATGCTTTTATTTCCGAACCGCGACAAACATACTCGGAGCCATCGGAGAATAAATTTGTATAAGTAAAATTAGGAGTTTTCCCGATTATGACAGAAGGATCGATATTATGTATTACAAAATTCGTTTCTATCGCTCCAATACGCTGTTCAAATAACCTCCATGTTGATGATATGACTATTTTGCAATCTGTTTTATCTATTATTCTTTTTAAGTGCCTCATGCAAGATGGTTGAAAATACAAATCCATATGATTAATTCTTCCGAATTTTTTGACTCGTTCTATTTGAAACTGTTCGGTATTCAATACTCCGTCACAATCAAGGAAAACTACTTTCATTTTATTTTTTGCCTTTCGCCGGCGCAATTGAAGCAGTTGTTTTATATCCACCTGAGCTTCCAAAACCTTTATGTGACGTTTCTTTAATATCTTTTACGACTTCTATATCAACCGGGAACGTCGGGAAGAATATTAATTGAGCAATCTTTTCTCCGGCTTCGATTACCACCGGTTCGAACCCTGCGTTCTCAACAATAAGTCCATGTTCGGAGCGAAATGATTCATCGATAAGACCAATGCTGTTACATACTCTTATATGTTTTTTTAAACACAAACTGCTTCTTGGTAATAGCAGAGCAAGCGAGTTTTCAGGGTAAATTAATTTGATATTTAGTGGGATAATTACTTCTATCGGATTTTCTTCAATAACCTGATTTAATGAGTTCTGGCTAAGTCCGGCGAGTCTTGAATTATAATAATGCATTCTTGATAAGAATGACGGCTTTATTTCAACCGCTTCTCTTGCAAACAAATCCATTCCCGCGGCTAATACGTCCTTTCCATCGATTTTTGTTACGTTATAAAATGGCGTATCTATTTTCGGATTTATCTTTTCCATTAACACCACCATTTTGTTTTTTGCTTCCATTTTAAACTCTCCCTTATAATAAAATTTTGACACCGAGTAATACTTCCGCAAGCGATAAACTAATGTTGTCAGAATACGAAAGAATAAATTCGGCCATCTTTAAATTGACTCTTGATTCGGATTTTTTCTCGCCTATTGTTACTTCAACGCGGCAATCGTTATCGTGAAATAACGCATCAACGAGATATATTTTTTGAGAAAACACTTTGATTTCAAATACTTTTACAGAACCAGAACAACGGAATTTTTTAAAGAATCCGTAATCTGTGTTTTTTAATCCGTAATTTTTTTCCATTTCTACTAAAGAATAAGTATCTTGCGATTTTCCAAAAAACGATTGTTCTGATTCCATAACGCCTCCAAACATAATATACAAAGTATATACGAATTTTGTTTAAAAGTCAAGTATTATTTGATTTTACCTCGAAAATTACTAACTACTTATTCTCCAGGATCAAAACATATCTGACTCAGCACACGATATGGCATCGTTTGATCTAATTTTTATATTATAATATTCGCAAATACCTCGGTGTATATTATTTCTTTGGCATGTTATACACATTCGTTTTGATTCTCCAGGGCTTATGAACGCTCCATGCTCTCGCAGTTCCCGGCTCGTAAAATCCAGATTTGTAAAAATTACTTAAACCCCAATAATCATCGTATGATTTGTAAGACTTGATTGTTTTAAAATCTCTCATTTGCTCTCTTTTATTCCGTTCCAATATGTTATTAGAGGGCTTGTTTCATCATCATAATAAGCGGTACAGCCAAATTGCCAAATCTCAATAGGTTTGAAAAATAAGCCGCACCACAAATTATGACAATGACCGCAATCCACGCATCTTTTAATTAAGAACATATAATCTTGCTTTCATGTATTCTTGCGTTAACCATTCTTTTCTCAAACATTTCTGATTCTTTTAATTCAACCATATTTGAGAAATCAGATATTTGCCTTGTTTCAGAAGATATGATAACTATTTCAAGATTAGGCAAAACAAATATTTCGCAGTTTTCAAGTATTAAATTAACATTAAGTATTTTCATCAACATATCTTGAGTTGAATAATATTCGAGATTATATTTTTTAACAACTTCTTGCCACTTCTTATTTATTTCGCTATCGTTTTTAGCAATTCCATAATTCATTGTTTTATTCGGAACGCGAAATTGTTTTTGAATAGTTTTATCAAGAACTTCAATTCCTTCTATTTCAAGAGTTGTCATATTTGATTTGATTTTTACATCTTTCGGCAACCCCATATCGCTATAAATTTCTTTACTAAATAACGATAATCTCTTGTTTTGTTTTATCATTTCTGCGATTTCATCTTTTAAAGTATTTATTGGTGTAAAGTATCTTTTCATAATTACCTTCCTTATTTTAATAAATTATTGAATTCTTCTTCGTTGATTATTTTTGTTCCAAGTTTTTTAGCTTTATCGAGTTTTGAACCGCAATCTTCGCCGGCGAGTAAAACATTTATAGACTTCGTTACGGAGTCAGAAACATTGCCGCCATTCTCTTTTATAATTACAGAGAATTCGTTTCTTGGCTTGCTGAGAGTTCCGGTAATACAAAATGTCATTCCTGATAACTTCCCTACCATCACAGCTTTCTTTTCAACTGTTTTCTCCAAGGTAAACATAGAAATTATTTCTTTTGCTAATTTTAAGTTTTTGTTCTTCCATTCATTTATTGATTTTGAACATTCTATCCCAAAAATAGATGAACTTACAGGTTCGTCAGAAAACAACATATCGAATATTTCAGAATTGTTTTTTGATAGTCTTTCATATGAATTTCTTCCAAAATCTGTTATGCCAAGTCCAGCAATTAAATCAACTTTACGACATCCTGCTCTTTTGTTTTGTATGCTTTTAAATATTTTGCCAGCAATAACCTTTGAACCAATATATTCTTCAAGAAGCCCAAGTTCAAGGTCTAAAAAATAATAAGTAATTAAGTTTTGATTTATTCCTGCATTTTCAGATAAACCACGATATTCATATTCAAACTCATATGCAATTTTATCGCAGTTCTTCTCTCCCATATTGTCAATTTCAACCTCGTCACAAAAATGTTCAAGTGCCTTCGACACTCTTTTATAACATAGAGTATTTTTGCAAGACAATGTTCTTATTCCTGTTTCTGATTTAGAAATATATATCGGAGATTTACAATAAGGGCATTCTTTTGGAATCTCATAACCGCTCGATCCTTCCGGTAACTCGCCGGATATTATTTTCGGAATGACTTTATTTGCTCTTACGACTTCAACAGTTGAACCAATTACAACATTATAAATCATCATATTGTCAATATTTGTCATACTTACGCGAGATATTGTAGCTCCATCGAGGACTATTGGTTTTATTATCGCAACCGGCGAAAGCGTTCCGTTACGGCTCATAGATAATTCTATTTTTTCAACAGTTGACGTCATGCTTTCGTCTTTAAACTTTAATGCACAAGCGTATTTTGGATGATGATTGTTATAACCGATTTCTTCATATCTTGTTTTATTATTAAGCATAAATACAATTCCGTCGGTCTTGTACCACAAGGAGTCGATTATTTCTTGTAATTGTTCCATCGTTTTATTTGACATAAAAGCCTCTGAATTTTCAAAGAATACATTAATAAAACCTAATTGGAAAAGGTCTTTTATATCAAATTCAAATGTGTTATTATGAGTAGGCGATATTTTATAAGCAATAAATTGAAGATTTCTTGATTTAACGACATCGTCTTTTTCGCATTTTAAGGTTCCCGCCGCAAGATTTCGAGCATCAGAGAATTTTTCATCATCAGGCAGTTCTGCATTAATCTTTTTAAAATCATTTTTTGAAACAACTATTTCGCCGTAAACGCACACTAATTCTCTTTTGGTATTTATTACCGGAGGAATACTTGAAATATTTTTCGCGTTGAATAAGACCGGCTCGCCAAAAATTCCATCGCCGCGTGTTGACATTTGAGAAAGTCTGCCTTTGATATAAACGAGTTCTACAGGAAGACCATCGACTTTTGCCATCGCTATAACTCCACCTGCAACCTTATTGCAAAATTTATAATATTCGTCAATTGAATGAATTTTATCGAGAGAATACATGCGATTGATATGTTTAATTTTATCTTTCATTGAGTACGAGCCGACAGCATTTAAAAGAGCGTTGTTTGGATCAAGTTTATTTAATTCGTTTTCAAGAGCGTCGTATTCAACATCGGTTAGTGGCGAAGTTCCGTTGCTATAATAAAGCTCCCGGCAAACTTGAATCATATTTTCTAAAAAGTTTATTCTATTCATTTTTATTACTCCTTTGGTTTGTTATACTTTTATCAATATCAAATCTTTTGTTTCGCTTGGTTTATTGGCATATATAGATGTAGAATTAATTTTTCTTATAGTTTTTATTTCCTTGAATTCAAAAACTCCTTTTTCAACGAATTCTATCTTTACTTCTGTTTTTTCAGGATATTTTTTAAGTTCTTTTATTAATTCACTTTTTGTCATTTTGACTCTCCATTTTATTTATAATTTTTTAGTCAGTTCTACTATATCTATAACAAAACTCATTATTTCATCTATTTCTCTCTTCTTTAGTTTTTTAGTTATACTGGACAACATTAGTTTCATATTTTCTTTTTATCTGTTATTTTATCTCTTATTTCGAATTTCGTCATATTCTCTCCTTTTTATTTAAGTGTCGCTATATATATTAAAACAATACTTGAAAGAATTATTAACATAAATGATTGAAAATCGAAATCTGGTTCGGTAAGGTCCGGCTCGATGTTAGGCGGAGGATTTGATTTTCTTCTCATTGGTTCAGGAGTTGTCGTTGTTAAAGAATTAAGTATATCCATTATTTTTGTTTCTCTGCAAATTTTTTTCTTTGCGGATTTCCAACATTTTCTACAAATACTCGGAGCTAAATTCCAATGCCTGAACATTGGTAATTTTTTATTACAAATTAAGCATTTTTTCATCTTAATCAACTCCGTATTTAGGTTTAAATTTTTCTGTAAACTCGTTATATGGGCGGGAATAAGTAACGAATTTGTTTTCTTCGGAAGAATACACAACATCAAATTCTTGAGTTTTTGTATTAAAACAAATAAACTGCACATTATATAAAGTGTTATGTTTTATATTTATTTGACGAATCGCAAGAGAATTTGTTAATTGTTGAATTTTATCAGCTATTTCTTTTGGTTCTAACCTTGGTTTTTCGAGTTTTTCTTTTATTATTTTTATGTATCTTTTTATCACTTCTTTTAACAAATCATTTTGTATTTCCTCTATACAGATTAGTCTGACCAATGTTTCATCTGCCTCTTGAGAAAAATCAATTTCATACTTCGTTTCTGGCATAAATAGCTCCTTTATTGTATTTTTTCTAAATCTTTAATTTTGTCTAAATATTTCTCTTTTTGTTTCTGAATGTTTTTTCTTAAGAAATCCATAAAGCTTTCATTTTTATGAATAAACTCTTCGAGTTTATCTTTGTGCATTTGTATAGCGGCCAACAAATCATCGGATAAATCATCAAAATCTCGTTCGTTTTCTATATAGTCTTCAACATCATCTTCTATTTCAGAAATAATATATTTTTCTGCTTCTTCGTATGTTTCTGTAAACTTTACGCCTCTAAAAGAATAATAACAAGGGAGATGCGAATAGACATTAAGAGAAATACTGAGTTTGAATTCATCGTTATATTTTTCAATAGGTATTATTTCATAACTTTGTAATAGTACAATATACTTTATTTTACCTTCAATTAATTTATCAATAATAATTAATTCATTAGGCTTGTCTTTTAAAAGTTTTTCTTTTTGTTTAGTTATTTTTTTAATTTCTTCTTGTTTTTTTTCTATTTCTTCGTTTAGTTCATATGCTTTATTATTTACTTTTTCACAATATTCTTTTAAAGTTTTAAGTTCTTCGTTATATTTAGCCATTGGCGGAGTTTTGTCATAAAATACTTTTACAAAATAAGGTTCTCCTAATGTTTCAACTCCATTATATTCAGATATATTTTGCACAACGGCACCCTCTGTTATTTTACAAAGAACCTTTATCTTTCTTCCATCAAATGTATATTTTTCTTGTTCCATTTTTATCCCCGTCCTTTATTCATAAAATTCTAAATTAACACAACTTCCAAGATACTTTGTTATTAACGGTTTGACTTCCGACCAATCAAGATTTCCAAGGCCGCATCCAATTTTAGGAAAAGCAATAATTAATGGATTGTTACTTGGATAATGGTTAGACAATAAACTTCCATTCTTAATATCTTTTTTGAGTTGAATTAATCCGCTTTCTATCAACTCGATATCAGAATTATCTTTCCAATGATATTTAGTTGCAAAGAAGATAAAGCTAAAATAAGAAAATACCGAATTTTCTTTTGTAAATTTCATTGTTTTGTAATTTTCAAAACCCTGCGGATATTTTTCTTTAAATTGTTTTGCAAGGCCGGCTCCCATAACCTTAACCATATTTACCGGGATAATTATATAATCTGCCTTTGATTGAAATATATCTTTCATAAAATCCTTTACTTTATTATTCTATCTAATTTTGGATTAAACTTACCTTTTAAGTTTTCATGATTATCTCGCACCACGCAACATTTTCCGCAATCTCCGCCCATTTCTTCATCTATCTTTTCCATATCGTAACTGCAACCAGACACTTCACCCCAATAATCCTTGTATGAATCACATACTACTCGAAGATGTTTAACAAATAATCTTCGTCGTTGTTTATAAGAAGTTTTCAGAACCTTTGAGTGATATATAACGGTATTTTGTAACTTCCAATTTTCACAAGGGCTATCATTTTCTTTCCCGTAAATCTTAAAACATCTTTGGCTACAGTTGATTTCGCAATTTCCGCAAAAAGGTTCTATGTTTTTTATTTTATTTTTTATAGACATATCGGCTCGCTTTCTTTTTCTTTAATTATTTTATTTCTATCTTCTTCTCCAAAATCAAATAAACCGCGTGGCTCTGGCTGAATAAGTTGCGGTTTATAAAAACAACTGCTATGCCTTAATAAATCCATTGTTGTATTTTCCATTATTGTTTCTAAATGCTTTTGTTTGTAAGATATTTTTAAAACCTTTGTTGCTATTAATTTTTTATTTAATTTAAAACTTTCGCATGGTATTAATGACCGAATTCTTTTCTTTAAGGTTAGCGCACAAACATTACAAAAAAAACATCTTGAACATTTTGCTTTATTATAAATAATTTTCTTCACCATCTTCGTTACCCTCTTCGTTTATAAACTCAATGTCGTTTATATAAATAGGTATTTCGGTTGTGTCCAGAGTAATTATACCATCTTCCATTTTAACTATCTTTCCAACAAAATTATTATCGCCTTTATATTTATTTTCTATCATAGCGTCATCTTTTTCATCACCATAACTAAAAATATCTATTTCGTATCGTTTGCCGATTTCTATTATTTGACCGTATTCTTGAATATCGTCATCATCGCCATGTTTTACGACAAATACATCTTTAACTAAAATCATTTATTTTTCTCCTTTTCTTATTGCTTCTTCGATGGCTTTTGAAGCGTTATCAAAAGAATATGCCTCAAGACAATAACTAAAAAACAATTTGTTTAATTTCGGTGAGTTACGGCAGTATTCGGCATTATTGGAAGAATACCAATAAGAAGAACCTTTTCTATTGAATTCAAATCGTTTTTTAGAAACAAGTCTTATTTTGCCTTCAAATACTTCAATTCTTCTTGCGTCATTTAATAGAATATATCCATCGAATTCTTCGAACTCTGGTTTTTTATCAATTCCAAGAAATAACCTTATTTCTTTTAGATGTGCGTTAAAATGCCTTTTTACGATTTTAGTTGGATTATATGAAGTTTTAACTCCGTTCTTTATAAAAATACAATCCTCTATAAATTGATCTATAACCTCTGCGTTATTATTAAAAACAGAAGTTGCGTCTGTAAAATGCCAGGAGTCTAAAACAACTCTTGAAGAGCATTTATAATTATTTCCGTCTTCTTTTATTTTTGTGCTTATCGGCATAATTCCTCCTTGCTTGAATAATAAATGCTTAATATTGTTCCTATCGACATTGGTTTAAATCCACAGATATCAACTCCGACATTAAATCTATTCTTTTGTAGATTGCATGGATGTATAGAAACAGAATTATGAATATGTCCATGAAGATGAATTGAACCATGATGTTTTTTGTTCCAAGATTCAATAGGATAGTGGAATAATATAAACGTAACGCCTTCATATTTAAGTTCATAGTAATCTTTTACCCAAACTAATTTTGATTTTACTTTGCCATTTACGTTATCGTGATTACCTAAAATTAAATATTTTCTGCCGTTCAGTTTATCAAGTATATCAGCGACATTTGATTTTAAGGATAGATCGCCAATTATGTAAATATCATCTCGGTTTGTTACGATATTATTCCAGTTTTTTATTAAAGTTTCGTTCATTTCTTCGACATCTTTAAATGGCCGGTTACAATGCTTTATTATATTTTCGTGAGAGAAATGTAAATCTGCGGTAAAGTAAATCATAATTACTCCTAACTGGCTTTGAATAAAACCATTTGTTTTGATTCTTGGTTTAGCTCTTGTTGGTAAGTTTCTTTTGAGAAATTCAGCTTTTTATTGAGATTGTTTTTAATGATGTAGAGATCTCTGGCTTTTGCCGCTGAGATTTCGTCATCAAAATATCCAATATGTTTAGATTTTCCATTTATTTTAAGTCTTACTCTGAACAGAGATGCTTTTTTGTCAAAATGAACTCCTAAAAAACTTGATGTAGGGCTTTTTCTATTTATGAAATTCATTGGGTCACTATTTTTATACTCTTCTATATTGTCTGGAAAATTTAATACACAAAACTCTTTATGAAAGTGAAAGGCCCATATATCATAAAAATAAGCGGCTTCTCTTTCAGTTGGGAAATACCCTATATGTCTTTGTTTTTTATTGAATTTTATAGATGCCCTATATTTGTTTACCCTATTCTCGAAACATACTCCTTTAAAATTACCGCTTGTTTTATTTTTATTCATTTGGTTTTGAGATCGAGTAGCCAATCTTAAATTACATAATCTATTGTCTAATCTATTTTTATTAATATGATCAATTTCTAAACCATTTTTTATAGATTTATATTTTAAAATAAAAACAAATCGGTGAGAGCTTATTCTTTTTTTGTTTGAGTTTGATTGTGCATATCCATTACTATTAATACTCCAACTATACCTATTAACCTCTTCAATAAACTCAGCGTCGCATATAGCCTCGCCTTTCCCATTCGCTAAAGGCACATGACAATATCCGTCTTCTCCGATCCAACACTCACGTTTTGTTCTTTTCATTTATTTTCTCCTTTCTTGTTTATGGCCTTTCCCCATATATCTATTGGAACTATGCAGTTGTCTAAATACACATTATCGCAATTTCGAATTTCTAAATAAAATAGTAAGTCAAGCATTTCACCACTAATAGAAAGACCATAAAGCTCATTCCTTTTATTCTTGAATATAGAGATATTTACGAGTGATATCCATATTTCAAATTTCTCAAATCCTCCACTATATCTTTTGTTTATTACTTTATATCTTATTATTGCTTGGTAGGAGTCTGTTAAATTGCCATTTTTATCAATAATAGAGAAACTTCTGTTATAGTGTATGATAGATTTTTTATCAAAATTTGAGAAACTATAAAAAACTTGTCTTCTTATTTTCTTTCTAAAATTTTTTGGATTGCTATTACATTTATCAATGAAATGGACTATATAAAATAATAATAGAACGATTAATAAAATATATATCATTGCCTTCCCCCTTTTTTATCTACCAATTTTTCCAAATCATCAGCGTTACCTCCAGCGTTACAGGAAAAACAATAAAAACTATAGTCATTATATATTTTAAAACTCGGAACTTTATCTGCATGAAGTGGACAAGAAGCATTGAATAATATCTTTCCGCTTCCCGGTTTCAAATCCAAAATTCTACTATAAATTTCCATTGCCGTTTTTCCATCAATTATTTTCTTCTCCATTACTCTTACCGCTTCTATTTCTTCCTGTCGCATTTGTTGAAACAAATCAGTCTCTTTAAAATCCTTTCGAGAAAAATTCTTTATATTCGATATAATTTTTTGAAACTTTTCAACATTTCCTTTGCACTCAATAAGAATTTGGTTTATATCTATCTTTTTTTGACCGTCAGGCAGGGGTATCGAACATACAACTACTTTCTTATCAGGAAATATTTTGGCTATCTCGTAGGCCATCTTATGACTTCCATTAAGACCTGATTGATTTTCCTCTGAGTCAAACATAATAAAGATTTGATTCTTAAGATATAGTTTCTTTATAAAATCTCTCGATAATCTTTTAACACCGGCAATGCCAACAGCAGGAAAGCCTCCAAGTGTCATACTTGCGACATCAAACCATCCTTCGCAAATAAACACATATTTCCCTGCTGTTGATAATTCCATTTCGTTTATAAAGTAAGAATTACTTCCTGGAAGATTCATATATTTCGATGGATGCTTGCCACTTAAATCTCTTCCTGACATGTAAACCGTATTGCCAAGAATATCAATAGGGAACACAATTCTGTTATAAAAGAAATCTCTTATTTGTCCTGTTTCTTCATTCTTCTTTACAAGATTGGACTCAAATACCCTTTGAGTTGTAAATCCTTTCCCTCTGATAAAGTTTGATAATCTTCCATCCGCAAATCCAAGCCCCAACTTCTTTACGATTGGTCGCATAAATCCTCTTTGCCTTAGATATTCCATCGGGGCTTCATTTGCTTTTTCATCAAGTAATCTTTCTACATAGTATTTCATAGCAAGATTATTTACATCTATGCAACTCATAAAATCACCACTTTACAGCTTTTAAACATTCTTTAAGTATTTTATCAGCTTTCTTTTCTTGTCCTTTATAGAGGAGAGGTGATCTCCCAAATCTATTAAGCTCTCCTTTTATTATTTTATTTTTAACTAAGGTTTTGTATAAATCTATTCTCCATTCACATATTATTGAGATGGAACAACCAGAACAGGAAATAATAACTGGTTCTCTTTTATATCCAAGCTCTAAATCTATATTTGACATCCGATTGCCTTCAATAAGAAATCTTAAAAACTTTTTACAAAATGTTCTTATTGTCATTCCAACTTCAAGTTTAAGTTTTAAAACTTTCTCTATATTTACATCCATATTAACCACCTTTATATTCCTAACTCATTATTTAAATATTGCTCTTGTTCTTTTAAATCTGAATAGATTCCAAGTCCTTTCTTTACCTTGTCCGATGTCGCTTTGCCAAGAATGTCTTCAAGGATATGAGTGTTATACATTACGTCTGAAATTGTTTTTATTCCTGCGAGATGAAGTTTTTTAGAATATGCTGCTCCAATTCCAGGGATTGAACATAATTCAGTTCTGCTTTCTGGAACGCCATACTTAAATCTCATTGCTAACATTTTCCAGAATCCCGATTTACCCCATAGTCTTGTTCGTAAATCAATTTGAGATAAGGCAGATATAATCCTTTGAATATCTCTTCTTACTGTCATAACTTCATTTATCATATAATCTGGAAATTCACAGTCATTCATAGCAAAGTAATGAATCATTTGTAAATAAGTTTGAGCATCATGAACATTAAATCCACAGAGTTTTTTGAAGTATGCTCCAATATCTCGATCTATCCATTTCTTTAAATCATAATTGCTTTTAATATTTACAAACGCTCCAGCGATAAGCCAATCTTTTTCTCTTTTTGTTTCGACTTTATGTTCTTGTTTAAAGAATGTTCCAAAATTCATTTTCCAACAATTTACATCTTCTGGTATTAAATACATCATGGCCGTAACAATTCCAGTAGGAGTTGCAACATAATCATTACTTTCAAGTTTTTTTATCATTTTTATATCTGTAAGTCGCTCAAACATAGAATCTGCCATAAGTTTTGACATTTTATTTTTTTGAGAATAAGCAAATGATCTTTTATACCATTCAAAGAAATCTTCAGGAGTTTTAATATATCCATTTTTTATTTCTGCAATAGCATGGAAATCTATCATAACGCCAGTCATACAAGAAGATATATTTTCTCCTTCTTTAACTCTCGCAACAACATCGCCATAGTCTCTTTCTGGAAGTAAGAAATAAACATCACCTTCTGTGTCATATTTAGGTCTTCCTGCTCGTCCAGCCATTTGATTTAATGTTGCAGTTGTAACATCATCAATTCTTCCAAACTTATTATGTGCTATTATAACTCTTCTTGCCGGCATATTAACGCCCCAAGCAAGACCTGGAGTTGATATTAAACATCTAAACTTCTTTTCGTTAAATTCATTGTATATTCTTGTTCTTTCGGAATAAGATAAGTCAGCATTATAGAACTCGCAGCTTATCCCATGTCTTGAAACAACATCGGCAATAGTTTTTTGAAACTTCTTAGAGGCACAGAATATTAAGAACAAATCATCAGGATATTGCATCATTAAATCTAATGATATTTTAATTCTTAAACTTTCCTCTCCTTGATAAGTCGTTCCGGGGAATCTTACAAAGTGTCTATTCAATGAACAGGGCCTATAATTACTTTCATATAATATTGTTTTTTTATTTGTTATTGATTCGATCCATTCAGAGAATTCATGTGAGTTTGGAGCAGTAGCAGTTGATAGCATTAATTGGCAATCAGGATTAAACTTTGTAAATCCCATTATTGCTGACTCAAGTTTATCTCCACGAGTCTTTTCAGAAATCAAATGGCTTTCATCAATAAGTAATGCTCCCGTCTTAGAAAGCCAATTGTCATCGTCCTTATTATTTCTTCTGCAACTATCAAGCATTTCTGATGTCATTACAATTATGTCAGCATTATTCATTTCTTTCATTTTTGCATCAGTTTTTTCTTGATCGCCAGTCATTATACAAACTTTATATTTTGAAAAGAAATGTCTTTCGTCAGTCCAGTCTTGAAGTTTTTCATTTGAAAGAGCTTTTAAAGGAGAAAGGTATATTGCTTTCTTGCCGGCAGATATAATTTTAGAAGCAAGCATCTCAAACACAACAGTTTTTCCTGAAGCAGTTGGAGAAAGAACAATAAAATTATTATCTGTGTTTATTATTTTTTCAACTATTCCACTCTGCATCGGATTGAAATATTCAAAAGGGAATGTCATAAATGGAAAATCTGTAGTTTTAAATAACTTTACATCTTCGCATAATGACGTATTATCTCTTGATGTTTCAATAGTATATGGTTCTTTTTTAAACTCTTGCGTTTGAGTTAATTGCTTTTCTTTTATTATTTTCTTCTTTTTCTCTTTTTTTGCTTTAGTTAATGTTGCCATAAAATCACATCCTATACGTTAAGCCTATTCCGTTTTATTGCGTTATGTTCACCACAGTCAGGGCAAACGAAGATAACTCTTGTTTCGTGTTCAGGATTATATATATTATTTTTTACTTCATCCGACATAAATTCCTGCATACAATTTTTGCATTTAATAAGACGATTGTTTATTTCTGCTTTTGGCCAGTTTAATAAATCCTCTCCATATTTATCAATTAATATTTCAGATATTGGATTAACCTTAGCTTCAGTTTTTACTTCATATTTAACTTTCAATTTAATCACAACCTAATCTTCTAAAATTTGAACAACAATCGACTTCTCTTTTTATCTTACAAGTATTATAGAATTTACAATTAGAACATTTAAAGAAATCAAAGATATCGCTTAAATCTGGATGCTCTTTTTCAAGAACATATGAGAACTCAGTTAAATCTCTTGTCATAACATTTATTTCATCTTGAGAAAATTTCATAACTATCACCTTTCTATTATTTTTTGTATTTTGATATCTTTAAAGTTTTTAATTATTTGCTTTAGATCTTTGTCTGATATTAGATTCGGATCAACGGTTATTCTAAATTCATGTTCGATCTTTGACCGTTTAATAAGCTGCGAAGTAATAAAAGCAAGATTACCAAGTTCTTGACAAAAACTTTCTCTCTTGTCTTTTCTTAATTCTTCATATCTTTCAAATGGCATTTTTATATCCATAGCAATAAAATGAATAAGATTCTCTCTTATAATATTTGAAATTACCATTGGCCTTGTTCCATTTGTGTCGAGTTTTACTTTAAGTCTTGGAAACGATGTTTTTATTCTTCTTAAAAAATCAATTAAGCTATTTTGGATTGTCGGCTCACCACCTGAAATTATTATTCCTTTAATTAATGGATTATTGTTAATTTCAATTAGTTTATTTTCTACTGCATTGCTTGCGATTACTGGTTGATTATACATATCGACTTTATTATGGCAATATGGGCATTTAAGATTGCATTCTTTTGTAAAGAATATCCATGCCGGCCACGGAGCATCACAAGTCGTTGTATTAAATCCAAATATATTAATATCTGGAAAGTTTGAGTTACTCATTATTGTCACCTTCTTCTGAATCATATGCTCCAATTATTTCCATAAGTTTGTCTATAAATTCATATGCAGATGTTATAACTTCATCTGATTGATAAACCGTTTCAGGACAAGATATATTATGTTTCTCTTTAAATTTTACTATTTCTTTTAATAACTTATTTTTTACTTTATCATTCATAATTACTCCTCTTTGATTCCAATTATTCCAAACGCTTTTCCCGTACAATGGTAAATATAACCGTCACCCCATTCGTCTAAATTATCTTTTCTTTTTATCATTATTCCTTTACTAACTAATGCCTCTAAGGTTTCATAATCGCTATGCCCTGATGTAGCAACAAAATAGTTGTGGTATGCCTTATTTGAATTGTCTAATCCGATTGTATGAAATATAACTCGAATTTCATTATCGGTAAAAGTAAGTTCTAACGAGTCTTTCAAGCATTCATGGCATATAATCGTTTTATCTTCCAATGTGATATAACAAGTATCACAAAGCATTTTGCCGCATAATCCGCATTTTTCTAAATTCATTTCACTAAGGTCGTCATAATCTCGTTCAGGAATGCATTTGTTACACCTTGGAAATGCTGAATAAGTAACTTCGATATGTGATATAACAATAAAAATTTCGCCACATTTTCCGCATCGGTTTTCTTTTTCTTCTTTGTCATCCTCTGGCCCAAATTCCCAAGAGTCATTATCGACATGACCACAATAAGGACAAGTTATTTTGCTTTCGTGTTCTCTATTCTCAAACTTCATATTCCCTCCAATTTTTAATAGTATATACTATTTTATTCAAAAATACAAGTTTTATTTATTCTTTCTTATATGTGGGCCATGTTCATGAAAATAAACTGATTCACCTTTTGAAAGATTAAAGCACATAAGACATTTTTCACAATTGCCTTTGCATTCTTTAGCTTGTTTAGGGATATATGCAACATCGGCCTGATCTTTTAAATGTGCTACTGGAAAATTAAAAGGATTTACCACTATTACTTTTGGCCAAGACGAGAATATTATTTTTAAATTTTTTGGTATAAAGTCGTTTGAAAAACTATTGACTAAATCATACATTTTTGTAAAAATAATAAATTTACAGTCTTTATTTTCTACTGCTATAAGAATAACTCTTTTTAGATATTCAAGATTTATTATATCTCCACTTACATGCCATCTAAAAAGTTTTACGTTTTTATATTTTATATATCCATCAATCTGCCTAAAATATAAATCAGGATTTTCTTTTAGAAGCTCTAAATTGTTATCATATGCCGCTCTTACTTTAGGATATTGAAGATAAGATTGCTTTGAGTAACATCTTTTTGCACATTCTTTACAATTACCGCAGGTTTTTATTGGCGGAAGAGATACGCTCGCGACCTTACCCATCTTTGAATTACCTACGCTTATTTTAACTATTCTTTCCATATTATTGCCTCCAATTAAAAAGACCGGCTTTCGCCGGCCTTAATTTATAACTTTTTAGCTATTTCATATATCACATTTACTGTTACGCCATTTCCTGCTTGTTTATAAAGCTGACTATCAGAATTGACCATTCTTGCTCTCTCAAAATATTCATCTGGAAATCCTTGAAGTCTAAAGCATTCTTTAGGAGTTAATCTGCGAATGCGTTTATTTTCTAAAATCCCAGTTCTTGCAGAATGATTGTCAAGTCCTTTATAGTATGTTGCATTAAGACAAGTAAAATTATTTCTTTTTATTATATTTCCACGATTTATTGTGACTAAATAAAGTCCAGTTTTAGCTCCAAGACCTCCACCTAGCCCAATTAAGTTTTTAGAAATTCCATCTTCATCATAGACTCTTTCTGCCATTGTTCCTGGAATTAATTCTTTAAGTTTTCCATTAGTTTTTCCATCATTTCTTTCGAGAGGAAATATTTTTCGTCTACGCTCTCCTCTAAGATATGCGATAATAAACACTCTTTCTCTGTTTTGTGGCACTCCATAATTTTTTGAGTTGATAACACACCATTCGATCTGGTCATACCCTGCATCCCGAATTGCAAGCAAGATTGATCCGAATGTTCTTCCTTTGTCGTGGTTAAGAAGTCCTCTAACATTTTCCAAGAATAAAATTTTCGGTCGTTTTTCTTTTGCGAGTCGAAGTACGTCAAAAATAACTGTTCCCCTTGTATCCTCAAAGCCTTGTCTTTTTCCGGCAATGGAGAAACTTTGGCAGCAAAATCCTCCGCACCAGATGTCGGCGTTTGGCAGATCCCTTGATTCAATTTTTGTAATGTCTTCTCCAAAATATTCATCCTCCTTTGGATTATGCATTGCTGTATAACTTTTATTAGCATACTTATCTATTTCTATATGTCCAACACATTCATGCCCTGCCATTTCTAGTCCTAAACGAAAACCTCCGATTCCAGAAAATATATCTAAAAATTTCATAACTCTCCTTACTTAAAGACCGGCTTTCGCCGGCCTTAATTGCTATTTATTTTCTTTTATCCACTTTAGCATTGATTCAGTTCGTTTAAACCTCGACATTACCATTCTACCATTTACCTTTATCATTGCCGGCAATTCATCGATATCATAATACCTTGCCAACGCCTCACCTTTTGGCTCTGACGTATCAACTACTTCATATTTGATGTCAATATTTTTAAGCCTTTCTTTTGTTTCTTCGCATTTCTGACATCCAGGCTTCGAGAAGAAATATATTTTTGTTTTTTCGGGATAGTAAGTTTTATTTTCTCCGTTCGGATCATAAACTGAAATAGCTTCTACTTTTTTTCTATCCCTGAGTTCTGCGATTTTGCCTTTTGTCCATCCAGAAATCTTTGAAAAATATCCGGTTATGCGAGTAATCATATAGGTATTCTTTGAACCGCAATTTGGACATTCATCTCTAAAACCTCTGTGTGTTGTATGACAGTCTTCGCAAGTTGTAAAATCAGGGCTAAACGCTATTTGAGAAGCCTTTGTTGATTTTAAAGTTTCCAATGTTAACTCTTTAATCGCTCTCCAATCAGGAAGTTTTTCTCCGAGCCATACATGGATTATTGAGCCGGCTTCAACCATAGGAGAGAATTTTGATTGCTTAACTATACGTTCAAATATATCGATATCAGCATCATAAGGGATATGAACGCTGTTAGTATAATACCTAAACGACTCGTCTTTTAAATTGCCGCGAACATATTGTTTTGCTTGTTCTGGATAATATTTAAGGTCAAGTGTGGCTAATCTTTGAGAGCATCCTTCTGCCGGTGTTTCTTCAAGAATACAATATAAACCATATTTCTCTGATTCTTCTTTCATTACCTTTTTCATAAACGAAATTATTTCAAGTCCTTTTAGAAAAGATTCTTCGCTTTCATGTAATTGAAATCCTGTAAGACATTGGATCATTTCGTTTAGTCCGACCATTCCAAGTAGGAACTTTGCTTCTTCTCTACGAAGGTATGGTTTTCCATCAAGACCAGAGTTTAAGAATTTTGTAAAATTATTTTCATCGAGACGTTTACAAAAGTAATCATATTTTTCTTTATGGGCTTTCATTGCAACACAAATCACTTCTTTTAAATTATCAAATACTTCTGTTTCATTTTTTGATTTATAAGCAACCCTTGGAAGATTTATTGTTACGTTTTGCCATGCAGAAAATCTTGTTTCTTCTGGATGTTCCATAGTTCTTTTTATTTCCTCTTCGCTTAACTTTATACTGAGCCGACAGCATTGTGAGATTTGGGCTGCCCCACGATCAAACAATATATAAACCGAACCTCTTTTTGCATTTATTTGACAAGCATAATCAAATAAAGCGTCATTTGAATAATCTTTGCTATCGCTTAGATGAAGAAGTATTTTAGGGAAATTAAAGTTTGCTCCATTTCTATCGCCCTCGTCAAGAACTTGAAGTACAGCAAATAGAAACGATCTTGCTTCTTTTTCGTAATCTTTATATGTAACTCCATCGATATATTTACCGCCAGGGCCAACAACAGGAGTATTTCTATAATGATCAGGAATTTCGAGATACATATTGAAATCAGAGAATACCAATTGGCCCCCTCTGGAACTTGAAAGTTGCGAGAAACTAAATATCATATGTTGGGCCATTTGTTTTATTTGTTCATTAGAAGATCCTTCAAAGAATGGAGCCATGAATATGTTTACTGCGTCATAGCCAATAGCCCCACTGAATACGCCCTGTAAGTAGTTGGCAAAGCAAGACATATGACTTATTAAAGATAAAGCATGTTTTGCTGGTGAAGACTCCACTTGCATTCCTGGAAATTTTATTCCATTCTTTTTAATATATTCGATTGAATTACCGCTACAATAAGGTCTGACGCCAGTAAAATCGCTGTCATGTATGTGAATATCCCCTATTTTATGTGCTTTTGAAATATTAGAAGAGTGTAATGTTCTTAAAGCATATGATTTTAATATATTCCCTGCAAGAGTTAAGTTTATGCTTTCAGGAGAAAATCCCGTATTGCTATTTTCTTTATTGTGATCGGTAAGAACTGATTCGATGGTATCTAACGAAGTTATTATATTATAATACTGTTCAAGCTGTTTATTGTATCCTTTTTCAAACAAAATATTATTTACGATTTCTCTTATAAAACCAGAACTTACTGTTTTTTGACCACTGCTCATAAGTCTTAGTTCAACTATTTTTGCTATTTCAAATGACTCTTCTTCGGTTAAATCACAATGAAGCATAAGAGAATTTATAATTCTCTTCCGGTCGAAGTCATAGAAATCATTGTCGGTATTTGATTCAACTTGCATCTGGAAAGCGGTTGAATTTTTAATAGATCTTCTTTTCTTTCTGACCTTTGGTATTATTGTATTTCCTTGAAATAAAATATCCTCTGTGTGGTTTTTAACGTCTGTCATTGGTTGCATTTGTGGATTAACATCTTCCATAAAATCATTCCTTTCTTATAATGAAAAAACCGCACAATCCTCTCGATTAATTCTATCTTTAAGTTTTGTTCCTGCGATTATTGAAATAACTTCCTCTTTGGCAAGAGTATCGCATAGGAGTTTTAGATTAGAATCGTCAAGACAGTCTGCGCGGTCAACGATGATGAAATTATACTTGCTTACCTTTGCAATAGCAAACTGGATTGAAATAGAAGATATTAATTTTTCTGCTTCTGATAGCATTTTGCTCGTCTTATCATTGATTTTCAAGCTGAATTTTGGTTCGGTTAAAACATCAAATTTTACACCAAAGTTTGAAGAAAATTTATTTATATCATCGATAAAAGATTGAGCGCCAGATTTAACTATTTTTGATTTAATTCCATCTTTACCGAAGATGCTTACGAGTCTTTCAAGTTGTTCTTTTCTTTTTAAAGATTTTTCTCTTGAGTTAAGTTGAAATTCAAGTTGAGAGTTTAAGTTTGCTATATCTCTTGAAACTATTTTGAGATTATTTAATTTGAATACCTCTGATATAATCGATTCATTTCTTCTGTCTATATCTGAGTTAAATATCTCAATCTCTTTATTTTCAATTTCTATCGATTTTATTTCAGACTCTAATTTATCTCTTAGTTCTCTTATTTTTATATCTTTTTCTAAGCCGGCATCTTGTTCTGCCTTCTGTTTTTGTTCAAATAGTTGTTTTCCTCTTACCCTTAAAGAATTATTTTCAGCAACCAATGAATCAATATACTTCTTTATCTCCTCTGCTGATTGACATTGGATTGACGAAACAAAAGGGCATGAGCCAGAAAATTCTTTTGCTTGGTCAATTTTTACTTTATTTTCTAATCCTTTTTTATTAATATCTTCAAGCTCTTTTTTAAGTTCCTCTGGAAATTTAGATATGACAGAAGAGTTCTTTATAATTGATAACTGATTTTCCATCTCTCTTGCAGAATTATATCCTTTTAGTTCTTTATATTTTTCTTTCTTGCTATTAAGTTCTAATATTTTGTTTTCAATATCAGTTGGAACCTCTGGAAGTTCTGATAGTTTCGTTGTTATCTGCTTTATATTGTCATCAGCGGTATTTATATATCTTGTGCAATTAGTTCTTTCTGCGTAAAATTTATCATATAAGACTTGAATATCTTTTGTTGATATTTGACTTGGAACATCTGCCTTTATATCATCTTGTATTTCGATATAATCTGCCGGGTTAAATGACGAATTGCTTAAGTAATCAACAAGTATTTCATATTGCTGTTCTGGCGAAAGGTTAAAGAAATTATATCCATTGCAAAGAAAATTTATTACAGCTGATTTAATGCCAAGTTCTTCAATTGGATCTTTCTTTTTTCTTGTATCAATTTTTATTACTCCATTTGGGGTTATAAGATTGCTTGGATTGGCACTTCTTGAAAGTATTTCAAAGTTGTGGAAGTTTGATAAAGTTGCAGTTGGAGTTTTGTTCGTTCCATTAGGAATAAAATCGCTTATATCTTTATCCTGTGCCTTTCCTGATAGGATAAATTCTATTGCCGTCCGAATAGTCGTTTTACCTTTTGCATTTGTGTAAGAGGTCACTATATTGAGTCCTGGTTTAAAATCCATTTCCTTTTCTGAGAACATTCCAAAATCTTTTAATTTTAATTTCATATTATTTATCTCCTTTATTTTGTTCATAATCTTTTCTTTTTTTATCTATAAAATCATAGAAACTGTCGTTTATTTCCTCAATTTTTTGTTCATAATCAAATACTTTTTCTTCTCTTTCTCTAACTCTTTTTTTAGTCTCTTCGTCTGCTTTAAACTCTATTAATAAATCTGGATCAATTAATTCTCCATCTTCATCATAATACCTTCCTATGCCAACGTATTTTAAATCCATTATTTTATAATTAAATTTATAGCCATATTCGTCATATACTAAATACTTCTCGATTTTAGCATTTTCTATTTTTTCTTCTAGTGATTTGTTTAGGTATTTTTCAAATACTTTACCAATTATACAGCCATCATTAGTTAAAGTTCCATCAGAATTATAAATAGAAATCTTTTCGCCTTGTTTGCATAAAATATATTTTCTATTATCTATGTCAATAATTTTTAAATTCATAATTCACCTACTTTAAATTTTGAACGTCTATTAAATTTCTTTCAATCTTTGCAACACTTATTAATTCTTCAATAAATTGATCCTTTGTAATTAATCCTAAACACATTTGTTCAATGTTTTCTTCGACATATTCAACAACTTTCCAATTATGAACATGCTCAGGGCCAGCCCATTCTAATAACTCTTGCTCACTTGTTTCATCTATAAAATCATCTATCGCTTCAAAAACCTGGTCTGGATCAACTGATATATTAATTTCAAATTTCTTCTTGCAATGTAGACAAGTTATTTCTTCTTCATAGTCTATATCTGGAATCCCTCTCATATTATTTCTAAATGTTCTTTTCATATGTCCTCCAAAAATAAAGGCCCGATATTTCTATCGAGCCTCTGTTAAATTATTATTTCGTTATTTTAAAATTATTTTTTGTTTACTGACTCTTTAAATTCTTTTCCGGCTGTGAATTTCGGAACGCGTTTTGCCTTAATTTTGATTTCTTTACCTGTCTGAGGATTACGACCAACGCGCGCTGCTTTCTGTTTTGCTTCCCATGAGCCGAAACCCATTAAAGAAACTTTTTCGCCAGCTTTTACTGCGTTTTTTACGACGTCTACGAATGCATCGATAATTTCTGCGCCTTTAACTTTTGTTACTTCTAATTTGTCAGCAAGTTTTGCTGAAAGTTCTGCTTTGTTCATTTTTTGTCTCCTTTAAATTTTTGGAATATAGGACTTAAACTTTATTTTTGCTCAATCACTCTTTACGATTAAGCGACTGGAATTAAATCAAAAAGTTTTGAGCCTTTTGCGATTTTAAATGAAAGTGATGAAGCAACTGAAGTCATTCTCAATTTAACGATATTACCATTATCGAAGTCAATTATTTCTTTATGGTCGATGCCAACTGACTCAAATAATGGGCTTGCTGATATAATGAATACTGATTCTTTTACGTCTTTTGGTTTATCAATTGAAACGCTTGTTATTTTGTCTTTATCACAAAATATATCTTCTTTTGCTTCAACTGGATATTTCATTTTCTTTAATGGTTCTGCTGCATACTTTTTAATTTCTTCAATTTTAGATTCTTTTACTTCATTCTTTTCTGCTATCTTTTCGTTTTCAGAAAAATCATTTTTAAACGAATCTTTCTGATAGTCTTTTTTTACTGCCATTTCTAAGCACCTCTTCTTATTGATTTCATTGGATTGTATCATATTGATGTTATTTTGTCAATGGTTTAGAAGCCTAATCCTTCAAAAAAATCATCATCCTGTTTTTTGACTTCTTTTTGCTGTTCTTCTGTAGCTAAAACTGCTTCTACAATTACCTCTTTGCTCTCTTTAGGTTCTTCTTTTATTTCATTGTTAGAAATATATGAGGAAAATTCGTCAAATGGCATGTCATTCTCAATACAACGGTCTTTATGATTGCACATATTGCATGTCATTTCTGAGTTGCAGAATGACAAAGCCTTTGAAGAAATTACATTACATCCAGCATTTAAAAACGTCAACGCTCTTACGGTATTTACAGCCTTAACGGTTTTCTCATATACCTTTATCGATGGATCTTTCGTTTTTGTTATTACATCGTATCTTACAGTATTTGAGTATGGAATATTTAATTCATCAAAAAGCATTCCAAGTGCATAAGCATATATTGGCAATTGCTGATTAATTTTTATCTTTGTTTCGGAATAAGATTTACCTGCGGTCTTATGGTCAATGACAACAATTTTTCCATCTTTATCTTTCGCTACTAAGTCAACTTTTACATAGATGTAAAAGTCATCACGATACGAACCGTCGATAAGTTGTATTGGACATTCAACTGCTATTTCTATTGCCGGGATATCTTTGCCTTGATCGTCTTTAAAAGATATTGGCATAAGCTTATGCTCTTTATAATGTTTTATTAAAACTGGAATATAACTTTTGATATCGCTTTTTGCTTTTATTGTAATCGCATCGGCGAGTCCTTTATTCTCAAAATATTCAGGAAAAACTTTATCAAGGGCATCATTTGCAATAGTTAAAAGTTTATCATATTCATAATTAAACGATTCACCTTTTGTATTAAAAGCTTCAAGATACAAGACTTCATTAATATAATGATAAACGCTTCCTTGTGCTAAGTTTTCAGAAAAATCTTCTGGATATTTTTTGATATATCTTAAATACCATGCCATTCCACAAGAGAACGCTTTATCGATTTGGCTATAACTTGCCTTTCTCATTTTATCTCGATTTGATATCCATAAATCTTTCTTCGGTCGGAAAATATAATTTTCCATATTAAGCCTCTGTTTCGTCAGAATCTTCTGACTTTTTCTTTTTTGTTTTAAGGAATCTTTCGTATGAGCCTTTAACAAGATTCTCAACTTCTAATGAAAAATCTGTAATATCGAACTCGCTCATAAGTCCTTTAAAATCCTCTTTGTCCGAATATGATTTATTTGAGTCGGGTTTGTCTGAAATTTTTACTGTTACTGTAAATTGCATAATATCGTCTCCTTTAATTTAATATATACTATTTTATCTTAGAATTATTGTTTTGTCAACTATTTTGTTTTAACCATCGATTATACGCAGTTTCTAAAGTTTCCGCACACATCGCCTCTCGATACTTAACGATATGGGAGTTTTCAAGAACAAACTGTTTTATCTTAACATGGACTACACATTTATTGCCTTTTTTTATTAAATCTTGATTTGCGTCAATAACTTTGTAATCACATGAAACAGATAATCCATCGTCTCCATCGATGATAACTTTGAACTTTGCTCTTTCGCTGAATTCTTTTTTAGTTTTCTGTATCTCAGAGATACGACCGTAGAGGCATCCGATTTCATTTTCCTCATACTTATCCATATCTTTTGTTTTCCTTATCGTGGCGGTCAAAAGAAATGGCATATATTTGAATTTTTCATCGGAGAAACTATATCCAAGTAATTCAGTTTCAATTGCAACTTTTTCTTTATATGGAATATCCTCAAGAGTTACTTTTAAAAGTTCTTTCTCTGGTTCTTGTTTTATTTTTGGATATGAGGGTTGTTTTGGTGCTACTGGCTTACGTTTTTTACCATCAGGATTTTCTTGCATATACTTATTATATTCTGTAATTTTGACTTGATACAATTCCATATCCTGTTTGTATTTGCCCATTTTAGTCTCATATTCTTTTAGCTTTATTGCATCTTTCTCCTTTCTGGTTTCATATTGTTCTCTTTGGCTCATCCAATCTCGATATCTTTGAATATTAGCAATTTTCTCATTTCTATTGCTTTCTCCAAATCCATCCATAAAACCACAGTTTACTAATGCTTCATACTTATTTTTATTTAATTCTCTCAGCAGTGCTTCATTAATACCAAAATTCTTTATAGTATTGTAATCTGCCTCAGAGACTCCTTTTATGCTTGAAAGACCGGCATGAATAACATCATTATTATCAATTTCAAAGTCATAACAAACGTGCTTCCATGATGGAGGTTCAAACTTTAATCCCATTCTTATCGTTTCAAGTATATAAGGGGTAAGTTCATCTCTTTTACCATTGTTATTATGATTAAGAACGCTACACATAAATTCTATTGGATAATGTGCCTTTAGCCACGCCGTAGCATAAGAAGTAACGCTATACGCAACAGCATGAGACTTGTTAAAAGTATAAGAACATGAAGCAAAATATTCGTTCCATACGTCATTAGCTTTTGTGGCTGCCGATTCTTCTGACATTTTATCCGAATGTTGTTTAATATACCCATTTACAAATTTCAACCTCATTTCTTCTAATTTGTCGATTTTCTTTTTAGCAATAATCTTTCTTAAATTATCTGCCTCCTTTAAAGAAAACCCACACAGAACTCTTGATAAGGCCATCTGTTGCTCTTGATATGCAACGACATAGTTTGTGTCCTTTAAAACCTTTAGAGCGTCAATGTCAGGAGCTACAATATGGCTTTCATCCTTGCCTCTATTTTGTTGGTATACTTCAAGGAATTCTTTTGCCCCAGGCCGAGCTAAAGCGGTTAAGGCACATATATCTGCAAAGTCTTTTGGTTTAAATTTAAAAGCCCATCTTTGAAGTTCTTTGCCATAATCGAATTGAAATACTCCGGTTGTATCTCCTCTCTGAAATATTTTTAAAGCTGATTCGTCATCGAGCGGTAGGTTCTTCCAATCGATATCAATTCCTTTTCTTTTTTTGATTAATTTCAAGCAGTCATCTATTACGTCAAGAACTTCGACTCCAAGTAAATCAATCTTTAAGAATCCACAACTATCAAGCATTGCCATATCCCACATAGCAGTTTGCATATCTTTATTCTTTTCTCTTATCATTACTGGGCATAGATCGGTAAGTGGTTTTGCTGTTATAACTATACCAGAAGCATGAACTGACATGTTAGCAACGCCGCCAACAATTGACATACAATCTCTTATTATTTTATCTTTATATGGACTTTTATTGATTATTTCTTGAACATTTGGATGTTTTATTAACTCATTTATGAGAGCAGCATCACGACTAAGATTTCTGTCTTTTGCTTCGTTCTCGTCATAGTTTAAAGCATTAATACCAGCGATTGCCTTATTTAATTCATCAAATTCAAAGCCATAAAACTTCATAATATATTTAAAAGTATTTTTTGGAGAGAAGTATGTATAATTACAAATATGCCCTGTATTCTTTTCTCCATATTTTTGTTTTAAATATTCGATAACTTTATGGCGATCTTTTTGAGATAAATCAATATCAACATCTGGCATAGAACCTTTTCTGCCAGCATTATAAAACCTTTCCCATAACAATCCATACTGTAAAGGGTCAACGCTATGAATTCCCACTAAATATGCTACTAACGAACCTGAGGCAGAATTATGAACTATCCCAAAATCTGTAAGATAACTATGCTCTTCCTCAACCTCTAAGTCATATACTTTTTTAATTCCAGAAATTATTTCTATTTCTTTTACTTGAAAGAAGTATGATCTTGACATACAAGGAGCATAAACCCAATCTCCGACTTTTACTTTTTTTGCCTCTACCCACTCGAATTTAGGAGTATCACCCATAGGCTTACCATATTGAATTGCTATCTTATGGTCGAATGTAAACTCTCCATGTCTAATTATTTTGTGTTGACCTTCCAATGTAAATCTTATAAGCCTTTCATTTACTGGATATTCGAAAGTTCTTAAGACTTTCCTGAATTTGCCTGTTTCAGTAACTACTGTATCTCCGACTTTTACATTGGCAATGCTTACGAATGAATTCTGACAAAAACATCCAATTAAAGAGATGGGAACAATATCTCTATCCATTACTCTATCCCAAACAAATACTCTTGTATTTCCACTTAAGCAGCCCCTTCCTGGGCCAGTAGGCACTTTTGAAATATTACAAAAGTTTAATATATCCCAAACCATAAGAAGATAATCTACTATTTCTGCTTCTTTTATTTCAGATAGCTCATGCCTTATTCTTTCGATATATTCTTGTGAGTTTTCTTTTTTGTCTATGTCTTTATTGTAGAATCCTTCATAAGTAAGCATTCTTAAATATTGATATGCCATCTCATTTCGGTCTATTATACTGATCGGTACATTTGCCTCTTTGTAGAATTGAATAAATCTTGGTTCGTTTTTATCGAAAGGATAAAGCATTAGCAAGTCATTATGTTTTGGTTTTATATCAAACTCTTCGACTTTTGATTCAATTACATCATTGCCATATATTATCTCTTCGTATATTTTTTCTTGGTCTGGATCTCCAACAAAATGATACTTTAGAAACATTTCTTTTGTTTCTTGGTCAGACATAAACCAAAAGTCTTTCGTGCTAAATACAAATCTTGTCTTTACTTTTGAAACCTTTGCATCTGCGTCATCTGATTGTTCAATTCCATCTACTTCAGCATTAACCTCGGCTTGTGTTGGCATATTAATATTTGATTTAAAGTTAATTCCAAGTAATGTTTCTTGAACTTCTGCGTCAGATTGTTTTAGATAATGGCTATCGTGTCCAAGGCTCGTTTTAAGTTCATATTTTTTTGCAAGAGAGTAAAGCATTTGATTTAGATGAATTTGTTCAGGCATTGAGTTTGGTTGAAGTTCTACAAACACATCATCCTTTCCAAAGATATTTATAAGTCTTTCAAGATGTTTCTGAGCCAATCCAATATCAGTTTTGCCTTGCATTAAGAATTGAGCAACTGGGCCGGCAAAGCAAGCTGTAGTACAAAGCAACCCTTCTCTATATTTATCAAGTAAATCAAATGTTATAAGTGGAACCCGATAAAAATTATCATATGCTTCTCTATTTATTTTAAGAAGATTAAGCCATCCTTGATGGTTTTTTGCTATTACGATAAGATGCGCTCTTTCTTTTAAATCTGGAGCGTCATCTCTCATTTTCATATAAAATTCAACACCAAAGATAGGTTTAATACCATTCTTTTTGCATTCCTCATAAAGAAGCAATGAAGAACCCATTTGACCATGATCAGTTATACAGACTGATGTATCTCCAAATTCTTTTGCTTTTAAAACAATATCTTCAACACGGCTCAGACCATCTTTAAAAGAGAAATCTGAATGGTTATGATATCTTATCATTCTATGTCTCCTTATTGGTGGCAACCTCCATGTTACCACCATATTTATTAACTAAATGCCATATGAACCAGAATCTTGTGGAGGCTGCGGTGGTTGATTATTCTGTTGATATCCACTATTATTTTTTCTTGCTTGCTGTCTTGTGTCATATGTTGAATCACCAGAATAAAATTCTCTTGGATCGCCATTATTAAACGATGAAAGTATTTTATTTTCAACAGCCTCTTTTGAAGATTTATTATCGATATAGACTAAGTTGTTATACTTTCTTGCATTGGTTTTTTTGTCTTCATACGATTCCGATGGCCATGATATAAACCAGTTATTATTTTTGCTTGAAAACATTATACTGCCATGAATTTGTAACACGTTATTAAATTCTACCATGAATTTGTAAAACTTCTTTTCTTGTCCAAGAACCCTAAATTTTATTGTCGTGATAAATAATCCTGAAGTGTTACTCATTATTACTCCATCTCCTTTTCATTCTGTTTAATTTGCTCCTGAATTGTTTGTAAATTGCCTTTTAACATATGGTTTAACATTTCCTTTTTAAGTTTTTCTTCTCTTTCTTCTTGATCAAATACTGCTTTTATTATGTCTTTAAGAGTCTCTTCACAGCATAAGTTTTTTAAACTATTTTTGTATAATTTTGTTTCTGTTCCGATTCCATTTACAAGATCAATATTTGTCTCTATTAATCCATTTTTTATTTGTATTGATATAGAGCGTGATTCGTTATATTCTCTAAAAGTTTTTATAAAATCATTTGCCATTTGTTCTGATTTGGAAACTTTTTTGTTTTCGCAACCGCTATTGTTGCATTTGCATTTGTGATTTGCTTTTGGTTTATCGTTTTGTGGTTTTGATTCAGTAACTTTAGATTTTAACTCTCCTGATTTTTTAAGTTTTTCATAGCAGGTTGCACAATAAAGATTTCCTTCGACATTTACTCTAAACTTTTTGTTTAAACTTCTTTTACAATGAAAACATTTTTCTGACATTAACATCACCCTTTCTTAAATTTTGGAGGTTCATTTTGCTTCCATGGAGGCAAAAATCCTGGCTCACATGAAGTAAATTTCTGTTTATTTCTTATGAATTTTATATATTTTCTAAAAGCCGTTCCGCTTCTTTCTTTCTTTGCAAGGAATTCAATATGATATTCATTTACCATTTCGTTCTCGCAAAGTTTAGGATCATGCCATAGAAAGAATACTCTATCAGCATTTTGAGATAAAGCCGAGCCACCTTTCATATCTTGAAGTTCTGGCTCTCTCTTTACTACTTTGTCCTGAATCATTTTTGTATCGTCTTTATACTTAAATTGGACGATTAAAATTACCATTATATTTAGCTTCATTGCTAATTGCTTAAGCCCTCTTGTAATGATTTCAACCAGTTTAACGCTTGACGGATCTTCCATCATAAGCTGAAGATAATCTATCGCAAAGACTTTAACTCCCATTGCCGCAAGTTTTCTCATCTTCGTCTTTATTGCTCCATAATCGAATACGTCATCGACAATGAAGAATGAGTTTTTTCTTTTAGCAAAATTCTTTAAAAAATCATCAACTTCTTTTTCCTGTTCTTTATTCATTCTCTTATTTATTATATCTGTGCAAGTAACATTTTCACAGTCAGCGCCGGCAAGTCTCGTTAACAGCTTTGATCTTTTCATTTCCATTTCAAATAAAGCAACTTTAGTTTTTTGGCTCTTTGAAAAGTTATCTAATATTTGCAATACGAATGCCGTTTTGCCAAGTCCAGTTTCCGCAGATATAACAACTAAGTCAGTATATTGGAAACCTCCATCAAGAGACGAATCAATAGGCTCAATTCCACATTTAAGCATGCCATTATCTTGTCCATACTCAGTCCAAAATTCGCTTCGATATTCTTCGACATTTGATGTTTTTTCATCAATATTTTCTTCCGAAAGAATTGCAAATGATTTTATTAATATTTCTCTCGTATCTTGAAGAGATTTTGATTTTGCTATCTTTAATGGAAGAGACCTTCTGGCATATTCAGTTTTAAAAGCAACTCCAATATTATCGATTACGCGAATTATATCTTTTTTATCTATCTTTTTATTTATTGTATATGATAAATCGCTAAATATATCTTGAACGGCTGTTTCTATTGGAGCAACGCCACGTTCAATAATAAAATCTTTAATTATTTTTCCTGCTTCTGAATCTGAAACATGCTCTGGATTAAGTCTATCTTGAATTATCGAAACTAATTCAGGGAACCGGATGGCAAGAGAAAGAAGATCGAGTTCTGTTCGCCTTTGTGAATCGGCTGAACCCATATCCTCCTGTATATCAGGAACATTTTCTTTTTCCTTGCCAACCATTTATTACTTCACTTCCTTAAAACATATTATATTTGCCGACTTCTTTTTTGTCAGGATTATTTAACGCTTTATGCATATTCCCAATCCATACATCAGCAGGGCCAGCTCCAGGTTGACCACCATTCTTAAAGAATTCACAGATGTAATTTGCAAGCCTTAAGACTTCATCAATCTGCTCGATTGTCATTGAAGCTGGATCAACTCTTTCTTTTGAATTACATACGAATTTAACGATTTCCTGCATACCTGCCTTGCCGCTTGGTTTTCCGAATTTAGGGCTTGCCTCGATATCCAACGCGAACCATTCATTCTGAGAAATCATCCCGGGAAGTTTTTCAAGTCTTACTTTCTTTTCAGTCATTAATTGTTCTTCGGCTGTTTTCTGTGGAGCTGGTTGTTGTTTCTGGGGCTGTGCTGGCTGAGGTTCTGGTTTCTTTTGTTGTGGTTGAGCAGTCTGACTTGGAACAACATTTTGTCTTTGTTCAGGTTGTTGGCTTGTTTGGGTTTGTGGTCTTCCCGAAGCAATATTGCCATCATCGTCTTCCTGAGCAACATTAGCTAAGGCTGCAAGTGCATATCTTCTTATATAAGTTATAGTTGCACCTATCGTTTGTGGTTTTATTTGAGTAATTGGAATTACAATAATTTCTCCGTCTTTTCCCTTTATAGTTTCTACAGGAAACATTTCTAATGTCGATCCTATTGATTCTCCAGACGAATGTGAAAGAATAGTTGTAACTCCAACTTTACCGTCTGGTAATTCAAACGGATGTTGCGTTATTGCTATATTATTTTTTGCGAATTCTTTTGTAACCTCAATAACTGTTGCCAAATCTGCATATTTTGATCGAAAAAAAGCATTATTAGTATTCTTTAATACCTTTTCAAGATTTAATTGAGATATCGCTATCGCCTCTGAAATTTTACCGATTGTTGGAGTCATAAAAAGACTTTCTGTAACTTTTGCAAATGGCGAAATCAATTCTTTTACCTCTTGGATATTCTGTAAGGGCTGATTATTTGTCTCCATTTTCCTGCTCCTTTTTTATTTGTAATTCATTTTCGTGTAATTTAATATATTCCATCATAGCTTCCGCAACGGCTTTTGCCAAGGTTCTATGTCCTCGCATAATACCGATGGATCTAAATTTTTTCATATTTGCTTCTGAAATTTTACAAGAAATGCTTGTGTTTGAAATGGCTTCGTCATCAATAGGGTTGTTATCACTGATTTCTGGCATCTTTCTCCTCCTTATGTGAAAATATATGCTATCAAAAAATAAAAAATAAGTAAACACATTTTTAGAATTTATAAAATATGTTTAATTTTTAATCAGTAATTTCCGACAGATTATTATAGTCTGTATTATTAGTATTATTAGTATTATTTACAAATACTCCAAGATTATTTTTTAAGTCAGATGTAAATATCTTTTGCTCAGGTAAGGTAAGCTGTCTTAAGTTTTCTAATTTTATTTCATTCCCATCTTTGAACGCCGTTATAACTTCAAGTTTTTTGTTGTCATGTGATAGAATAACTCTTTCAAGTTCTGCCTTGCCCTCCTCTCCAACAATAACAACTTTTACTTCTTTATTCTTAACCGGGTCGAAATCAGATTCAATATCTTCCTTTGAAATTTTTAACTTATATTGTCCATCATCCTTTCCAAAATAGTATTCAAGTTGATCAGCCGTTTTACTACTTGTTCCTTTCATCTTAACATTAAATGAGAAGTCAACATTTCCAGATACTTCAATTCTCAACGCAGACTTTAATCCTTTCTGCAATGAATTAAGATTCCAACAGTGCTTTGCAAAATATTCAGCATTCAACTGATTCTTAATTTTTACACATTGTTCGATCTTCGCAAAGACTTTTTCTTGCGCCCATAAATTGAATGGAATCTTACAGATGATTGTAACTTTTATTGGTATTGGCGGCATATTTCACCTTCCTTTATTAATAACTTAATGGTAAAACTACTAACTGATTAGAGTCCTCGTCCTCTATTATAATTGGGCGATGAGTTATTATTTTACTTTCCGATAAAATAAAAAGATCATAATTATCATAAACTTTAATAGTAAGAGTATTTCCAAGGTAAGACATAAGTTTAAAATGGTCTTTTGTGAAGTTTAATGTTGTATCTCTTGAGTAAGAAGCATCACAAAGTCTTATTCCATTTATATTGAAATAATTATTAATTATTTCAAATTTTACTTGGCTTGTTTCAAATTTTATCTGTCCAATTTCTTTTTTTGTTCCTGTCTCGATAGCTGATATAATTTTTTCTTTATCTATATGAAATGAAAGATTTAAATATTCATGTTCTGGTATTATTTCTTTTGCCATTACTGGAGTAAAATTTGATTCTTTTTTATATAATAATTCACCAGTTTTATTATCATATATTCCATCTAAAAGATCAGTTTTAATTTTAGCCATAATTTTCCCACTCGTTGAATATAAGAATCCATCTTTTGAAAAAGATTCTTTATATTTATTATCAATTATATGTGGAAAATCTTTAATAAAATTCTTAAAATCTTTTCTATTTTTTATCATTTATGTCACCGTCATTTCTTCTTTTTATATTTTGGATTTTTTAATAAATTTTACGCCGGCTTCTTTTAATTTTTTAGTTAATTCATCTACTGGCATTTTATCGATTTCTTCAATAAGCTCTCTTAATGGAGTTTTTTCTTTATTTCTTTTATATATTTCATCTAACACCTCATCAATCATCTTTTTTGTCTCTTCTGGCTTTTCTTTTAAAAGGTCTAATAATGATTCTTTTTGAAGCTGAACGCCTTCTAAATAGTATTGTTCTATAATTTTTTCGCTATCAAGGGGAACTTCTTTATAAAAATTATCAACTTTTTTACAATACCATTCGGCAATATTGCGATTGCTAAAGGCATTTTCATGATTTACAAAGTAGTATATCGTTTTATTCATTGCCATCTCCTATTGCCTTTATCATTTTATCAAGGCATTTCTTTTTTGATTTCCTTATATCTTTGAATGGAATTTTAAGAACAAGTTTACAAGTAACATATCCACTATCGTCTGGCTTATCATCCTTGTTAGAATATCTATTTTCTTCTTTTGGTTGTGGAGTTTTATTAAAACCAGTATAAAATTCGAGAACATTTTCGTCAAGATTAATTATATAAGCATATTCGCAAAATAAAGAATCATGAATGAAATCTTTGCTATCTATCATATGATCAACGTCTCCAAGATATACAAATGGATTTCCTTGAGTTTTTCTTAATAAACAATACCAATCTTTAGCCGTTTGCGTATTTACGTTTAGGTTAAGATATTTTGAATATCTTTCAATATTATTTTTAGATGGTTTTTTATTTTCATTTACCATGACAACTTTATTGAAAACGACGTTTAATGTTTTGTTGCAAGTTTTATTAATAAATTTAAGAATGTCATTACCTAATCCTTGAGGATAACTGTCGTAGTGGTTATACGCCGCTTTTGTAATACCACCTTTATAAAATCCCCATAAACCTCTTGTACCCATTTTATTTCCTCCTTTATAGCCATTTTTTAGTTACCGGATTATAACATCCTCTTAAATTCCAAAAATTTTGAACACATAATTTTATACATGCTCCACATCCAAGTTCTTTTATAACTTTATCATTTTCTAAGTATTCACAATCGTTTTCTTTTGTGCAATTTCTTTTTAAATCTTTATCTTTTAGACCTTCTATAATATTTCTTTTTAAATATTTGAAACATTGCTTATAGCTTTGTCTTTTCATAATCCTCCTTAAAATTAATAATAGACTTAAAAGAATATCCAAAATCTAATATTTGTGTATCATCCATTTTATCTATCAATTCTATAAGTTGCTCTTCTAATTTTATTTGTTTTGCCGCGAGCCGCAAGAATTTAACAGAATATTTTCTTTTTGAAAATATAAACATAACGCCGCCATATTTTTTGTTGAATTCTCTTTTGTCGCCGCTATGATAATGATAACAGTCCGACATCGAATTGAATTCGCCTTCTTGATATTTCTGTATGATTTTATTTACTTCTTCATTTGTAGGCCCGTCAGCCCATCTTATGTCGATGCTATCGCCGCCGGCGAAGCTACTTGATTTAATAGAAAATTTTGTTTTTGGAAAAAGTTCTTTTAGTTCAATTTTTATATTTTTAGTTGCTAAAATTCTATCTTTAATATCTTTTGTTTTTTCAATTAATTTTGCCATAATTACCTCCGTTAATAATTTAACATGACTAATTTACTCATGTTACAAAAACTTATCCACAAAGTTATCAACAGGTTATCCACAGTTTTATTTTCTTCTAATGCTATATGGTTCTAAGCAAAGTTAGTTCTATCCCCATTATCCACAGGCTCTAGTGCTGATAAGCAGTGTGAAAAGAGGTACTATGAAGTACATATTTAATTTATCAGATAAGACAACGGTTTTCAGAGAGTAATTCCGAGTATCTAAATCAGGTATTTTAAAAACCATTAATTTTAAAGAGTTTTAGCTGTAGATAACTTTTGATTAACAATGAATACTTAGAATAAGCATTCCTACAAAGTCTTCCATCATTTTATGATGATCAATCATATCCTTTATTTCTTCTGGAGAGTATTCGCCATAAGTATCATCAGTTATACAGCTTGAACCATAATGAGGAACTCCTGCCAATGAAGCATATTTGTAATAGTTATAAAGATATTCAGAATGTTTATCGTTTCTTTCTTTTGCTTTATTTGCTATATTTTCACTACAAGAGATATCACTATTTACTGATTCATAAACCTCTTTTAATTCTTCTAAGAATCTTGGACTATCACGATAAATACAGTCTATATCAGTATCAATAGGGTCGTAGTAATCTCCAACTTTATTTGTTAGATCATTTATATTTTCTGCATTCTTAAAATTTTCTTTATCTTTAATATTTCTTATCAGAATAATACATTTGACTTTTCCCATGTTTCCCTCCAATTTATATTCTTCCGAATTTAAAAATCCTTTTTATTTCTTGTTCATCGTCTTCATTATATTCATATATCTTGTAGTATCCGTTGTCCTCAAACCCATGTTCCTTTATGTCATTTTTTATTGCATATAGTGCTTTATATATCGTTATTCCATCGGCTATAGGATATTCTATATTATCATTGTTTATCCAAGTAACATCATATAAAATCATACTATTATTCCCCCCCTTCTTCTCGAGGAAACATATTTTACTCCGCCAAATAGATCATTAAACATCGACAGTTTATGGGTATAAGTATCGTTTCTTCCATCAAACTCTCCATATTGATATTTTTCTATTATCTTTCTAACTTATTCTACCTGTGGGCCGTATTCCCAAGACACATCTATTACGTCACCATTCGCAAATGTCCTTGATTTAATGGAAAACTTTACGTCAGGGAACGTCTGTTTTAATTCTATTCTTATATTCTTTGTTGCAATTATTCTTGGTTTATCTTTTATATTTTTAACAGGTATTAAGTTTGGATATACGCTTATAAGTCTTTCTTTTTCTTCAATTATGTTCATTATTTTCCTCCGTATTAGATTTATCGTTGAATTTCAGCTTCATCATAGAATATTGTATCTTTGCTAATAAAATCTTGAAGTTCTTCAGATATGTTGTAAAAGTTTTCTTTATCTATAAAATCATAATATTCTTCTGAAGTCCTCTCTCCATTTGTATATTCTGTTATTCCACCGAACGCACATCCAGATTCCCAAAAAATAATCCTTAAATTACAGTTGTATATTTTTGATAATTCTTTTGCTACCCCCTCTGCTGGAGACCAGGCGGTATCAAAGTTTATTCCGTCTCCAAATATATCGTTGATAAAACCATCCCATTTAGTTTCCCAATTCTTTACCCTAAAATCATATTCTTTACCAGATAAAACTTTTGGATCTTTATCTTTTAATTCAATCGGAACGGGGATTATCTTGTCAAACAAAAACATATCTCTTCCGATTTCATCATTGTTCAATTGCCCTACAAATTTTGTTTTAATATCTTGGATTATATCTTCTCTACCTGGAATTATAATTAAATTTTCACACCAATTTGGCATATTATTTCTCCTTTATACATTTTCTAAAAAGATTTCTTTGTATCTTTCTTCTTCTGTTGACCTCGTATAAAAAGCATTTTTAGAGTCTTCCATTTTATCAAGTTCTTTCTTTAGCCTTTTTATCACATTCGTTTTTCGTGGATCAGAACTGTCTTTAAGGCATTTTATTTCTTCTTCTATTGTTTTTATTCTGTCTATAAAATCCTTTTGCTCTATTTCTTTATCATTTGTTAGTATTTGTGATTCATTACATTTTTTAAATACGACATATTGTTTTTTATTGCATTTATAGCACATAAAAATTATTACCACTTTATCATCAGAAAAACGTTGTATAGAGTTTGATGTTGCCATAGGATGTAAATTAAGACATTCAAAACTATGTTTCATATCTCCTCCAATATTTCTACTTCTTCAATTTTAAAAGTTACATTGTAAACGCATCCACATCTATAACATTTAAATTTTTCTATTATATATTTATTATTAATATGTTCCCTTACTCCTGTTGGAAGTCCATTTTTAGGCCCACATTTAGGGCAATCGTTTGTTAATTCTTTTTTTACTCATGTGTTTCCCTCATTTTATTTACAAAATATTCATTTGTATTATTTTTAAAACATCTTTAAATCTATCAGGACTTATTTTTGCAAGCATATCCATATTATTTTCAAGAGATAGATAAAAACAATCTACTAAAACAGATAAATCTACTTCTACTTCTTGATATATTCTAAGAATTTTTTAGGATTTCTTTTACAAAACCATTCTGCCATCTCTTTATTAGAAAATACAGTTGCAGTTCCATTTTCATAAACTACAAAAAACTTTCATCATATTTCTATCCTATCTTATTAATTTCTTTTCGACCATTACTTTTTTAATTAAGTTCAGATTTTTATTTACTTCCTCTACGTTCTTACTTAGTTTATCTACTTCTATTTCATTTATCCATAAATCAGGATTATTAAAATCACAATATTTTTCTGCTATTCTTTTCTTCGAGAACGCTATTATTTCTTTTTTATTAATTATTACATATACTTTCATCATGGTTTCTCCTTTAGATATTCATTTCTGTTAATATTTCTTTTCCATCTTTTGAATAAGGAAAAAGTGCTGGTTTATTTTTCCAATTATTTCCAGTATTTTCTACAATATACCAAAACTTTACATTTTTAATTTTTGAAGAAAGCCGTGTTGGCAAGTCTTTATACACTTCGTCAACAATAATATTTTTTATTATACTCCCATAAGAGTTGTTTTCATTTATACAGTCTATTATAGTATCATCAGACAAAATCTTTCCGATACATTGTATTGAAGAATAAGTGTATTCTGGAAACATCCTTTGTAATAAACCCTTAACTTTTTTGCTTGTTTGTACTCGTGATCCATATTTGCAAACGATTAATGATTTAAACATTTTTCATTTCTCTCCTTTATATCCAATCTTGTCCATTTATAATTTTAACAAGCTCATCTAATATTTCTATTTTTAATTCATCTCTTACATTTTGACAATAATCTATTGAATTACCTATCTTGTTTTCGTTTACAAAGTTCAACAAAAGTAGAAATAATATTATCTTTTTGTCTTTCTGAAATGTCTTTATAATTAATTATATTTCTCTCCTTTACGATTGCAATGAGCTATCAAATAAATAACTGTTATCTTCAAAAACCTTTTCTAAGAAAGTTTTAAAAGATTCTTTATTTTCCTTTGCTGAATCAGGTATATCAACTATTCCATCGTTTATATGGCCTCCGCAATTATATTCTTTATAGAAATATATTTTATCAGAATAGATACAAATATGCGTATCATAGAGTTCTCCGCATGCCCACATACATAACCCATCGTCGTTTGGATGATCGCAAAAAACCGGATCGCCAATTTTATACTCCAATGATATAAGATATTCGTCTATTTCTTTGCTGATTATATATTTATTTTTTTTAATTCTATGAATACTATTAAATAAACTCATTTTCTTACTTCTCCTTTGTGTGGATAAACTGTCTTAAAATCCCACTTTTCTACATTATATTGCTTTCTTTTCTTTATGCCGGCTTCCCTGCGTTTCTTTTCTTGCCATGCTTTATTATAGCAAGTTTTAGGTTCCGGGCAAAACCTCGTTCCTTTCCTTGCTGATAAAAATACCTCTCCACAATATTCACAAATACCTTCATAGTATCGTTTTGAATGATGTCCTTCGGTATGTTTATTTTTACTAAAAGATTTCATTACGCTTCCTCGACAATAAAATCTTTATTGCAATCCCAACAATGAGTTACGTCATTTCCTGAAACATCAATATCTTTGCGATATGTATTATTACTTCCGCAATATGGACAATAAAAATTATTCATTTTATACCTCCTAATAAATCATCTATTGTAGTTTTTATGAACGCATTTACCATTTCTTACTAAAACTTCAGCGAGTGAATTAAGGTATGGAACGCTATCAACACATCCATATATCTCTTTATATTCTCCATTCTCAACAAGGATCAACATAGAATCATAATCCGCATACCATTCTGAACATTTAAATATTTCAGATATTCCAGCAATCTCTTTTTGATCGGTTATCCAAATATATTGATCTCCATATGGTAAATCAGCAACATATCTTGTCATTATTTCACCATCCTAAATATCTTTCTCTAAAGCCCTAATCTCCTCGTTTATTCCTTAAAGTAACAGCTTGTATGAATACAATTCTTCAGCACATTTCTTTTCTTGCTGGTACGGCGACTGTTGGAGCTACAGTAAGATAGTCTTATAAATCCATAATCTTATCCTTTCTAAAGCCTCGGCAGAAATGTCGAGGTTTTTTAATACCATTTTTCTTTTATTGATTCAACGATCTCTTTTATATAGCTTGAATCATATCCAGTATTCGTTTCAGATTCTATTTCAATTCTTTCAAATATATTTTTTAAATTCATCTTTGTACCGCCTCTTCATTATACCTTTTTCTTATTTTTTCTAAAACGCTCCAATACTCTTCCGTAATAGAAGCTATTTCCATTGAAGACTTTTCTTTCAATTTTATAGCTTCCTTCTTGTCTAAAATTATATTTTTTATTAGTTTTATTTCATCATCTGTTATTTTGTGTATTTTAGATTCATCTTCGTCAAAGTAATCAACTATTTCTCCGTTCTCAATTTTATAGCAAACAAAGACATTATCTCTAATTTCATACTTAAATAGCTTAATTATTTCATACTCTGACTCTGGGTTTGACTCATGCATAAGATTTATGTCATTATCGTAAACAATATAAAAATCTTATCTTGCTTCTCTAAATATATTAGATACACTGATTTTATTAATCTCTTTTTCATTGTATATTCTATTTAACTCTGCTTTTAAACTCTTAACAAGAAAGTCATTTTTCTTTATTTCTTTTGTTTCGTCCTATTCAAAACATAAACATTGTGTCATTGGAAATGATATCCTTACAAAATCTTTAAACCATACCATTGTAGACCTATCAGGAAATATCTTTATCTGATTTATATTAACATTTCTGAACGATGTAAAATCTACGCTATCAAAAAATCTATCTGGCTTATAGCAAATGTTGCCTTCAGAGTTAAAAAATACAACTTTAATAAAATTAGCGTCAATATATCCATTGGGATAAGCGTATTTCTTTGTATCATAGATATGAATTATATTGAATGTTTTATTCTTAGCCTCTTCGTATGAAATTTCTTCATACCCGCTCATAACTTCGTCAACATATTGTTTTGCTTCCTTATTCATATTATATCCTTTCGTAATGCTTTGTTATCGTTAAGTCATGTCCTTCACTTTTATATGATTCTGCATCTTTTATTACTTGTTCTAAATCATGTCCACCTTTTACTTTTGTTTCTGAACCATCTGGCCATATTGTAAAATTCCTTCCATATACAAATATTTCACCTTTCATTGGACCATCATGGTGTTTTATTACTACTTTTATCATAACTTTCCCTCCTCTTAAAATTGATAATGCTTTCTCAATTATACTCATTTTTCACCATCTTCCTTAAATTCTTCTGGAATTCCTAGATTTGCTTTGTCTAAGTCTTTCGTTTTTGGATTATTACTCATAATTCCTCCATTTTTATCTAACAAATTTAGATTTTAAAATATTTATTTGTGGTTTAAAATCAGTTTTCTTTACGTCATCTCCAACTTTTATTTTTAATTCTCTCAATCTTGTTTTTGTCCATTCTTTTACCTTTACATTGTTAAAGTTATTATAAATATCAATCAATGCTTGTTTATTCGTACATACTTTAATTCTGCTCGCCCATTGGGATTCCTCAAGAGTTAAGAATTCTTGATATGAGCGAAATGTTCCGTTCGTTACTGGTAAATTTTGTTTTCTAAACTTTTTGAATCTTTCCATTTGTTTCACTTCTTTGTTATTTTATTACCTTTGCCATCGGCATAATTTTTAAATTTTTCTGTTACATCTTTTCCTGTTTTGCTATCTATAACTTGAACTATTTTTATTTTATTTGCACTTGCTTTGCCGTCTGTTGCCCACGGCTCATTTATCTTTGCACCTTTTGGTATTTGGATTTTAACTTCGTATAATCTATCACTATATTTTAGATTACACCAAGACCTTGAAGCAAAATGGAATCCTGGATATGAACATAAAACCCTTTCGTCATCTGCAAATATTTCGCCACCTCTTAAATTATTAATTCCAACTGTAAAATAATAATCATTACTTTCAAAATCTTTATTAATGCGCTTCCAATAAAAATTACCGACTTCAACACCTACTAACTTTACTAAATTTTTTGCATTTTCAAGATATGCATTTTTAAGATTTGCATCTTCAAGATATGCATTGTAAAGATTTGCATTGTAAAGATATGCATTTTCAAGATTTGCATT